GGATGCTGTTAGCGCCGAGAAGATGGTTAGTCTTTTAGACGGTCTATCTGAACTTGGTGTGGTAGTTACTACCAACAGTATGAAAGCACGCCACTAAGGCGGCGTGTAGTTCACAGAAGGACCAACAGGCTTACTTTGATTTTCAGACGATGAGTGCGATTACAATTGATGAAAACGCCACAAGCGGACAATAATTTTAAAATATTTTTAAGTTCTTGTAGTAAAACCACTAAAATTGTTGTATAATATAAACAGAAAGAGGTTTTCATTATGCAAAAGAGAATGTTTGATGTAGAGCAGAGTCAAGAAGATTCTAAATACACATTAAAAGTTGAAGTACCACAATATTTACCATCGGCTGTGTGTCCTGATTTAAGTGAGTTACTAGACACAACCAAATATTATCAGTTGCTCCATGATATCGAGAAGAGTAACGTGTCAGAGCAAGAGAAGCAATTTTTACGTTTAAGTGCTACAAGACTTATCGGTTTTAACTTTTCATTAATTGCTGACTATTATAGTCATGCTGATAAGGAAATGCAGGAGTTAATGGAAAAACAGGCACTGGTAATTATTGATATAGAGGATGCGATTGCTAACGGTTACGTAGAATACAGTAAGACTATGGACTCGCTATTGCGCAAACAACTGGAGAAGAACAATGGCTAGAAATTACGCTGTTATAATTCCTACACATGGTAGACCTGATAGAGTTTATACTTATGATACTTTAATGAAGAAAAATTTTACAGGTAAGGTTTACTTCCTAATTGACAATGAAGATTCACAAGCGGATGAATATTTTAAACGTTTTGGTGACAAGGTTATCGTCTTTGATAAAAAAGAGCAGGCAGAACATACAGACATCTGTGACTTAAAGGGAAAGCGTAACGCTGTAGTATATGCACGTAACGCTATACCTAGAGTTGCTAGAGAGTTGGGACTTGATTACTATATAGTCATGGACGATGATTACGTTTCGTTCTGTATGCGTTGGGAAGATGGACCATCATTAAGAAGAACAGAAATAGAAGATGTTGACACAGCAATCGAAGAGACTTTTAAGTTCTTAGATAAATCTGACATTGATTGCGTAGCATGGGCACAGATAGGTGACTTCATTGGTGGCAAGGGTTCCGGCATGTGGAAAAGCAAACTGAAACGTAAGATTATGAATGTGTTCTTTTGCCGTACCGATAGGGATTTTGAGTTTAAGGGTAAAATCAATGAAGATGTAAACTGTTATGTTTACTTGGGTAGACAAGGAAGAATGTTCTTGACAGTCCGTGATTTTGCTATCGACCAAGTCACGACACAAGCCAACGCTGGTGGGTTAACTGATATATACTTAGAGAGCGGTACATACATCAAATCTTTTTACTCTGTAATTTGCTGTCCAAGTTGCGTTAAGGTTGGTGTTATGGGTAGTGGAGATTACCGTTTCCATCACAAAATTAACTGGGAAAAAGCGGTACCCAAGATTATAAGCGAAAAATTCAAAAAAATTTAAATTCTAAACTAAGCCGAAAATGGTTTTTAGGAAGAATCCGTGTGACTTTTTTAGGTATGGAATAGACGAAAATGAAGAGGATGATGGACCATACCTCCCCAACCTAAAACAGCCGTAAAAACCGTTCCTCCAGCGGATTAAAGTCTTTAAGGTGCAGACTAAAAACAGCACTTTTAAAAATCAACGGACAGGTAGTCTTAGGGTGAGTCCAAATCTCGCCACGTTGTCAAAAGAAAAAACTGATATATATGTTGCAAAGAAAGGAGGCATAAGTTATGCCAGAAACAAATAACAATAAAAACTTAACGAATGCCTCTAAGGTTCGTGTAAATAACGAGGCAGTAAACAATTTAATTACAGAAAACCTAAACAGATTCTGTGAAATTGAAAACACCGAAGAGATGATGCATATAATGGAGAGACCATTCAAGTTATCTTCAATGTGCAAGGGTTCTGCAATGGGTGGTAGTTATCAATTAGAGGTTAACACTCTATATCCTGGCAAGGAATACAACAACAAAGCGTATATCTTTGACGCTTTCACACTAAAGAACTTAAGTGATACAGCCAAGGAGCATTTATACGTAACGAATGGTATTTATGCATCTTCTAAGTCACGTCTTTTAGAAAAGGCAAGACAATATGCAAAGGAAAACCACTACGACAATTGCAAATTTTCTGACACAGACCAGAATTACACTATGCGTAGTGCAGAATTTGACTTCTTTTATAAAGGGAAAAAAATAGCAACACAGACATTAACAATCGAAACAAAGAGTGTAATGCGTCATGTAAAGGAAGACCTTCGTGGTTTCACTGGTTACAATGTCGATATTGATAATGTGGATGCGGCAAGGGCACAAAACCTTGTTGACGATATCAACAGTGGTATTGTTCCTATGCCAACGATGATTGTGGTAACAGGAAAAGGTCTACACTTATGGTATATTTGTACATCACCAATCGCAAGTACAAGTGATTCAGTATTACAGAAGTATCAGACAATGATGGGCTTATTCACTCGTAAGTTTACTCATAACCCACGCTACTGTGGTAAGGAAGAAGAAACTGGTTCTTTCCAACATGATTTACCTATTGGACAGTCAATGAGAGCGGTAGGTAACATTTACGACAAATACGAAAATTGCCCTATTCTTATGAGAGGTTACACATCAGGTATCTATCATGACTTTAAGGCATTAAATGAATGGGCTGATATTCCTGAAATCGAAGTTAGCAGAAAGTCATCAACAATTAAGTACGACTCTAAGAAGGCTCGTAGATTATCACCAGACGAATATCAGAGATTATTTGATAGTTTCTTAACAGAGTCTATAGGTAGTCGTACACGTCATAGAAACTTATTGTTCCATCATATGCTAGTGGAAGGCAATATACCTTTTGATAATGCATTAGAAACAATTAACAGAATGGTAGAAGAACTCAACAGATTATATCCTGTTGAAGGCAACGCCGTTCGTTTATTAACAGTAGGTGAAGCACGTAGGTTCGACCCTAACAGCCCTGATTTCGACCATAATTACTATTCTAAGTATTTAAGCACAAGTGCAATGGTTGATGGTCAGATTTACAAGAATCATATTAAACAGCCAAAATATAGAACTGGTTTAAATAAGAGCGAAAACATGAAGAAGGTAAACAAGGAAGTTGTTTGCAATATTGGTTTACGTGCAGAATGTTTAATGTACGCTTTGGTGAACACTTTAAATAATGACAGAGAGAACAAGTCTGGAGAAGCGATTTATCACGGACAACAGTGTATCATCGGTAGTTACGATTTTACACCTCTTGTGATGGCTCACCCTACAATCTATAATTTAGGTAAAGACGGTAAGCAACGTACAGTAAAGAACTCTTATAAGATTATAGACAACCCTGACACGGAACGTCACCAGGTTGTATTAGCAAGAGTTTTTGCGTACTTAAACGGTGTTTCAACGCAACGTGTAGGGTCAACGGATATTTACAGCAACCGTCAGGAATTGATTCATCACTTACTACTTGCTTCAACTTCGCAAGAAACAAGGGATGAGTTCTATAATCGTTATTCAGATGTGACTGTTCCTCGTAGATATGGCATGAAACATGAGGCCTTATTCAGAGAAATCAATAATTACTCTAACATTTTATTATCATTGGTACACCATCACTTTAACAAGATTAAGGAAGGTGTACAGGCGGAGCATGCTTATATTACAGGCAACACACTAACAATGAACCGTAACAAATGTGAAGAGGCGCTTGCTCGTATTAAGAGATTGTTGGCGCTACTAAACGCAAGACGTGAGGTTGTAGTAAGAAAAGGTGTTGATACTGAATTAATCAATGCAATCAATGCCACAAATCAACAGTCAGTAAAACTTGCTATGACAAGAGGCACGATGGAGCATGAATTAGCAGAGCACAGATTATATGAAGCACTATTACACTTCTCTGGCAGAATGTCTATGCAGGCTCGTTTTGACGAATACGAAAACATTTTAAATCTTATCAACACGAGTGGTGTAGAATTAAGTTTTGATGGTGTATTCAAACTTTGGTTAGGTAACAACGCTTTCAACAGACAAGCAAAGAAAGAAGAACTTGCATTCATTACTGAATTGAATAACCGCTGGGACCGTCTCCAGGCTTTATTACCAGTAATTCAAAAGACAGACAGTCAAATCAGACGTTTAATCAATAAAGGCAAAGGTGACAAGTCAAGATTACGTGGAACATTCATGTACACATGTTTCTTACGTCATCACTTAGGTTTCTTAGACATGCTACCACCAGATATTGGTTTCCCATTCGCTACGGCTTATAAGTACACAGGAATGGAACTAACGAAGATTGGACAACAGTTGTTAGAACATAACAACGACATGGACAAAGTTGCAGAATTAACTTATCCAACATACAACCCACAGACAGGCGAGAGAGGTTATGCACGTGGTCAGTTTACAGACCGTGGCTACATGATGGAACTTGCAAGATATTATCGTTTAAGCGGAAGATACAGAAGTGACGAAACAGTCATGTACTTAGCGAAACTATTGGCTATATTCTTATGCAAGAACGATTATCGTTTTAAAGATAATAATGATTTTGAAATCAGAAGAGAACTAATAGACTATCTCAAAGAAGACACAATGAGATATCTAAACGCTCTTAACAGCGGTTATCTTGAAGCACATAACGAAGAAGAGAACAATGTAGTTGTCTTTGAGGACAGTCATGACGATATTGTAACAACAGATGGAAACATAGAGGAAATTGATGAAGATACTATCAATGCAATCTTAGGAGAAGCAGAAGAAGATGTATATGATATGATTTCGGAAAAAGACCTATGGTCCTGACGATACCCTCACTGGGTTTAAAAGGTAAAAAATAATCAAAACTTTAGGTAAACTTTAGGAAAAGAGCATAAAAAATAACTCACTGGATTCAATTTCTAGTGAGTTTTTATTTTTATTTTGTTGTTCGGACATCCTTAGTGTCGTTATTATATTGTGGCCTGTGTTGTCCTTAGCGCTCCCCTAAACTTAAACCAAGAACAGATTCCTTTAATACTTCTTTTACTTTTAGAATAGATTCACTTATACTCATAGGACTACACTCTCTTTCTTTTTAAAACTATTAACTTCGGTTTAAACTTTTCTTAGACTGAACTTAAGGTTTACTTCAACTTAGGTTTAAACTGTTCTTAGGTTGAACTTAAGGTAACTACTGAACTCATCCTTAAACTAAAGACTAAACCAATTTTATGGTGATGTTTTTAACTTTAGACAGAACCAACTGTTCTGAGCTTATCTTTAGACTTAGGAATAGTCTTATTCTGAACTCAACTTAAGATTTAAACTAATCTTATGGTTTTACTTTAATCTTAAACTGAACCAATCGTAGATTTTAGATTTAAACTTAATCTTAGATTCAACTTACAGTAAATATATCAAAAAAACGTTTCCTTCTTACTTATATACTTATGAATAATCTTATTCTGAACCCAACTTAAACTTAAACTAATCTCATGGTGATGTTTTTAACTATAGACTGAACGAATCGTACTCTCCTATGGTTTGAACTTAGCCTTAAACTAAACTTAAGGATATTACTGAACCATTTCTAGTCTTTAGAACTAAATCAATCCTTAGTCTTGAGTTATCTTTAGGTTGAGCCAACTGTTCTTAACTTATCCTAAACAAAAGCATTAACCTTAAACTAAACTCCATCAATTCATTATTCTTAACGCTGTTAGAATCCTTTTCCTGAACCAATAAAGGACGATTAGACATTATCACCAAGAATATTCTTAACTTTAGTTTTAGACTGAACACAATAAACTTTCCTTTACTTTTTGATTGAAGCAAAAGACTTTTAATAATTCTACTACGAGAATAATACAGTCTTAAACGATTAGAACCATAGAGTTAAACCAAGTAACCTCGTTCTAAAACAGAGTCTTTTCCTTAATTAAACCAAGGTAGAGTTCTTAAATTCCTTGTCTTTTTAACCATAGAATAGGTCCAGGTCCGATGGCGGCGGTAAAATTTTGAGCACCGGTCACTATTTTAAACCAATAGACGTAAACCAGTTCTATCTAAAACAGAGCCTTTCCCCTGTCTTTTCCTAAGAGTAGTCAATGGCCCGGAGCGGCGGTGATTTTTTAATCTTGAACCCTTATGATTTTAGGCTAAGATTTCGTGTGGTTCACTACGACAACGGCATATAGGCATTCCAGAGGTGGATTTAATTTAAATGAGTGTTGTATCGTTCTGGTAGGGTTCTAGGCGTTGGCTGCGTTGGAATAGGTCTTGGTTTTGATTTTACGTTGTGGCATTGGGTTTACTTCTACATTTAGGTCTGTTTTCAGATTGTGATATAATAAGAGTATAATGACTTGAGTGAGGAGGTATGTTTCAGATGAGATGTTGTCTATGTGAAAAAGAGTTTGGTGTTAAGGGTTTTCCAGAGCATTTAAAGCGGAAACATAAATTGACTTCTCAAGAATATTACGATACATATTTGAAAACAGAAAGCGATGGGAAATGTATTCAATGTGGAGAAGAAACAGATTTTCTTTCAGTTAGTTTAGGATACAAGAAACATTGTTGTGCCAAATGCGCCGCTAAAACAGGAAATCAAAAATTTCAAAAGACGTGTCTAAGAAAATACGGAGTCAATACTCCTCTCAAATCAGAGGAGATTAAAGATAAAATTAAGAAAACCAATTTAGAAAAATATGGGGCTGAAAATGTCTTTGCTTCTGAATATGGAAAACAGAAGATGAAGGAAACAAATATGGAGTAGAGTGTGTATCTCGTTCTAAAGAAATTAGAGCCAGAGCAAATAAGACCAATTTAGAAAAATACGGAGCAGAGAATGTTTATGCATCCGAATACGGAAAGCAAAAAATTAAAGAAACAAACTTAAAAAAATATGGCTATGAACATGCCACAAGTTCTCCTATTATTCAAGAAAGAGTGAATAAGACTTGCAGAGAGAAGTATGGCGGAAGATGGTGTGCTTCTCAAGAAATTTTAGAAAAAACTCTTGCAACGCAGAAAAAGAACAAAACTCTAAACACTTCTAAAATAGAAAAAGAGTTGGGTATAGAGTTAAGAAAAATATTTCCTGATTTAAAGACACAGTACAAATCAGAGGACTATCCTTTTATGTGTGACTTCTATGTTCCTTCTCTAGACCTATATATTGAATACAATGGCTTCATCACACATAACAGAAGGTTCTTTGATAAAAACAATAGAGAAGATGTTGAAGAATTGAATAGATATATTTTGAGAAGTAAAGAGTTAAAAAAGAAAAATGGAAATAAGGCAACCAGATATGACAGCCTTATTGAAGTATGGACCTACAGAGATTTATTAAAGTTGGAAACAGCGATTAAGAACAATCTTAACTATGTCGTATGGTTCAATGAAGAACAAGCGCATGATTGGATAGAAAAATACAAGGAGAGTATTTTATGAGCATATTAATTTTATGTGAGAAGCCTTCTCAAGCGAGAAATTATTCCCTGGCGATGAGTGGTAGTAAGAGCAATGTTGATAAAAAAATTAAATACCAAGGGAAAGATTTCATTATCGTCAATGCACGAGGCCATCTGTATCAGTGGGCTGACATTGTAGATATAGCAGGAAAAGACTATGAGAAATGGAAATTGAATGCATTGCCTTGGGACTATAGCGATTTTAAGTGGAAGAGAACTGTAGCGCCAGATTGCAGAGATGTAATCAAGAACATTAAGGAGAAGGCGAAGTTATGTTCTGAAATTTGGATTGCGACAGACAATGATGAATCCGGGGAAGGCGATTTACTAGCAGGTGAAATAATTCTTGAGAATAAATTAGACAAGGGTAAGATTCTACGAAGATTATTCCATGTATCTGAAAGTGCTGGTGATATTTTAAAGGCTTTAGAGAGTCCTGTTAAGATTGAGTCGTTAGAATCATGGGCACCTTATCAGAAAGCGCTATTTAGAAGTAAATGGGACTACTTGTCTATGCAAGCAACTAGAGTTTTAACTTTAAACAGTCCTGTAAAGGCTGTGTTAGCAACTGGTAGATTAAAAGGTGCTATGGTGTCGCTAGTTGGCGCACAGGAATCGCTTGTATTAAATCATAAGGTTGTGTATTTCTTTCAGAATCGGTTTAGAGATGAGAACGGTAATATGTATGTGAGTGCAACGGAACCTAAGGTTGATTCTGAGGATAAGGTTGAGAATAAATATAAGGCTTCTCCTGTAAAATGCATTAAAAAAGAGATGAAGAGAAGTGGCCCACCGAAGTTGCTTGATTTAGCGTCTTTATCTGCTGTATTGGCTGGTAAGGGCTATAAACCTGCGAATGTGTTGTCAACGTATCAGAAAATGTATGAAGCGTCTATTGTAAGTTACCCACGTACTGACGATAAAACGATTACATCTGAACAGTTTAAGGAATTGGTTTCATTGTCTGGTCGTATTGCTAAGGTAATTGGTGTTGATGTATCGTTGTTGACGCATACTAAGGCAAGAAGTTCTCATGTTAAGGAAGAAGGTTCTCATGGTGCGAACAGACCTGGTAGTAATGTTCCTAGTTCTATTGGTGTGATTGAGAAGGCTTATGGTAGATTAGGTGTTGAGATTTATACTCTTTTAGCGAAGTCAGCACTTGCATTATTGGCAGAAGATTATGAGTATGAACAGCAGACAGGTGAGGTTGTGAAGTATCCTGCTTTTATTGCGAAAGTCAATGTTCCTAAGAAATTAGGGTGGAAAGCAGTATACGGTCAAGACTTAGACGATGAGGAAGATACTTCTAAGGGCATTGGTACTAAGGCTGTACCGTTCGTGTTTAAAGGTGAGCCTCCTAAACCAAGTAAACCAACGATGAAGTGGTTGATGAAACAGTTAGAGAAATACAACGTTGGTACTGGTGCAACAAGAACAAGCACATTATCTCAAATCACAAGTGAAAAGGCTAAGTATCCGTTGATGACGAATAGTCGAGGTGTGTTGGCTTTGACGAAATATGGCTCGATTGAGTGCCAGTTGCTACAAGGTACATTATTCGGTGGTGTCAAGTTGACAGAACATATCATGGAAATTATGAAGAAGATTGGAGATGGTGACTTTTCGCTGATTGACAAACATTTAAATGAAATGCGTTCTATCATTCTGAAAGAAATGCCGATTGTTGCTCAAAATAAGAGTAATGTAAAGGTTGAGGGTTCTACAGAATATACTCCGAAACAAGAAGGTGTCACTTCAACTGGTGAGAATGTAAAATTTAAAGATGAGTGGAATGGTCATAAATTTACACCTGAAGAATTAGAGAAGTTGCTTGCAGGTGAAACGATTGTAATGAAAGGCTTTAAAGGTAAAAAGGGGCCATATTCTGTTAAGGGGAAATTCGAGTGGCAAGAGTTTAAAGGACATAAGTTTTACGGCTTTAAATTGCTGGAATTTTTAAATTAGGTGTTTTTAAAGAAAAATTTTAGGTTTAAAATTAAGCCGAAAAGGGAAATTAGGAAGAATCCGTGTGACTTTTTTAGGTTGAAAATAGGCGAAAATGAAGGGGATGATGGACCATACCTCCCCAACCTAAAACAGCCGTTAAAACCGATTTGGCCACAATTTGTGTATTAGCAAAATCGCACTTGGAAGCATTCAAAAAGTATAGTTTTTTGTAACAACGGTAATAGGTGTTTCCAGAGCAAGGAATATCTTAATGAAAGAAATATTGTTGAAGTTTGTGAAACGTCTGGAAATCAACATGCCGAGCCGGTGAGTAAGAAACTGATATAAAGCCTAAAAGAAAGGATAAAAGTATGTTTATAATCTATAGTTTCGTAGGCAGTTTCTTGGCTTTAGTTGTTTATAATCTTTTCGGTGGCAAGCAGTTTGTTGAAAAGAAAATTAAAGAATCTCAAGAATCTGTTGACAAGAAATAAAAAAGTTGTATAATATAGTGTGCAAGGGCAAGAAGTCTTTGTGAGAGCATAGAACCACCTCCAGTTCTAGCAAAAGGGTTGAAGGCTTCCCTATCGAAAGATAAAAGCCTTCTCACATAGCGGGGTAAATCAGTGTTCAGATGGCTAGGTTCATACCCTAGAGGTCGTTGGTTAGAATCCAACCCCCGCCCCCATGTGGTTGTAATAGTTAGATATTCGAACCTTCCCCCCTTTCGTTCGAGTGTTCCAAGTGCAAGTCTTGGCAACCACACATATATGGCTTTGTATGTTGTGCCAATGAAAACAACATGCACTTCTAAGCGTACAGCAAAAAATAAAAACTTTCTATTGTGGACAGAAAAAATAAATGCTTAGAGCAATTTTTCCTACCTAACAGCAAAACATTAAATTCTAAATTGGACAGAAAAAAGAAAAGAGGTAAGAGTTATTATTTATGAAAAATTTTACAGATTTGATTGAAAACGAATTAAATTACACAGAAACAGAAAACGGTGCAGTTGCACTACGTTCAACTAAGAGTGGTTTATTAGACGCTTTTAGTACATTAGCAACATTCCGTGAAACAGATGAAGATACAATCATCAAGACTTTTAATCTTGCTTGTGCAGAAGACAAAGAATTGGCGATGAAGTTATTATTTTATGTTCGTGATATCCGTGGTGGACAGGGTGAACGTAGAGTTTTCCGTGTTATTATGAATTATCTTGCAAAGAATAAGCCAGAAGTAGTTATCAAGAATCTAGATAACTTTGCTTTCTATGGTCGTTATGATGACTTGTTATGTTTATTAGATACACCAGTTGAACGTGAAGTTCTTGATTTAATCAAGGAAACACTAAAGGCAGATGTTAAGTCTGTTAATAACGGTGGGGCACCAAGTCTTTTGGCTAAGTGGTTACCATCTGCAAATAATGGTGTTAAGAATACACGTAATGTAGCATTAAAGATTGTAAATGGTCTTAATATGTCTGAACGTGAATATCGTAAGACATTATCTAAGTTACGTAGAGCATTAGACTTAGTTGAAATCAAGATTGCAGAAAATCGTTATGAAGAGATTGATTTCTCTAAGTTGCCATCTAAGGCACAGATGGTTTATCGTGAATTATTTATGCGTAAGGCAGAGGAACGCTATACAGCATACCTAAAGGAATTAATGCTTGGTAAGGCAAAGATTAACGCTGGTACACTAATTCCTGTTGATATTGTTTCTAAGATTATGAATAGTAATGTTTCTCTTGCAAATAGATATTTATATGAGGCAATGTGGCAGAACTTACCTAACTGGTTTGAGGGTCGCAATGAAACTGGAATTTGTGTAGTCGATGTATCTGGTTCTATGTGTGGTGTTCCTATGGAAGTTGCTATTTCACTTGGTTTATATTGTGCTGATAAGTGTAATGGACCATTTAAGAATAGATTTATCACATTCTCTAGTAGACCTGAACTTGTAAAGGTTCAAGGTGAAGATATCGTTGATAAGATTCACAATATGCAACGTGCAGACTGGGGTATGAATACAGACTTCAATAAGGTACTAGGACTAATCTTAGATACTGCTATTAAGAATAACTGTTCACAATCAGATATTCCTAATAAGTTGTATGTCATCTCTGATATGCAATTTGACTATGCTAGTGGTCGTGATACTTTACATCGTGATTGGGTAGAGAAGTTTGCAGAACATGGTTATACTATGCCAGCCATCGTGTATTGGAACGTTCGCACTAGCAACTGTGGAATGTTCCAAGAAGATAAGAACGGTACTAACGTTGCTATGGTAGGTGGATATTCTCCTGTCCTGTTTAAGAATGTAATTGACGGAACACAGTACGAGGAAACAGTCAATGAAAAGGGTGAAGTTGTTAAGAAACAAAAAATCGACCCTATGACTGTGATGTTAACAACACTCCAGAACGAAAGATACGACAGAGTTCGAGTCTAAAAACAACGGTTTAGTGGGTACCGTTTAAAACTCACTAAAAACTGATATAAATAGTGTCAACAACAGCAAATCTTTGGCAGTTGACGATATAAGATAGGCTACAGCAAACATAAACTTACTTTTAAAGACAAGGTGAATAAGTGGAGTTTAAGGGCTAGACACCCTGCCAACTCGCATTAGGCAGTCATTCCCGTTAGTAATGACACAGAGATAACTGGTTCAAATCGCCTATCTGCTTTTGTAAATTTTTATCAAAATAATATAACCTCAGGAACGGTCGGTGCTTTAGGACACATCGCCTTTTCCACTATTGCAAAGAACGATTTTTAGAAAAAAATCGAGATATAAACTATAGCCGAAACGCAAAATTAGGAAGAATCCGTGTGACTTTTTTAGGTATGGAAAGGTCAAAAATGAAGGGGATGATGGACCATACCTAATCAACCTAAAATACGGCTTAAAACCGTTCTCCATACGGTTTAGAAAAGGAGTAAATATGTTCGTTAAATTCAAATTAAAAAACAGAGTTCTAATAGACGGCAAAGAAGGTTCAGGTAAGACTTGGTTTTGCAGAGAATTTATAGATAACTTTTTAAACAAAGGATGGAATGTTTCTTTACTTGCTTATGCCGATTACCATGAAGGTGATGTTGTGGAATTTGGTGAACGATACGAAGGTAAAGCAGATTTGGTTGTTGCTGTGAGTGACGAGAAGAAAGAAAATATTTTGGATATTCTGTTAAGCGAACAGAAACAACGCCTTGATATTTTAAACAAGAGAGGTGTCATGCGAGAGCCACTCCAAATCGCAGTATTTGACGAGTGCGGATATTTTGAAGGCGAGCAACGAGAAAAACTTATTAAGGTGTTACAAAATGCCGACAAGTGTAATCAAATTGTTCTTATGACATATCAGCATAAACCACCTATGACCGAGGCTGGCAAATATTTTAATACAAAGATTCATGTTGACTATCTCACTCACAAACCATCGTCTGTAACGATTGACGAGTAATTAAAAATATTTGTGAGTCTATACAATAGTTAGAGGTTAATAAAAAGGGGTATATGTATATGCAAAACTATAAAGATATTCTTGTGTATAAGACCTATAGAATAAACCTAGACAACAAGTTGGAAGCGTATAATATCTTTGATAATACAAAAACATATATGCGTGCATGTAAGGCCATAGACGAGTATTTAAAGACAAAAGACAGGGACAAGTTAAAAACAGATATTGACAGCGCTGTTAAGAGTGAGCAGTACGCACGCTTTGAGTATGAGAGTATAGTTACAGACCTCATAGGAAATAAGCAGTTTAAGATTGATACATACCAACAGTTTGCAGTCAATTTAGACATGTTTGTTAATTGTCTAGTGGGAGTATTAGATGACAGATAGAATTATAGAAGCGAAAATTAGTTTAAAGACGATTGTTAATATCTTATCATGTTTTGGTTTTCATATTGAGGAAACAACTCAAGGTGAGAAAAGGTCATGTATGCTACTAGTTAAAGACGAGTTTAGCGTGTTTGTTGAAAAAGGCAAAGTATATTTAAAGGTTGACTGTTTTGTAATGTTAAAAGGTAAGCGATTAACCTATAGTAGCGTTTATGTTCGATTGGTTGACAAGGAATTAACGATTAGAGATAGATTAAATATGGTTACAGGCAATCTATTAGAGTTTGGTGAGTTCTCGGTCCGAGTAAAAAGCGAACACGGTAGTCTCTTGCCGGAGACTAGTTCTAGTGAGGAACAGTAAGTGCAAATCTTACCAGAACTACATCAACCTATTTTAGTACCTACATAAAAACTATTTTCTAGAGGTAGTCAAAGTGAGTCATAGGGAATAAATAAAAAGATGGCACAGTCAATTATTCAAGATTATAAAGCGTATTAGAGTGAGGCACGTATCGGTGAGCGTGGCAGCCATGTCGGCGCTGTGTTTCGATGGTAAGAACATGAGTAGGTTCGACTCCTACCACTCAAAGTATGCTTGCTTAATTTGGACACTTATCTCAATGGTAGAGAACTCACCTCATAAGTGAAAAGTTGTAGGTTCAAGTCCTACAGTGTCCACTGTCCTAAAACCTTGTTTGTCAAGGATACGGATTTAAGAGGTTTAAGTTCTTTCTTACCTAAAAAGAACTCATGGTCAACTACTCAAAGCCTTAGTCATTAAGGATAGGCAGTAATAAGGTTGACCGGCTATGCTCAATAGTCGAAAGAAAAAGGCCATGGTAGAGGGTCTTACGGTGAAAGTCCGTTTAATAAAGAAACATAAGCCCAAAGATGCTCGGAGCATTATCGAGATTTGCTAACCGAGAGTTACTCTCTATGAAGCGGGAAGTCATAGCGGTCTAAGGTACACCTGACCACAAGTATCTATCCATAAAGGACAACTCCTAGCGAAAACCAAGCGATAATGGAGTTGACTGAATTTATTTGCAAGGTAAAACTTGCTTGACTCATTCCCGATTGGGAACAAGAGGTTCGAGGACATTTAGTCGATGAGATTAGGTGCTCTCTTTACAGGGTCTGTGCGAATACCCAAATTAGTTGAATGTCAGAACGCACAACATACAAGTCCTTATTTTGTATCTGTAACACAATAAAACACGCTAGTGTGACATTCCTGTTGTGTTCAATGAGCAATAAGGCAGTGAAAACAAGTCTTGTATTATCGGTGGAACACCGAAGTTGTTGGCAGATTATGGTTGCGAAACCTCAACTGTGCATAAACGCAAAGTCCAACAGGTGAGCAGACAGTTGAAAAGAAGGCACCAAAGCGTGGGGTGCATAAATATAGTCACGCCCATACCTCTGTAGTTTAAGTTCTGGTAAAACACCTTAGTATGTCTATTGAGAAGTTGGTTCGACACCAACCGGAGGTGCCTAAAAATTTTTCAAAAAAAACTATTTACAACATTTCTTGTTTATGTTAAGATAATCTCGTAAACAAGAGAGGTGTAATATGAAAGTGTTAGTTACTAGACATGAGGCATTAGTTCAGTATTTTGCAAACATGGGATTGACTTTTGATAAAGTAATCGCACATGCAACAGCAGAGGATGTAACAGGCAACAATGTGTACGGAGTATTACCACTTCACTTAGCATATCTTGCAAATACAATCACAACTATTGACATGAATTTACCTGCTGAAATGCGAGGTAAAGAGTTATCTTTGAGCGATATTGAAACGTATTTTACAGGTATGTCAACATATCAAGTTAAAAAGATTTAAAAAATTTTTTAAAAAACTATTTACAAACAATTTAAACTGTGGTATAATGTATTTGTAATTAAAAATAAACGAGTTAAACTACACTCGCATAACAGACAGTAAGCCAGAAAAAGCAAAAAATATTCAGAAACATCTTGATGGTGTTTCAATAGAGAATACCTACGTACAATGTTCCCACAAAGGAGTAGTTGCTCTCTATTGAAATGTCATCAAGCGAATGTGGTAAGCAATTGGTAGTGCGGTGTTGGTTCGAATCCAACCGTTCGTAAATGATATTTTCCTAAAACAGGTTCGAAACTGTTTAAAAACTATGTGAGGAGTAATTACCCTTGCAATCTCAATGAGTATGAGGTTTAAGTTGAGAATATATAAGTAGATTGTGACCAAGGAAGATGTTGGTTCGAATCCAACCTTGACCGCCAGGGCAGGTATCTCAAATGGTAGAGTAACCGTGGGAACAGTCGAAATATATGTCGATTCGGGATGAGTAATTAGTTGGTTCAACTCCAATTGTCGGCAAAAAAAAATCAAAAAACACAAAAAAAATTGATATAAAGTATTGTAAAGCAACAAAAACATTGTCATGATTACTGACTCTAACTGTAATTCGGAAAGGCGTAACCGTGGTAAATTAGTTCGGAGATGGTAGTTCGTTAGAATAAGAGTAACCTGAACGTTCCCAAGAAAAATATTTGTTTTCACAGATACAACGTCATAAATTATGTACAATGAGTAAAAATTGTTGTATAATATTAAATGTAAGTGGTTCGGTTGCGAGATAGGGTGAGGCTGTGCTCGGCTAAATTAGTCGTTGCCTCACAAGTCTCAGGTTAGAGAAATCTTACCTACGTTGAATTAGAGAATCCTTAAGGTTACTCACCCACGGTTGTCGCCTTAGACCGTTGCTCTGAGTCTGTATATTAAATTGGAAGGACAGCATTAAGTGTGTGCAGATTAAAAACCTAATTCAACATTGACGAAAGGAAGTCCAATACTCATCTTGGTTACAGAGATGAGTTAGGCATTACAGCCTGGTGAGTGCTGTCTTATAGAGTTAAACTCACTAATTTTCAAAACAGAGCCATTTACATATTAAGTTAAAATCTTACCATTGAATATTGTCGGTGTCGTATAATGGCTATTACGTCTGTCTTCCAAACAGAATATGGGCGTCCGATTCGCCTCACCGGCTCCATGTGGGTATAGTTTAATGATAGAATATCGGCTTGCCAAGTCGAAGATGAGGGTTTAATTCCCTTTACCTGCTCCATATCGGTGTGTGGGAAAACTTGGTTAATCCGCGTCACTTGGGATGATGAGATTGCACGTTCAAATCGTGTCACACCGACTAAAAACTGATATAAGAGAAGTAAGTAAAAAGAAAAGGAGAAACGCTATGTTATCAAATTCAATCAAACTAGAACAAGTGAATACAGAAATTAGATGTGATAGCCTCATGGCGTTTTGGTATACAGCAGAAGGACCGTCTTATATTAAGAGTTGACGCAGGTCAACGTAAATTAAATATTTAATCTTAATATAGGGCAATTCTTAAATGTGTGGTATGCATAAAAGAGTTGTCCTTTTATTATATACTTATGGGGAATGGGTCTGCATGGGGTGGACGCTTGACTTGCAATCAGGATATCAGATGGGTTCGATTCCCATATTCTCCACTTAAAATACCCTTGTAGCCAAGCGGATAAGGCAACGTTCTTCTAAAGCGTTAAATCGTGGGTTCGATTCCCACCAAGGGTACTAAAAACAAGTGAGTTTGAAATCTCACAGACAAAATTCAAGATTTGGTTACGTAGGGCAGTGGTTTAGTCCCGTCTCCTTGTCACGGAGAAACACGTGGGTTCGATTCCCATCGTAACCGCCATTTGCCGGCTTAGTATAACGGTAGTACAAATGACTTGTAATCATTAGGTAGGTGTCCGATTCACCTAGCCGGCGCTTAAGTTAAAGAGTTCTTATTAAAAACTCTAAAATATTGGGGTAATACAGCGTAATTGGTAGCGTCCCGGACTGTAAATTCGGTGCCTCTGGTGTTGGAAGTTCAAGTCTTCCTTACCCCACCATATTGCTAGGTAGTTTAACATAAAAAAACAGTGGGCCATATAAGCCTATATATGTAAGTTCAAGTCTTACTCTAGCGACCATTTGCTCTCATCGAATAATGGTTCGTTCGCCACTCTTTCAAAGTGGAAATACCAGTTCAACTCTGGTTGGGAGTACCTAATGCTGACGTAAACCGAAATTGGTATCGAGGCAGTCCTGAAAACTGTTGGCCGGGTGATGAGCCTTGCCTGTGGGTTCAAGTCCTACCGTCAGCGCCATATGCTTTTGTAACTCAATGGAAGAGTAATCGGCTTTTAACCGATGAGTTGCTGGTTCGAGCCCAGTCAAAAGCACTTAACATACCAGTATATGCTCAAAAGTAGAGGGTTGTCTTGATAAGGCAAAGAATTGGGGGCAGTACCCAATACTGGTACTAAAGTTTATTATAACTCATAAGTATCAACAAGAAGGAGATATGATGGGAATTATTTATTGTCATAAAAACAAGATTAACGGAAAGTGTTATGTTGGCCAAACACGTAAGTCGTTAGAAAAGAGAATAGGTCCAAACCCAGAACTATCATATCGGAATAATAAGGAATTTAGTTCTGATATGATTGAGTATGGGTGGGATAACTTTGAGACTTCAATATTAGAGACAGTTGATAATAGCCTACTTAACGAGCGAGAAACGTTTTGGATGAATAAGATGAAGCAGGAGGGTATACAGTTATACAACAAATACTTAAAAGGAACCTCCAACTTTCATAAAACTATTCTTGTAAACAACAAAGTAACAGAAGAGGACAAGAATGTTATTAAAGAATTATTTGATGACGGAAAGTCTTTGCGTGAAATTGGCGAATTGATTGGCGTATCTCCACAAACGATAAAGAAGATTTTAATTAATCTTGGTTATGATATACCTACGGTTGGTAATTTGTGTAGTCTTGATAGAAGGCAAAAAGAAGTTGTTTCAGAATTTATTGCTGGATTAAAATGCCCTATATGTGGCAATAGTTTTAGGGAGCCTCATGACATGCGGTGTATGCTATGTAGCATTCAGTGTAGGACACAATATTCCCAGTTATCTAGGCAAGAGAGAAGCAAGATAAAAACCATACACAATAACAACTTGCATGATTATAAACTGCTACGAAACCATCTAAAAGAAGAGAAAGAAGAGTATGGTCGTAGAAGAATTGAAATAGAGAAAGAAGCAAAAGAAAAACGAAAAGAGATTGTTTCTAAGAGTTCTAAGGAACTATGCGAGAGACGTAAATCAATGCATACAGCAGAAGAGTTATACTGGCATAAGGATGAGACTCGTTGTAAACAAAAGTTGGATTTGATTCTCAATTCTGGTGTAGATTTGATGAGGTTTGGTTATAACACGAAGTTATGTAAAATGTTTCCAGCACTTAGTAAAAGAACAGTTTTGTTTCTATTACGTAAATATGGTATTCCACACTTTGAGCGTGCTGGTAGCAACATGACGAATTTGAATCTATAAATTTTAAATAACACTGTTATTATGAGTTTGAAACCTCGTTGTCAAAATTCAAATTACCTGTATAGGGCAAAGGCTGTCCCACTTCCCTGTCACGGAAGAACATGCGGGTTCGAGTCCCGTTGCAGGTGCCATGCACTATTAACTCAATCGGGAGAGTACTTGTCTTACAAACAAGAGGTTGGCAGTTCGAGTCTGTCATAGTGTACTAAGAGTTTGAAATCTCATTATCAAAATTCACTTATTTGGGGATGTGGTTCAATGGTTGAACGCCGGCCTGTTAAGCCGTGAGGAAACTCTATGTAGGTTCGATTCCTACCGTCCCCGCCATGCCTCTGTAGCAAAGTGGTACTGCAACCGTCTCTTAAACGGTGGGTCGTTGGTTCAATTCCAACCAGAGGCACTCTTAATCGCTATGTAATTCAATTAGGTAGAAAGTACATTTCATAGGTGTACAGTTGCAAGTTCGACTCTTGCCATAGCGACTATTTAAACTAAAAGGAAAGATTGTTTATGATTGTAGATTTAAAAGAGTTTGGAACAAGTCTAGGCAGTAGAGTTCTAGGAAAACAAGTAAGTAATATGATTAACTTTGAAAAAGAGGATGAAATTATATTAGACTTTGATGAAGTTAAAATGGTAACAAGTTCTTTTGCAGATGAAATAATCGGCAAGAATTGTGCCAAGTTAGGACTACATAACTTCTTTAAGAAAGTACAGATTATAAACACTTCCGAACAGATTAAACTTATCTTAAAGAAAGCAATCATGGATAGATTGGTGGAACATGAAATTCAAGAATAACGATAAGAAATTTAGTATTGATGACATTATTAAACACTTCGTAGACAACCAAGACAAATTAACTGGTGTCGTAATTGATGTTGAAAGATTAGGTAATAAAGTATTTGTATTGACTATTGAAGGTTGTAATACCAAGTTCTCTAAAACGTTTAACTATCGGTTTATCAAGAAAACAAGTAGTAAATTCAAATTTGAAGAATATCTAATAATGAATTTGCTGTTAGAATTGAGTAGTAGGTTATTCAAGAACGGTATTGATTTATGTATTTGCTTTCCTGTAACAAATTTCCCTGCTGTATTAAAACCAAGACCTAGTTTAAATGATTTGCTCTCATAGACTAAAGGCCAGGTCGTTACCCTCTCAAGGTAAAAATACGGGTTCGATTCCCGTTGGGAGTACCTAAAATTGTCCTGTGGTGCAAAGGTAGCACGTGTGGTTCTGGCCCATAAGATAGATGTTCGAGTCATTTCAGGACAGCCATATACCTGTGTGGTGCAACTGGCAGACACAACTGACTCAAAATCAGTTTTAATTGAGAGTTCGATTCTCTCCACAGGTACTTAAACATTATTGTCTGGTGATGAAATTGGTAGCCATATACGACTTTGACTCGTAGTATTTGTGAGTTCGACTCTCACCCAGACAGCCATGCTCTTGTGACGGAAATGGTAGACGTAGCGGACTTAAAATCCGCTGTTTGAAAAGACGTGCTGGTTCGAGTCCAGTCGGGAGCACTATTTGAGTTTGAAATCTCGTTAAAAATTCTAATACAGAACTTCTAAAACTCTGTTTTACCCAATACGACAAGGAGTTTGTCAAGTGAAATGGAGATAACAGACGGAGTTTACTTTGGTGGTCTTAGTGTAGTGGTTAACACGATAGGTTGTGGCCCTGTAATCACCAGTTCAATTCTGGTAGACTACCCCATATGCCCTTGTGAATGGAATTGGCAGACATGTCGGTCTTAGAAACCGATGCCTCACGGCGTGTGAGTTCGAGTCTCACCAAGGGCACTTAACATATTTCCTCGTGTTGTAATGGATAGCATATCAACCTACGAAGTTGATGGCAAGAGTTCGACTCTCTTCGAGGAAGCCTAGTTTAAAAATAGAAAGGGACATCGAACAATGTACAAATCGTTTAAAGTAATGTTGCATCCGAACAACAAGCAGAGAACAAAGTTATTTCAATGCTTTAGAGTTAGTAGGTTTGCTTATAACTGGGCTTTAAATAGACAACAGGAAAACTACAAGAATGGCGGTAAGTTTATTTCTGCTTTTGATTTACGAAATGAGTTTACACAGTTAAAGAAACTACCAGACTATGTTTGGTTAAATAAATGTTCGAAGGTTATCCCTGAAATGGCAATTATAGACGCTTGTAATGCCTACAAGAATTTCTTTAAGGGAAATAGTAAATCTCCTAAGTTTAAGAGTAAGAAAGGTTCAAAACTAAGTTTCTATGTTTGTAATGAGAAAATAGAGTTCACAGATACACATGTTAAGTTGATGAAGTTATCCGATTCTACAAGAAAGAATAGAAGAAAGTTAAACTGGGTTAGACTAGCAGAAACAGGAAGAATACCTACCAACTGTAAATATTCAAATCCAAGAGTAACTTTTGATGGTATCAATTTCTGGATTAGTGTTTCTATTGAGGTAGAGAATAGCACAGAAATACCAACGAATGAGGGAATTGGTATAGATTTAGGTATTAAAGACCTTGCTATTTGTAGTGATGGCAACACTTATCCAAACATCAATAAAACAAAAGAAGTTAAACGATTAGAAAAGAAGAAGAAAAGACTTCAACGTAAGTTGTCTAAGAAGTATCTTGTCAACAAATACGAAAAGACAAAGAATACCTTAAAACTAGAAAAAGAATTGCTGAAACTAAATCACAGATTGACTAATATTCGTCAAAACTATATACATCAAGTAACCACTGAAATTATAAACAGAAAACCAATGTTTATAAGTTTAGAAGAGTTAAATGTGTCAGGAATGATGAAAAATAGACATCTTGCGAAAGCGATTCAAGAACAGTCTTTCTATAGTTTTAAAGAGATATTGTCATATAAGACGAAGTGGAACAACATCCAGATTATAGAAGTGCCTAGATTTTATCCAAGTTCAAAGACTTGTTCTGTATGTGGAACTATAAAATCTGATTTGAAACTTTCAGATAGAGTGTTTGTTTGTTCTGAATGTGGTAATAAAATAGATAGAGATTTAAATGCTAGTATCAACTTAAAGAATTATGGTCTATCAACACTAAGGTAGTGTAAATATATGATACCGATACGTTAGTTGGGAATTTAAGCCTTGGGAGTGCTAAGACAATACGAGTAGAGATTTATCTCCAAAGTAGGCACGTTGAATAAGGAAAACGAGTATTTAAAGATACCTTTAATGTAAATCTTGTGTAACGGGGAAACATCTATGTCGATTGATACTGCTGTATTTATCGCGGAAGAGTTAAAGAAATATGGCATTGATGTATTGGATAAGAATAGTAATATTGACTTCCAAGTGCATATGGATATTGGTACAAAAGGTGCGACTGCTGAATTTATTTCAGAATTAGAAGGCTGGGTAACAGCGTATAGTTTTAAATATAAAATTAAACCTGAATCTTATGCATCTTCAACGATTGCAGACAAATTGAGTAAGTGAGTTTTGGGGATATTCTCACCTATCAAAAATCCCATTATATGACGCAGTGGACAAGAGGCTAAGTCGCTAGGCCGCAACCCTAGAGAACGTGAGTTCAAATCTCACCTGCGCCTCCATTATGGTTTGTGAGCAAGTTCGGTAATTGCGTTGATAATATAGGTAAGTTTTAATGTATAGGAGAAATAGATGTTATATCATTATAATGAAAATTATGTTGTAAATGAATATGGTGAATGCTTTAGTTTGTTTCATGGTAGATTAAGAAAACTAAAACCATATATCAATAGCAAGGGGTATGCAGAATATAGGCTTAGCATAAATGGTAAGTTGGTGCAAAAATTTGCACATTATTTAAGTTATTGGGTGAATATTGGTCATTTCGACCCGTCTGATGGGTTACAGATTGACCATATAGACGGAAACAAGTTGAATAACCACTATACAAACCTAAGAAGAGTTACACCAAAGGATAACGCAAACAATATAAACACTGTTGGAGCATTAACTAAGTCATCTAGGTCAGATTATAGACTTTATGATAATGAGAAATTGCCAAGTGAGTATGTAAAGTCCGAAAAGTTTGATAGTAAAAAATTTATTGAAGAGAATTTTATCTATGTTGATGGGAAATTGGTGCCCAAAACCAATTGTTCAATTTGTGGTAAACCTGCTTCTGGTAAAGTTTGCATGAACTGTTTTAGACATTGGAAAGCAAGAGGAATACCTTCTCGTGAGGAACTTATTAAAGACCTAATGTCAAGACAACCTATAACAACATTGGCAAGTGGTTATGGTATAAGTGATAATGCCTATAGGAAGTGGTTAATTAAAAGAGGGTTACCTTCTAAATCAAAAGACATTAAGGCGTTTTTATCTTGTCAATAGTTACGAGGCTTTCTTGCCTCTATTATGGACTGTGAGCAGGTATGGTTATTGCGGCCGGTTGAAGCCCGGTAGAATTTGGTCCGATTCCAAAACAGTCCGCTTTTAAAATTTATCCCTATAGTACAATGGTTTAGTATGACGGCCTCCAAAACCGCGGATGAGGGTTCGACTCCTTCTAGGGATGCCTAAAATGATAGAGTATGCAAAGCACACTCTATCTATTTTCTTGTATAATAATGTTTGTAAAGGTGGTATAGTTTTATGATAGTAAAAGAATTGTTAGAAGTTTTAAATACTGAAAGTTTAGATGTTCTTTGCATTGTCAAGAGCAATGAAATCCTATGGAGTGACACGGATTTTACAACTGTACCGACAGAATTTCTAAATCAGGAAATTAAATTAGTAACACCTCAATATAATACAGATTATGACGAGGACTTTGATGGAGAGATGTACCCAATAGGTAGCAGTCAAGATGTAATTATAGAGATAAATTAGGAGCAATAAACATGACAGTTAGAGAACTATTAACGAAAGAAAGAGACTATGTAAAATTAAAAATCATAAGAGATGGTGAGATACTATGGAATGAGTTTTGTGGTTGGGATGATATAGATAAAGAACTTTTAGATATGAGAGTATTAAGGTACGAATTTGATGTTAAAGTATGGTTAACTGGTTATAAAGGTGGCTACTATCAAATTCTTGTGATTGAGGTAGAATAAGATATGAAAAAGAAACAAACAGTAAGAGATGTTGTAGGACAATATTCTTGCGATGTCTTGAAAATTACTGCAAATGGTTTAGTATTAGATAGTAGAACAATGGACTACGAGGCTCAGATTTTCGATGAATTACTTGATTTAAGAGTCAAGTGTTACAATGTTGAAACATATCGAGAATATTGCTCTTGGGATGATAATGCAGGGTGGCACAATAAAACAGTATTGACTATCGAGGTAGAGTATAATAATTAACTTGCATTAGAAAGAGTAGGTTGACATGAACATTGATAAACTGGACATTTGCATTCAATTACATGATGTAAGAATTAGGGCAATTGGTGATGAACAATTAGGAGAGAGTTACCATAAAGTCTAAAGAAAACTGCACGCTTTTAAACTGTGGACTGTGAGATGAGTTCAGGTAGAAACTATTGACAAAAAGTAAACCCAGCGTATAATAAAAATGTAATCAATAGAGCGAGGGAACAAGATGATGTCAGTAGTTGGAACATTTTTAGATATAGTCAGAAAAGCAGAAATATTGCTAGAAGATGGTTTTGAATTAGTTGAGGATGTTGATAAAAAGAGTGTACTTTTAAAGGTTTACGAAAAGGGTGTTGGTTCTAAACGTTTTGGCGATAAACAATTTACTGTTTCTGTTTTGTATAACTATTCAGTGTTTGTGGTTAAAACGGAAGTAGATATAAATGGAGTAGTGTTTGAAAACGAAGTTCAGTTCACTTTAGATGTTTATCCAAGTGTAGAAGATAAAATTAAGGACACTATTAAAGTAATAAGCGATTTGTCTAACGGGTACTTCTAATAAAAATAATAATTAGTCAAAAAATAGCGTATAACATAGAAAGAAAGAGGTAATGTATGTCACATTTTACAGTATTAGTGGTAGACACAAATAATGAGAAGTCAGTAGATGAATGGATGGACCCATTCTTTGAAGGTATAGAAAAAGACAGAATAATTGACTGGACAGTTCAAGATGTATTAGATTACTTCAAGAAAGAGAATGTTGATTTCCCATACGACCATGTGGATGAGTCTAATATGATTGAATATTTAGAACGTGCAGAAGAATTGGACTTTGACACTTCCGAGCATGATGATGAAGGCAACCTATACTATTTAGGCAATGAAGATGCTAAATGGGATTGGTATGAAATTGGTGGTAGATGGTCTAATATGTTGAAGAAGTTAGATGGTACAAAATGTGATGAGTGCGAAGTTAAAGACTTAGACTTATCAATAGATAAAGATATGTACGAAAAAGCAAAGCGTTTCTGGGAAGTTGTTGTTGACAAGCAACCTCTTAAAGATGGTGAATATGCTGACGGTTTCGTTTCGTGGTATAAAGATAGTTATTACAAAGAATTATACGGTGACAAGGAAACGTTTGCAAAAGACAGGGCGTCACTTAGCACATTCGCAATGTTGTTAGATGGCAAATGGTGCGAACAGGGGAAGATGGGTTGGTTTGCAGTATCAGATACGACAAACGATTCCTTCAAAGAATACACAAAGTTTTTCAATAAGACGTTAGAAGAGTTGAAGGAAACACATCCTCATGCAACAGTAACACTTGTGGATTGCCATATTTAAGAATTGTTGTATAATATAATTACAATCGGAATGCTGTGAAGCGTGCCGATAAAGAAAATTTCGGTTGGGTGAGAAATAGTATACTCTTACAGATTATCATTTAAAAATTCTTAATAAAAATAACCCATTAGGCGCCGTAAAATTTTCTAGTGGCTCTGTGACAGGAATAGCCAAACAATTTATAAAATTCCAGTTTTAAACCTGTCTATAAGGTGCAGTTAAAGTTAGTCATGACTTGTCGAGTACTGGAGAGTGACATTTCATACAACATTGACTTAAGTCGCATGAGAACAAAGTCCCGTATTTAGTGGTGGAATACCGCTGAGGTAAATGACGAAAGAACGGTTTAGAGTAATCCAAAGTGCAATTCTGAAAAATAACCTGTGGGCAAGAATTGTATAAAACTCTGTTTTAGTATTAAGGTATTATGAATATCCGGTTCCGTAATTCAGTTGGTAGAATATTCCACTTTTAATGGAAAGGTCGACAGTCAGAGTCTGCCCGGAACCACTATTAGAGTAAGACTAGAGCAAAATCTAGCCTTTTCTTTTCAGACAGCGGCCAGTAGGCTTTCCAGATACGGTTTAATTCCAGATGATAAAGTACTCATTCCAGTTGTAGAAACGTCAGGAAACGCCTAATACCGTTGTCCTAGAGTGTTTTAACGCATAACGTCACATGTAGAAGCGTAGACAGTTACAATTTTCATAAAAATAAGAGAGGCCACACAAACACCTCTCTTTTTAATTATTTTTTCATGCTACAAGTTGAGCCGAAAACGGTTTTTAGGAAGAATCCGTGTGACTTTTTTAGGTTAAAAACACCTAAAAATGAAGGGAATGATATACTATACATCCTCAACCTAAAACAGCCGTTAAAACCGTTCCTGCACACGATTCATAAAAACTGATATAAGGAAATGAAGAGAGGTAGCAGTCATGCCGTTAAAGAAGAAAATAGACGTAAAAGAATTGCAGAAAAAGTTACGAGAAACCAGCAGATGGAAGATGTACTACGATAAACTGATTTTGCAAAGTGATATGAAGAACGGTGGTTTTAAGACTCCTGAAGAGGCAAAAAAGCATATTGATAAATTAGTCTTAATGAAGTTTGACAGAAAAGACCCGTTTGCAGCCTTTGACGAGTTTTGGGAAAATCAGAAGAGGAAATAAATTATGCTAATAAGAGTAATAGCATTATTAGTGTTCTTTAGTTTCTGGTTCCTTGTCGAACAGTTGGTAAACGCTTTGCAGTCAAGTAATAAAAAGAGACCAGCAAAGATACAGAGCAAAGATTCGGTACCAAAAGAGACATTCTTCCAAGAGCAAAAGGCACTCCATAAATACGCATTCACCAGAGCATTGTGGAAAGATTTCAAGTTAAATAAAAAACTATACATCATCATGTATGTGGTTTTTGCTTTAACAACATTAATCTTCGGTGACTTTAAAGGTATTATTTTAGCAATCATCTGGAGTATCGTTTGGTATATTGTTATCAGAATCTTGTTAAAACCTCATAGAGATAACGAATTAAATATTATCAATAAATTCTTTCAGTTTAAGAAAAAATATATGGGCTTAATAGACCCCACGAATACAATTAGAAATTATACATCTGAATTACAGATTAAATGGGATGATACGAACGAATATCCTGAAAGTGTAACCTGGCTCATATCACCAAGTTTTGAAAAGAAAAATCGTATCCAGTTCATGCAAGCGTTAAGTGAAAATTTAGGTAAAGGTAAATTTTTCTACGCAACAGATGAAGACTGGGATGATGATACAAAAGTAACAACAGTACGTAAAGACTTTGATAATGAGAAGTTAAGAGAGTTTGTAGAGAACTGTATGTTATTAAAAGCAAAGTGGCTTGGTAAAGTCAATCCTCAAACAGGTACATATACTTATGAATACGAGTTCACAATAGATGGTTACGATAAAGGTGGCTATCCGAATAAACTAACGTTAAAACTGCCAATCGGTGTCAGTGCTGATAATGAAATGGCTCTATTAAGTGCGTTCTCTAAAGAGTTAGGAGCCGGTAGACAATGGGAGTTAGACCCAGCAAATGGTTGGGACTTCATTAACCATAATCTTCATTTAATACTATTAGACCCATTACCAACAAAAGCACCATGGAGTAATGATTACATCTTTAATGAAAGAATATCACCTTATTATTTTCCACTTGGTTTATCATCTAAAGGTGGTGTAGTGATTCATAATAGCGAAACAAATCAAGATGAACGTGTTATCGGTTATGACCCAGTAGGTGACCAGTGGAAACTCATGGGCAAACTTGGTATCAGAGAAACAGATGTTCAACCACCAAGTATGTTAAATGCACCACAGGTTATCGGTGCTGGTAAAACAGGTGGTGGTAAATCAGTACTACTTAGAAATATTGAAAATGGATGCCTATTAAGACCAGAGAACTGGCTGTTGATGATAGTTGACTTAAAACGTGTAGAAGGCAGTAAGTTCTTAAAATTCGGTGTACCTGTTGGTACGACCCATAAAGGTGCGGCCTCTATCTTAACTTATGCACAGAAGATAATGATGGACAGATACGAAGAAATGGTCCAAAGAGATGTTGTAAACTATATGGACATACCTGAATCAGAGCGAACACAGGCAATCATGGTAATTGTAGACGAAGCAGGTGAGTTGTTGTCTCCTATCAAAGCAGGTAAGGAAGACGAACAAGGGCAAATGAACGCCCAGTATCAAGCACAGTGCACCCAAGCGATTGAAAGTATTTACCGTCTAGGGCGTGCCGCAATGGTTCACATACAGGTATGGAGCCAGCGTATTGCGTTAGACCAAGGTATCACTATGGCTATGCGTAATAACGCAAGTGCGAGAATGTGTGCCGGTCCTCTTGACCCAACGTTATCACAAATGGTTTTCAATGATGGACTCGGCGGATTGGTACCTCGGGCGCCGCGAGGAAGGGTAGGGCTTTCACTAAACGATGAAGAGTTTATCGTACAAGGATTCTTCGCCGATGACAGTTACCTTATGGACTACCTTGAAAGTAAGTACGGCAAAGGCAACATCAACGTGTACAACAATAAATCAATGCTAAAACTAGATGAAGTCGTTCACTCGAAGAGTGATGATGTGATTGAAGAGATGTCGGAAGACGAATACGCAGAGTTGTTAAGTCTTGCGAACGAGAAATAAAAAGAGAAGAGTAGGTGTATCAGCCTACTCTCATTTTATTTATCCAATCGTTTGCCTGTTCTTCGTTGAACCAGGCGATATAATTCAGATTGTTTTTAATTGCGGTTTCTAGTTTTAAAACATCTCTAATAGTCCAAGTTTCGATTGCTTTTGCATAAAACTTAGATGTCTTTGCCTTTTCTTGCCACTTTGCTAACAATTTCACATCTTCTTTGCTACGCTTATCAAAAAATCTACCACCGTGCGTCCAGTGAAGGTTACATTCAATGTACAAATCTAAAGAAGGGATATAGAAATCGCACACAAAAGGATAAACGTCAGATTTGTACTGAATCTTTAAATCTGGAAACACTTCTCTAAGTTCTAATTCTAGTTTCTTTTCAGGTTTAGATGTGTTAAATGTATTATTTCTCTTTTTCGTGCTCAAAACTTTTTCTAATGATTCTGGTGAGTGTGATTTGGCCTTAATATCTTGACGTGTGTAGTTGTTCTTGATACCATACTTTTTCATATTTGTGGCTTCGATTCTCTCTTTTAGTATAGGAGATGACAGGCCAAGACCACCGTAACGTTCTTCACATGTTTTAGATATTTTTCCTAGTACTTCTTGATTTGCATGGGCACACCGAACAGAGCAAAATTTTAGGTAACCGTTTTTCAAACTGGTAAAGTTCGTCTTTTTACCACACTCAACACAAATTCCTTCGTCTTCTTTCTTAACAAACCTGTCATAATATTCTTTTGACTTAATTTTGTGTTTTTGTCTTAAATGGGAAGATAGCCCTTTAAAATTATCAAATACTCTTCTACAAATTTTACATTTTACCATACACTTTTAATTATACAAGAAAAACGCAGGAACAGGCATTTCCAGAGTGTTAACCACACACGATATAGAAACACTTGTCAGAACCGATAAAGCGTCAGGAAACGTCTATTACCGTTCCGGTGTAGAATTTTAGAGTATATATACAGAAGTAATTAAGTATAAAGTAACATTTTTTGATATATACAACAAGAGAGGTGCATAAGATTGAAAAAGAAAATTATTACATTAAGTGCATTAGCACTAACCCAGAGCGTTGGTACGGTAGCGTTAATTCAAAATAGTATCGTACAGACTTACGCAGAGGAAAAGAACAAGGACGTTACAAGTCAAGAGTTCCTAGACTACATCAAGGCATTAAAGCAGAAGTATCCGAATATGAAGTTTGAAGAGAGTACAACTGTTTATAATTCATTGCAAGAAGCACAGCAAGCAGAACAACAGCAAAAACAACAGTTATCACAGTCTATTAGTGAGTACGAGCAGGCTTTAAAGCAACAAGAAGATGAATATAATCAACAAAACGCAAGCGCAATAGCGCAAAACAAGCAAATTGCACAAGAAAACAAAGTAAAGCAAGACGAGTATGAGCAGAAGAAACAACAGTACGAAACAGATTTGGCAAACTTTGAGAACACAAAGAACGAGTACGAGGACTGGTATCGTGACCAAAAACAACAACTAGACATCGGTATCGCTAAACTAGTTGGTGATTTTGATGACGTACAAGCAGGTTCACTACGATTCTACCACAATTTAACATTAACTTATGACAAGGACAAGTTAGCAGAGAGTGGAACAGAAGTAACAGACGAAGATATTAAGTTCACACCTGGTAAGTCTCGCATTAGTAATGTACAACCTGATTCTGAAACGAGAGTTACGAATAATCAGGCAGATAGTGAAGGTAGAAAATATGTTACACGTTTTGACTTAGGTATCGGTATAACACCAGGTATAAAAGCAACATTTGACTTACATGACATCGGTACAACCAAGTCAGGTAAGACTATATCTGCACATGTTAAATTTGTGCTAGACAAAACATCAGATGTTAATACACAGTTCGGTGTTGTTCCAAACAAGTTCCTTGCTATGTATTTTTACAGCAATCGAACAGCAGACCAAAAGGGCCATTTTGAAGTTGAGTTCTTTGACGAGGCAACTGGCAACAAGATGAATATGATTAACACTTTTGTATCGTCTGATATTGATGGTGTTTCAGAAAAGAACTATGTTGGTTCTGATGGTAAGATTGACGGTAAGATTCCAACATTGAGAAGCGACCCACGTTCAAATAAGTATCCTGAACTTGGTAATGTTTCAGCGACAGAGTTGTACTATGCTGGTAAAGCAGACCATTTCGATATCAATGGAGAGAATGCAACACCTTATGGGCAAGGCTTGACATTAACAAGCGGTTCTAAATTGACACTTGGCTTTGGTGTAGGTGCAGACGAATATGGTGCTTATAGTGATTTCTCACTTGTGAAGATTGGCTCTAAGACAAAAGAAAAGCCTACGAAACCAGTTGCGCCTGAACAGCCTACCTTGACACCATTAGTTAGTGTGCCAGAAAGACCAGAACCAATTAAGTATAATGGCAACAACACAATCACATACACAAGATTTGAAGTGAAGCAGTTAACAACAAAATGGGTCGATGAAGATGGTAAAGACTTAAAGCCATTAGTCACTGACAACACAACGAAAGACCATGGTGCTCATAAAGACTACAGTTATAAGAAGACTGAAACAGATGAACACGGAAACGTAAAGCACATCTATCACATGTTCCATACGGACTTTGTAGATGAGAACATGAATAAGATTGCAGACCGTGAAGATGGCGCACAAAACCAGAAAGAAATTGCTGGCTATGTATATGAAAGAAGCGAACCTAACCCTGATAAAGATTTGATAACTCATATCTATAAACAAGTCACAACATCTTGGTTAGATGAAAACGGTAAAGAGTTAAAACCAGTTGATAAGGGTTCACAGCCTCATGGAGAGTTCACTGGCTACACTTACGTCAAGACTGAAACGGATAAGAGCGGTAACACGATTCACACGTTCAAGAAGAACGGTGATGTTCCTACAGGTGTTGCAAGCACAGGTTTCATTAGTTTAATTACAAGCGGTTTAAGTGTTCTAGGAATTACAATTTTGAACAAGAAGAAGAGAGAAGCGTAAAAACTTCTCTTTTTTCATTATTTTTTCGAGTCTAAAATTAAGCCGAAAAGGGAAATTAGGAAGAATCCGTGTGACTTTTTTAGGTTAAAAACATCTAAAAACGAAGGGGCTGATGGACCATACCTCCCCAACCTAAAACAGCCGTTAAAACCGTTCTCCAGAACGGCGTATGCGTAAGCAAAAACCGTTCCTCCAGAAAACTAGACACTGACAAAATTGTCCTACATAATTGATGTTAGTGCTACAAAAAAGGCTTGCAAAATTGCAAACATAAGTCCTTGTTGTATAATATAAGTACATTAGGTTAAAACTGATATAATAATCAGATGCCAACAAAGAAGGGAGAAAAGGTAACAATGTTTAGATTGGTAAAGAAAATAGTTATTATCTTAATAGCCCTTTTTGTTATTAACACTTTTATTGGTACTTTAACGATTTACTACAACAATAACATGTGCCCGTCAGTAAAAGACGGTGACCTATGTGTTATTAAAAAGTACGATAAACATACTCATCTCGAAGATGTTGTGTATTATCATGACAACTTTTATCGAGTAATCGCAAGAGAAAATCAAGTAGTAGATATTACAGACAAAGGAATTTTAACAGTCGATGGCCAGCAACCAGTAAATGCAACTAATACATTGACACATAAATTAGAAAATAGCGACATTGTATTTCCTTACACTGTACCACAAGGCGAGATATTCCTTTTGAATGATTATCGAGAAAACACGTCAGATAGTAGAGAGTTCAAGTCAGTAAAAGAAAAAGATATTACAGGCACCTTATTCTTTATATTTAGACGGCGAGGTTTTTAGCACGTTCTAAAATAAATTAATCTACGCAAAAAAGCGTACAGGAGAGAAAACTTAAAAAATGAAAATTAGAAATTTAATCGGAAGTTTATCAGCCACAGCACTCGTGGCAGCCGGAGCAGTTGCACCAGTATTTGCAGCCGACGGTTATGACCCGGTTGCGGGTACAACAGCAACATTTGAAAAGTACTTTGTAATGGACAAAGACATTCAAGTACCTAATGCCACATTCCATTTCACAGTAGCACCAGGCACAGCAGTAGCCGGAGATGCAACACATTCAAAAATCTTAGCAGGTGTAGGTACACCAACTATCGCAGATGTTACATTCTCTGCAACAGATACAGCCTCAGTCGTCAAGACAGGTAAGATTGGTGAGCATGGAGACAACTTACCAGCGAATAAGCAGTATGCTAAGAAAACAGCAACGATTGATTTTAGTTCATGCCACTTTACAGAACCAGGCGTATACCGTTATGTAGTTACAGAAACAGGTACAAACACAGGTGTAACAAATGACACTACAACAACACGTGTTATGGACGTATTTGTAATTGACAATAATGGTTCACTAGAAGTGTCAAGTTATGTAATGCACAAGACAGCAGATGGCATTGAGTTAAAAGATACTGACGCCGCTTATGAGTTAGCAGACAAGTCAGATGGTTTCGTAAATACTTATACATCAGCAGACTTAATCTTTGGTAAGGAAGTAACAGGAAACCAAGGTAATAAGAACAAAGACTTTACATTTACATTAAAACTTACAGGGGCAGCCCCTAACACAAAGTATTCTGTAGATTATGCAAAGGCAAGAGAAGATGCACAAGATACTCCAGCGACAGGTACCAAGACAGTTATTGAAACAGATGAACACGGTGCAGCCACTCGTACATTCAAGTTAAAAGATGGTGAGTACATTTCAGTTAAGGGTATTGCAGAAGGTGTCAAGTACGAACTAACTGAGGATGCACAGGATTATACATCAACAGCAGGTATCACACAGGAAGTGAACGGTACAGAGGCTTATGACGGTGGAACAACAGGTACATTTGGCACAACAGCCATTAAGACAGGTTTCACTAACAGTAAGAATGGTTTAATTCCAACAGGTATCTTACTTGAAACAGCACCATACGTAGCAGTTATGCTTGCAGGTGGTGGAACAGCGTTCTTAGTGTCTCGCAAGAAAAAGGAAGAGGAATAATATGGGTATCACCAAGAGGCTAAAGGATATAGACAAAAAACATCCTTTAAAGCATGTAAACAACTTTATAGACAATTTAATTACAATAGTAGGTATTACATGTATGCTTCTTGGTGTGTACTGTTTATTAGATAACTATAATGTCTATAATCAAGCCACAGCAACTCAAAAACTAGGGTATCAGCCAGAGGTGTCAGAGGATAGTATTACATTTTCTGACGTACCTTTGGCGAAAGCCTGGTTAACGATTCCAGATACGCAAGTTAATTATCCTATTATGCAAGGTAAAGACAACCTTGAATACATCAATAAAGACTGTTTCGGGAAGTATTCATTATCAGGAAGTATATTTGCAGATTTTCAAAATAAATCAGACTTTACAGACAAATACAATCTCTTATACGGTCACCACATGGATAAAGGACTAATGTTTGGTTCGCTTGATAACTGGTACAATGAAAACTTTTTCAAAAAACATGAAAATGGTTACTTACTAACAAAAGATAAGGTTTTTAAAATCAAGTTCATTAAGATTTTTGAAACAGAGGCAACAGACCCTAAGACATTCTCTATTGATTTATCGAATAAAGATAGAAACCTTGAAAATGACAAACGTTATATAGCCTTAACGACATGTAAAGTCACCACAGATATTAACAGAACAGTGCTACTTGGGGAACTAACAGAGATAAGCATCCAAGACTATCAAAAGTCTTTAAAAAAGGAGTAAGACATATATGTATAAAATAATCAGAATAATTATTGCATTCATATTATCCACATTAATGATGACACCTGTTCATGCAGAGGGAACAGACACTGTAGAGTTTGAGTTCTTTAGGGAAATAATAGAAAATGATACTATTACTAGTAGTAGTTTTGATAGTGAAATACGAACAAATCTTATTATGTCAGGTTTAGAACCAAACAAAGAATATCAGGTTGACGTTGGTAGTACATCTGTTTCATACACGACAGATAATAACGGAACTTTAACTATATCTCTATTTGGAATTAATCCAGGCCAACCACAACACGTTACAATTAAGGGTGTTAGCCAATTAAGTTATTCGATTAATCACGCACAGTTCATACATCCTGGTACTAGACACCAGTCAGATATTGACGTATATCATAACGGCATATTAGTAGAAACAACAGCGGCCAAACGTAATCAAGGTGTTAAGACTGGTGCATATACAACCAATGCTGGTTCAAAAGAAAAGATAGTAATAAGAGATAATATGTATCGAGCGTTCACAACAGCGATACTTGGCGGTGTCGATGGTGTTGGAGACCCAAATCAGTCATTTCAATATACAGTGCATATTACAGGCTTAGACCCAGAAGATACAGTATTTTTCCATTATATGGACGCATCTGGTGATGACAACCCGGAAGTTCATGCAACAAACAATGAAATTGTGTATAATGTTGAATTAGGCGCTACTCTTCATAGTGGAGTCTATGTGTATTCAGTACCATGGTATGCGAAAGTTACTGTTACACAGCATGCTAACAATTTAGGTTATTTACCAAATTGGCAGACAGATTACGAAATGAGCAATAATACAATTCCAGGTATTGCACTTTCAACTCCAGAATTTGGTCATGAGGGTGACACTTCAGGAGATTTGACCGTTATGTTTGCGAACACAAAAGTTCAAACAGTCATGGTAAGTAAAACAGTTGAAGGAAATCAAGGTAATCGTTATAAGCAATTTGACTTTAATGCAAGATTGACTGACAATAATGATACAGAATATACGGGACCAGTATCTGTTGCAAAACACGATGGTACAGTAGAACAGTTGACACCAGACGAGAGTCATGTCTATAAGTTTAAATTACAACATGGAGATACTGTAAAACTGTTTGGTTTTGATAAAGTTATTAAGAATGTTACAATTACAGAGGAAGATAATGACTATCAAACAAAAGTATCACATGATAGCGAACAACCAGTAGATGGGAAATCAGTAACAGTAGACATTGAAAATGCAAACGCAAATATTCGATATATTAATAGTAAATCATTAATTGTACCGACAGGAATTAATTTACCAGTTGGTGGGGCATTATTTATTATTATCGGAATTGGAATTGTACTCATTTCTAAGAAACATAAGCAAGTGAAAGTGATATAATAATAGAGAGGGAATATACGCATGAAGAAATTTTATAGATTATTTATCGCAATGTTTTGTATGGCAATTGGATTATCACCAGTTATTGCTTATGCAGAAGAGACAACCACAGTAGAAGTTACTATTGACTCTGACTATGAAAATGTAATTGTCGAGTCAGAAAGTGGTAAAGAAAATGTTAATACTAAAAATCTTATATTAACTTTTTCAGATGTTGGAGAGTATGAATACAAGATTTACACGAATGAGGATTTAGACAATGTTTATACATTAAAAGTATTAGTTGGAAGAAATGATAATAACCAATTATATACAGAGACAGTATTGTATAATAACAGTAACAAAGATGTAAAACTTGACAAGATAGAATTTAGAAAGAAAATTACTCCAGAGGAACCAAAACAAGAAGAGCCTAAGAAGAAAGAATCTGGAGAAGAGATTGCAACAGGTGTATTAGATAACTCTCTTATGTGGGGTGCTATTATTACATTGTGTGCTATTGCATTATATCTAACTAAGGGAGAGAAGAAATGAGAAAGTTCTTAATAGTATTCTCTCTCTTGTTTCTAACCGCATGTAGTACTAGTATAACCTATAAGAATGATAAAGAAACAATCACAATCAATCATGAACAAGATAGTATCACAACTGTTTCAATTACTGCCGAATATCCTTTAGGTGAAGTCAAGGATGTAGACACAATCAGGAATGATTACATGAAGGTATTAAATGACACCTACGGTGAAAGAGCAGTAAAGGATGTAAAAATTACAGTTCATGATAATAAGATAAAATCTATTACAGTGTTAGATTTCAGAACAATTAAAGATTTAACCAAATTTGGTATCACAAGTCAGTACCCAAGTTTGACAGAATTTGAAAAGTTTTTAAAGAACAGTGGCTTGAGAAAGGAGTAAAGAGTGAAAAATAAATTTTTAAAAATGATACTTACGATTGCATGCCTTGTTACGTTTATTCCGAACAAGGTTACAGAAGTATCAGGAGAAGAACCAACGACATCAAATACGACAACTTCAATTTCAGATTTCTCTATCGCAAATGCAGAAACTGAATATTCTCCCTCTACAAATGAAAGTGACCATATTGTGAAGTATTCACTAACATTAACAACGAGTGGAGATGAAGGTAGTGTCAATTCAGTTGTGTTTGAAGTACCAAAGTCTTTGTTTAACGACAGAACAGGTAAGAGTGGGGATAGTTTCCAAATCTCTATTCCAACAAAAGATGAATACACACACCTTACAGCACAAGGTATCGAAGTAGATAGCCCTTGGATGTATGAAGAAAAAGACGATAAGATACTTATTTCAAGTACAAAACCAATCAAAGTTGGTAGTACATATAATATTGAAATTGGTTATCAGTTAGATGGCAACATAACAAATTTCAAAGACGGTGAAGTATCTAAAGAGTTAAAAGCAACAGTTACACTTGACACTAAGGGTGGAGAGTTAAAATCAGAAGCAACCGGAGAAAATATTACAATCAATACAAATGCAACAATTAATGGTTCACGTTCCGACACAGATAACGTAACAGCATTCACAGATGTATGGAACGATAACTGGGGACCAGAACCAGCAGATGCGAACGAATATTATTACTCATTAGTAAGAGTTACATCATATATAACAGGTAGTCAGCCTTATAATATTTCTATCAACTCTAAGGCAGTTGATGATGAAGCAGGTGAAGAGTTCACACCTTACATGTACAATATAGGGCTGAATGGTTGGGGTGATAAGAGTTCAGAAGAGAACAGTAAAATCTTTGAAGGCGCTAATGGCAGAAAAGATTATGTCTTATACAGATTCCCTATTGCTACTTATAAAAACAGAGAAAAAGCAAAGTTTACTGTTACAGACGAGGTTTCAACAGAAGGCATTGATTTAATTGATGGACCTAATGAAGTAAAGACATCAAGTACAAATATTACTTACGTAAAAGAACCATGGATGCCACCTGAGGGTAAATTTATTACTCTTCAAAATGGTGATAACTATTATAGAGTAAATCATAAAGAGTTAGAAAAGTGGTCTTTAGTAAACACTAAGATTGACAAGTATTCAAGATACGATTTACAGAATTTCCAGAATGGCACTTTAAATAAGTACGATAACTTAGACTTCGGTTATTTTGTGTTTGGTATGCCTATGGGACATAGTGTGCCGAAAGGTCAAGATAATATACCAAGTAATTACTTTAAAGAAAGTGTTACATATAACCAATTTATTAATGGTATCAGTTTAGTAAATGATGACGATACAACAATTTCAGATTTAAATTCAGGCGATTATCAAATTAAAAATATTTCAGTTTACACTCAATATTTAGATGGCAAGTTGAACATTAATAATAAGTATGATGAAACAACTAGAAAGCCTGTGGCCAGCGATATAGTAGGCGTATATGCGAAGTATAACAATAGCAATAGTGAGTATGTACATATCGCAGATTACTCACCTTTAAATAAGACGTATTCAAACGTAAAAGATGGTATTGATGTAGTAGGTAATAAACTTATCTTAGATGATAATGTAGTTGCTTATAAATTAACTACATCTAATCCTTACTATTACACAAAGATTCTATCTGGTGCTGAATATATGTTAAAGCATTCAGATAAGGTAGATAACTACATAAAAAATAAAGAAGAGATTAGAGTGGCGTCTAGTGTAAATGCTGAAATGTTGGACAACACAGGTAAGCAGATTTACGAATATACAGCACCTACAGAGTATGACTATGCACGTAAGACTGAAACAGTAAGTGAAATCACAAAAGATGTTGTAAATGTTCGTAATAATAGAACAAGTAAACGTTATGAATTAATATGGGAAATTAAGATGAATGAGGTTGCAAAACTCTCTAACACAGAAGAATCTCCTATTGAACAGTCAGGTGGTACTTGGTATGATTTAATGCCTGCAGGTTTAGTCGTAAATGAAGATACTATAACACTTTATGATAGACTTACAGGACAAGAACATAGCGTATCTGTTTCAAGTACACCTAACTATAGAAATACAGGTAGAACTCTTTATAAGTTTACAAGTACAGATACATTAAGCAATCCTCAGTTATTCTTTACAACTTATTTATCATATAACAGTGTACGAGATTATGGTGATGTGATTTATAACCCAGTTGCTTATGAAACGGGTAATAAAGAAATCTCCAATGGTACAGCAGACAAGGCAAGAGTAACGAGATATAGTAAAGAAATGAGCAACTTAACAAACGATGAAGGTAAACGTTTTATTTACGCTGAAAAAGTATATAATTTAACAACGCTTGTTTATTTCTCGTCAGGACTATCAAAGTCAATTAAGAATAGTACAGACTCTGAATATCAAAGAGCAACACAAGTATCACAGAACGAAGCATATTCATATAAATTGACTATGGCAAACTCTGCGATTTCAGTTTCAAAAGATATTGTGTTATTTGATTCATTAGAGAACTATACAACACCATCTGGTGAAACATCTAACTGGAAAGGTATCTTACAATCAATCGACACAACACAGATTGAAAAAGCAGGTATTAAGCCTGTTGTATATGCTAGTGATGTAGCATTAGACTTATCAACATTTGGTGGTTTAACAACGGATGAAATGTTAAGCAAATTTAAACCTATTTCAGAATTTACAGATTATTCTACAATTAAGACAATCGCCATAGACTGTCGTAAAATGCAAGATGGTTCTGAGGCTGAATTAGGTAAAGGCAAATCACTTGTATCTATTGTGAATATGAAAGCACCAGCAAGTCTCCCAACAGGAGTTGTATACAAGAACTATAACAATGTTTATGCTCATGTAACAGCGACAGATAGTGGTGCTGAAACAACTGCATTTATTAACAACGGTTACACAACCAACTCATATAAAGTAACAGGTAACATGTTCGTAAATAAATTAAATTCAGACACAAAACAAGGAGCCCAAGGTGTTCAGTTTACATTAAGTGGAACTTCTGCTTATGGAGAACAAATATCTATGGTAAGAACTTCTGACTCTAAAGGTCTTGTAGAATTTAAGAAGATACCTGTTGGTAAGTATTTACTTGTCGAAACAGATAGTACACCTAACTACTTCTTAGATGATACAAAACATATTGTAGAAGTAACAGAACAAGGTGAAGTATTAATTGACGGTCAAACAAGAAGTGCTATTACCCTTGAAAATAAACCTAGAGTAAGTGCAGATATTAAGTTCAATAAGAAGTCATATCCTAACAGTGTTGGTATCAGTGTACCTGTAGCAGATGCAGAATTTACATTACAGGGTACTTCTGATTATGGTAACGATGTACTAGAAACAACAAAATCTAAGGATGATGGTACAGTAGAATTTAAGAATGTTGAAATGGGTACTTATAAGTTATTTGAAACGAAAGCACCTACTGTATATGCAAAATCTACTGACGAATTTAAGGTAACAATTAGTGCAACTGGTGCTGTAACCGTTACGAATGTTACGGAAAGTAAGACTACAGATACAGTATATAACTATCGTAGATTAGTTCCTGTTTCCTTTAAGAAGATAAATGCTGAAACAAATGAACCTATTCCTGCGGGCAAGATTTCATTTAAACTTTCAGGACAAGATTCAGAAGGAAGAATTATTAATCAAGAACTGTCAGTCGATTGGAAAGGTGTTGTAAGTGCAGATATTCCTGTAGGTATTTACACAATTCAAGAAAATCCAAATCCAACAGATAGTAATGGTAAATCATATCTACGTGATAGTAGAGAGTATATTCTTGAAGTTAAGAAAGACGGTACTTTCACACTGGATATGGAAAAGGTTGGCGATGATTATGTAGTTAAGAATACACAAATCGCAACTGACGTTATTACAATTACAAAGCAATGGGTAGGTGGTAATCCGAATGGATATATTCCTAAGATTAGAATTTACACTAACCCAACGGATATTCCTCAAAGTAACACAAGTGAAACAAGTCATGAGGAAATTCCAGAAATAGCCGAACCAGATGAAGGATTATAAGAAATGGAGAAGAACATGAAAAATAAAATATTAAAATTTATACTTATGGTAGTATGTGTTATTGCACTATTACCACATAGTGTACACGCAGAAGGTGGTTCTTCTCCTATTCTGCCGGTTGCTAGTCATGGTAATGTAATTAAAAAGATGAACTTATCAGACTTCTCAAATGGCACAAGTACAGATGCTACACTAGAAATCTATGAAGATGGTTACACTGTAGTCAAATCTAATAGCACTGTAGAACAATCACAGAAGATAAATAATGTTTGGGTAATCAAAGCAGTAAAGAGTTATTATGCAAATAATCCTACTGTTGATATTACTTCTCTTGTATATGATAGTGATACTAGATTATTAGTGTCATCTTTAAAATATGAGAATGGTTTTAACAGTGTGAAACAATTTAACCCAAAGAAAAGATATACTCCAACTGGGGAAGAGGTTGATTTGAGTAAATTAAAAGTAATTGATTTATCTAAGACTACTCCTATTACAGATGCAGGACAAACAGAAAACACAGACTCGAATCGTGTTAAACTTATCTGGTCATTTGCACAACTAGGTATTGAAAAACTTATTTTTGGTGAGAATTGGTCTAAACTGAAATTCAGCGACCTTAATGGTGCATTTATATACTCTAAGATTAATGAAGTAGTTGGTTTTGAATATTTAAATATTAAGCCAGAAAGTACAGAACAGGCTTTTAGTAATGCAATCATTGATAAAATTGACTTATCAAAACTAGATTTAACAAACCTGCTTTACGGAAGTCGTATGTTTGATACGGCAAGAGTACCTATTAAAGATTTATTCTCACGTCAACATATTAACAACATCAGAAGTGGTGAGTATATGTTTAGTTTATATGTGACAGATGAACCTTTTGATGTAACAGGTATTGATTTGGCTAATGCAGGTGGTTCAGGTAGTGGTTTCCAAGGTATGTTCAGTGCATTACGAGCACCTTCATTTAAGTTTGACTTTAGAAATGCTTGTAGTAATACTGGAGAAGGTGCTGATTTCAGTTATGCTTTCTCTCGATTAAGTATGCAAATTGATACAAGTAAATTACCAAAACTAATTTATAAGCCAGTTGGTTATGACTCAAATGGTAGTGGAAGTAACATATTCTATATGGATATGCTTTCTTATAATAATAGTTGGTGGGAAGTTTATCAGAAATCACTAGACCTATCCGATTATAGTACAGATTACATAGGAAGTACTAATGTACTAGATAATCAATCTGGTGTACAGGTAATTAAAACATCTACGAGAACTAAACTTCATCCTCAATATGGTAATGGTCTTGGTATCGGTAGTTATAGTATCTTCGATAAATTTATAGGATTTAAGCAAGTCTATACAGGCAGATGGTTATTAAAGTATTATTCAGATGGTTCTGTAGTTCCAGAGGCTGATAGAAAGTATGCTTCTACTTATGCAGATTTTAATGGTATTGATGGTTATTGGGTAAGAGAACCAGTAGCAGGAGATAACAGTCCTACATTATCTGGTGGTAGAATTTATGAAACAGAGGATGATAAGTGGGTAACAAACGCTGATGGCTCAATGACTTATAACATGAAAGTCTTTGATAGAAAAGATACTCACTACATCGTAGAAGATGAAAACCCAAACTTTATTAGAACTGACAGTACAACCACAGTGAATGGTAAACAAGCATCCACGGCAGTTGTTGGTAAAGATGAAACAACAGCAACAGTTGTTAATAAGTACATAAACAGTACGAATACAGAAGTTAGAAATCTTACAATCAGAAAGAACGTTGATGTCGAAGATTCAACACAATTTATCTTTGATGTTACATTAAAACATTCAACTCTTTCTGGTATTAAGAAAATCAATGATATTCTGTTTAAAGACGGTGTAGGTACTATTACTTTAATGGGTAATAAGTCTATTACATTAGAACTACCTAAAGGAACAGAATACACTATTACAGAACGAGCAGTTAAGAACTGGACACTAACAAGTCAAGAAAATAGTTCAGGAACATTAGACTTAAACACAGAGGCAATATTCACTAATACACGTGATACGTTCCCAAATGTATCAGATAGTGTAACTGAATTAAATATTGAAAAGAGTGTGCCAGAGAGTTATACAGGATATAATGGTAATAATGGATTCCAATTTGAAGTAACTTTATCCAATCTTACACCTAACTCTACATATCAGTATGAGCAGTATGGTCAAACAAGAGATTTTACATCCGACGAAAATGGTCTTGCTACATTGAGTTTATCTATTTCAAAGACATCACCAGTTAAGATTATTGGTAATGGTATAAGTAGTTTTAAATACTCAATTAGAGAGAAGGCTCCTAACGCAGGTGACACTTATACATATATTCCGTCTATGCAGGTCTATGAAGATACTTCTTTGATGGACAATGTAGGTGGTAAAAAGGGAGTAGACTTTGTATCTAAGACTTATACAGCCAAGACAGGTAAGATTAATCGTGCAGTTATTACAAACGATATTTACGACCTTTACCAATATAACTTATCTAAGGTAGTAGAAGGTAGTGAAACAGAAGAGCCATTTGACTTCACAATCTCTATTAAGGGATTAAAGAAAGGCGACCGTATCTATTATGCAGTTTATGGTGAAGAGAACAAGACAGTTGAAGCACGTGGAGATGAATATACTGAATTTGATATTAAACTATCTAACGGTGGTGGTATAGATATATTCAATATTCCAACGTATGCACAGGTATCTGCGATTGAACATGCAAATACGAAAGGCTTTGTGTCTAATTATCAAGATATGAATGGGCTTATGACTGATAATACAACGGTTGGTAAGGAAATGGCTACACCATATATTGCTGGTAATGTAAATAACAGTTATGTAGGCTATGTGTTCTACAATCGAAAAGAACAGACTATTGTAACAAGTAAAACTGTAACAGGTAATCAAGGCGATAAGTACAAGAACTTTGATTTTAACGCTAAATTCTTTAAGGAAGACGGTAGTGCTTATACAGGTAAAGTAACAATTGCTAGAAAGAACGGTACCAAAGAGGAATTGACACCTAATTCTGAAAATGTTTACACATATCAGATGAAACATGGTGATATTATGCAGTTGTCTAATTTTGAAGAAAAGATTAAGAGCGTTGAAATCACAGAGGCTGATAATGAGTATGATACAACTGTTCAGATTGTAGGTGAACAGTCAACTAAGAGTAAGACAGTAACGTTAGATGTTGAAAATAGCGACAAACAAGTTAATTTCACAAACAATCTAGGTATCAATATTCCTACCGGTATCACATTACCTTTAGGTGGTGTTGTTATACTTGCAATAGGTGCAGTAATAGTTGTTTTAAACAAAAAGAAGAGAGAATCATAATGGACTTTCTTTTTCTTTGTTGACATATAGCAGTGATTATAGGTGTTTTCCGAGCGATTAAATATCTAATGATATTGTACTCATTTAAAAGAATAAACCGTCAGGAAACACCTAATACCGTCGTCCTAAAGCGTTTTGACATCACACACAACAAATTGATATATATATATAAACGTAAGGAGAAAGTAGTAAATGAAAAGAAAAATAAATAAACCAATTTTGCTAAGTACATTAGCGTTAACACAAAGCATTGGAACTGTAATGTTAGTTCAAAACAGTATTGTCCAGGCTTATGCAGAACAGAAGAATAAAGAAGTAACAAGTCAAGAGTTTTTAGATTATATTAATCAATTAAAGGAACAGAATCCTGATTTTAAGTTTAGTCAAGGTGAAACAAAGGTGTTTGAATCAGAAGAACAAGCACAAGCAAATCTTGCAGAACAGAAACAAGCAATTAACACGGCAATAGCCAATTATAAGCAAGCAGTTGCAGATAGAGAGCGTGCTTATGAAGAAGCGAAAGCAAACGTAAAGGCTCAAAATGAGCAGATTAAACAAGGTAATGAACAAGCAGAGCAAGAATATCAAAACCAACTTAATGCTTATAATGCAAAGAAAGCAGAAATAGCACAGTGGGCACAGAACAATCCTGTCATTACACAATTAGATAATGGAATTGAATTGCGCGGCCGCTACGATGAGTCAAAGAAAAATTCCATTCACTATTTCGATAATATTGCAATCAATGCAAGCCCGGAAATACTAAGTTTTGGTAGATATGACACAACCAGTAAACCGATTAAGATGTCGCCTAACTCTACTGTAGAGGTTGTTAATGCTTCAAGTTCTTTAATTGATAATACAAACGGGTATATAGGCGCACAGACATTAAATAACTATCCAGTTAAGATGGTTAAATCTTGGAGAATTAAAGCAGGCACTCCAGCAGGAGAACTGTTAAATATGAATCTAAGAAACATTGGTGAAACAGATAGTGGAAAGACTATCTCTGCACATGTTAAGTTTGTTCTTGACTATGCAACAAATGATAGCCCAGTAACGAATGCAGAGGGAAGTATCAACGTAGTAAAAGATGGTCTATTACACATGTACTGGATGCCTAAGTCTGATAATAGTACAGATAAGCAAGGTGGGCATTATGAGATTCAATTCTATGATGACGACACTGGTAGACCAATTAAGTTAGCGAACATGCTTTTATCTATTGATTTAGATGGTGCAACAGAGAAATCTACAGTATCATCAGAAAATGCTAAAGGTGTTATTCCTACATTGCCATCTGATGTTGGTACAGCCAATGAAACAGGAACAAAATATCCAACAATCGAAAGTAACACCGGTTCAAGTGTAACATATAAAGGTAAGACAGACTTTGGTGTTGACGACACAAAGACAACTCCTTATGGTGAAGGATTGACATTATTTGCAGGAAGAAGATTGACTGTGTCTTTTGAAACAAATGATAGTCGTTGGGGTGGATATTCAGTAATCAATATTCCAAAGTTAGGTAGGGCTGATTTGACTTTACCAGAAGAGCCTACACATCCTACACCTACACCATTAGTTGATGAGCCAAAACTTCCACCTGTTGTTACACCGCCACAAGTTGGTGATATTGCAAATACGATTACATACAATAGAGTTGCTATTAGACAAGTGAATACTAGATGGATTGACATCTCTGGTAAAGAACTAAAAACACCAGTAACCGATACATCTACAAAGCCTGCAGGAGATATTGATAAGTATGCGTTTGTAGAGAGTAGAACAGATGATGACGGAAACGTTACTCATGTGTTCAGACAATACACTACAAAATGGGTAGATGATTCTGGTAAAGAACTAAAAGATATGGTTACAGATAAAGATACTAAGGAACATGGCAATATTCAAGATTATGCTTATGTGAATAGTGAAACTGATACGAATGGTAATGTAACACATATCTTCCGTCAGTACACTACGAAGTGGGTTGATGAAGATAATAAAGAACTAAAGACACCTGTTACAACTGATTCTGTAAAAGAACATGGCGATATTCCTGAATATTCTTATGTTACTACAAACACTGACGAAAAGGGAAATGTCACTCATATATTTAGACAGTATACAACTGAATGGGTTGATGAAGATGGTAAAGAATTAAAAGACATTGTAAAAGGTGCTTCTCCAATGCCTAGAGGTGATGATATTAAGGATTATAAGTTTGTCGAATCTAAGACAGATGAAAAGGGCAATGTTAAGCATATCTTTAAACAATTCATTACTAGATGGGTAAATACAGAATTAGAAGATTTAGACGATGTTGTTAAGACGAGCGAGTTTAAAGACGCTAAAACGTTTGAAAATTATCAATTTATAGAAACTAGAGAAGTTGGTAATACAAGAACACATATCTACCGTAGATACAACACATTCTGGGTAGAAGAAAAGACCAACAAGGAACTTAAGAAAGAGAACAAGTTAGTCAAAGAGCCTGGAGATATTACTTCCTATGTATATGTTAGGACTGAAACGAAAGAGAATGGTGATTTAGTTCACATCTATAAGAAAGTAGAGCAAAAGAAAAACGATGTTCCTACAGGAGTTAAGAGCAACATTTTATTAACAGGAATTACATTGATTTTAAGCGCTCTAGGAATTACAATTCTAAATAAAAAGAAGAGAGAAGCGTAAAAACTTCTCTTTTCTCTATTTACATTTACCATAAACCGTGATAAGATAATAATGTAAAAGTGTGGAGGTAAAACACGTGGAAAAGTTAACAGAACAGATTATAAGAGAAATTTCTTTAGATAATGGCATTTGGTTAGATGATGACTTAAGTGGCGACATCCACGATGGAAGTCTAAAGGTCCATGTTTGGTTTAATAAATTACCAATTGGTTTTGAAATCGTAAGACAGGTTTCAGAAATGCCACATATCTCAATCGAAGATGTTCCTGACTATTGCGCAGGAAGAGAAATTAAGACTGTAGAAGATTTGAACAAGGCTTATGAGGACATCTTCAATCTTCCTACAAGATTTTTAGATTTATTCTATAATTTTTAAAGAGGTAAATTTATGATTAAAGAGTTAGAACAGAAATTAGAAGAACTATTTAAAAGTCAAGGTTTAGAAAAATGCACAGAACGCTGGAAGAATACGACTAAGTACGTCACCAAGACAGAGGAAGCATATATTGAAGCATTAAAGTTAAGATTAAAACAGGGTGGTGTCAATGTTTAAGTTTGAAGTTAATGAAGTTGTGAAGTATGTAAAGACAGATGAAGAATTATTGATTGTCAATAGACTTAAAGATAGATTCAACAATACATATTTCTGCAAAGATAGAAATAATCGTATCGATGCGTATTCAGAAAACGACCTAAAATGTAGAGATTAAGAAATCTCTATTTTTTGTTCCTAGTAATAGTTTTGAACAATAAAAAGAGAGGAGCGTAAAAACTTCTCTTTTTTAATATTTTTTCGAGTCTAAAATTAAGCCGAAAACGGTTTTTAGGAAGAATCCGTGTGACTTTTTTAGGTTAAAAACACCTAAAAATGAAGAGGATGATGGACCATGCCTGTTCAACCTAAAACAGCCGTTAAAACCGTTCTCCTGAACGGCGTATAAGCCAGCAAAAACCGTTCCTCCAGTAAGTTTAAAAACTTAACACAATCTATTTAAAAGTGGACTGAAACGGGTTTACTTTTTCTTTTTGTTGTATTAAAATAAAGCCATGAAGAAATTACTAATATTAAATGGCTTGATGGGTTCAGGAAAATCTACATTCCTCAAAGAAAACAAACTAGAAAATTTTACATTGTCATCTGACGAGTTAAGAATTAAGATGGCTGGTTTTGATATGTCTGAAAATGGTTTAGTTATCTCTCAAAAGAAAGACAGACAAGTGTGGGCAGTTTTATACACAATGTTAGAAACTCGTATGGAAATGGGTTTGTTTACAGTGGTAGACGCTATGCACTTACGCACTAGAGATTTCAAGAAGTATAAAGAACTAGCAGACTTATATGGATATGGAATCTATGTAAAGCGTTTTGACAACGTAACATTAGAAGAATTGCTAGAACGTAACAAGAATCGTGAATCATATAAACGAATTCCTGAAGATGTAATTATTAAGAAATATGAAACTTTTGTAAATCAAGTGTTACCAGAGTATGTAGCAGTAATTAACAATATTGAAGAATTGTGTCCACAACCAGAAAACTTAGACAACTATAACAATATAAAGTGTATTGGTGATATTCATAATAATGCAGATAAATTAGAACCGATTGCAGAAGAAATAAAGAACAATCAAGACACATTGTATATTTTTACAGGAGACATTTTTGATAGAGGCGAAAAACCTTATGAAACAATGCTTTTGGTAGGTAAATTGTTAGAGTTGGATAATGTAAGATTTATTCAGGGTAATCACGAAAGACATGTGAGAAACTATGTCTATGGTACTAATAACTACTCTAACCAATTTAAAAATACTACATTAGATAAAATCCTAGAGAAGACTCAAGATACAACAGTATTAAATGATTTAGTAGATAGATTAGAGGAATTTATTTTATTTAAATTTAGAAGTGAAGCATATTTCATTTGTCACGCAGGTGTAGGTGCATTACCAGAGAACATGTTATATTTAGCAGGTCAGAACTGTGAATATGGTACAGGTGATTATGGAACAGAAGTGGATATGTTGTGGGAAAAGAATATGTCAGGAATTACACAGGTTCACGGTCATAGAGAAACGACTTCTACAGAACGCTCAATCAGGGTAGATTACTCACATGACGGCCGCATTGGCATCTATGACCTGAACACTAAGCAATTAACGCTAAAATAGAGGGCAATACGCCTTCTTTTTTTATTGACAATTTCTCTATCCTATTATATTATGTAAACAGATAAGAACGAGGTATACAGATGGACAAAAGATTAGAGAATATGTTAAATTCTGAATATATTAGAGTGAAAGAATTAGGTAATGATGTTGTTTCATTAAATTTTACAAGAGACGCTTTCCAAGATGGTGTATGGAATGATGAAACAATTAAGGCTCGTGGACTATTTATCAATAAAGTAACAGGTGATATTGTAGCACGTTCATATAATAAATTTTTCCAATATGACGAGACACCAGAAACAAGAGAATATGTTGACAATAACTTAGTATATCCATTGTATATCTCTAAGAAGTTTAATGGTTTCTTAGGTATCATATCTGTATATAATGACAAGTTCTTTATTGCCACAAAATCAACCAATGATGGTGAGTATTGTGGCTACTTTAAAGATATTCTAAATAACACAATCTTCAAGAACGAACAAGAAACAAAAGAATTATTTACTACTCTAAAGGATAATAACTGTTCAGCAGTATTTGAAGTAATGGATATGGAAAACGACCAACATATCGTTTACGAAAATAATCCATTAGCATTACTAGACTTTATACCAAACTCATTAGATTTAAATGGTATTGATAAAGATGCAGAATTATCTGAAACATTAAAAAGTAAAATCAATCTAAAATCTATCGTTATTGCTAAAAATGAAAAAATCAACTCTAAAGAAGAGTTAGACCAGTTCTTGCAAAATATGGAAGAGAATGAACTTGAAGGTGCTGTAATTACAGACTCTAATGGTTTCATGTGGAAGTTCAAAACAAATTTCTACCGTTTCTGGAAAACAGAACGTAATCAGTTAGAAAGAGTATTAAGAGGTAAAGAGCCAAGAGGTGTTGATAGATTAAACTCTTTAGATGCACAAGAGAAAGAAAATGGTTTCATACAATTCTTGAAAGAATTTACAAAAGATAAGTCAGAAGAAGAGTTAGAAGAGTTACTTAACACAAAATCAATTATCTGGTTTAGAGAATTATATAGAGAGAGAACAAAATAATTCTCTTTTTTCTTGCTTTGATTGCACTAATGTGTTAAAATTAGAGTGTAAGTTAAAGAGAGGTTTAATGTTATGTTAAGAATTACAAGAGATGGTGCGAAAATGATTGACAAGAAGATGGAATTTAAAGAAGACTTGTTATCAAGAAGAAAACAAGAGAAATTAATTTTTAAATATCTATTTCGATTCAATTCATTGTGGCCTGACTTCCTCATCGTATTTTTAGTGCTTCTCATACCAACAGGTTTCGCATATTATTCTATTTTAACCTCAAATAGTGGAGTTGAAGGTAAAACTGTTCTATGTTTTGTTATGTTCGTAATGCATTTAATGCTTACATATATATTTGTTAAAGATGGTTGTATTTTGTATAAGAATACATTTTTTAAACTATCAAAGCGAGTTTCAACTAGACAAGAACAACTCGATTCATCTATTGTTGACACAACACTGGAAGAGCGTACAAAAATCGCAGAATGGTTTGTAAAAGAGAGCAAATTAGTTGGAATTAGAAAAGATAGCAATAATTTATATACATTATTTTATGGCAAATCTAATGATATTAATGAAGATGAAGTGTATCTAAATGAAACACCTATTAGCAAAGAGATAGCAAAACAGATGATTGAAGGATATGTATACTCTATTAGTGATTTGTTAACATATAATGCACGCAGTAATGAAGAATAATTAGAAGAGACTATTTACATATAGTTTCTTTTTTGTTATAATGATACTGTAAAGAGAGGTGGTCTTAATGAAGAAAATTTATGTATGCATTGGTGTTAATGGTTCAGGTAAGACTGCCTATGTGCAAAAGCAACTAAACAGTGAAACAATCTCAATCAATGATTTAGATATTCAAGAAGTTAAGAAGTTTCTAGAGGACGATACCAAGTCAACTCTTTATGTTGACAGTCAAAACTTAAAGAGAAGAACAAGACGTGGTATTTACACATGTGTACAAGGAAAGGCAGAAGTAATCGCATTATGTTTCCTACAACCACTATCAATGTTAATTCATAACTTTAATGAAAACAACGGTCAAACAATTTCAGATGTCATTGAGGCATACAAGACACTCCAAGTTCCTCGTATTAGTGTAGATTGTGATAAAATCGAAAAGGTGTATGGAAACAACTTTAACGAGTTCAGACATGAGTTTATGGGTAATTTACCTCATGACAACCCAAACCATAAGGAAAGCATTAATGAACATATTCTGATGTGTATTGAGAACTCTAATACAAAGCAATTAAAGGAAATCTCCAAGTACCATGATTTGGGTAAGTTTATCTGTAAGGAGTTTATTTCCGAACATCACGCAGTTTTTAGAAATCATGATTCTGTTTCAGCAATGTATTACTTATCAAAAATAGACACAACAAACCAAGAAAAACTCGACAACATGGAAGTAATTTACCAACATATTTCAGTTATCAATAATTTAACTGAAAAGCAAATCAAGAGAAATAAGTTAGAAAAGATTGTTCCTTTAATGTTAGAGTTTAGAGAAATTGACAAGAAGTCACGAATTGTTTAAAGAAACTAGGTGAAATATTCCTAGTTTTTTATTTACATTATCTTCTAGTGGTGTTATAATAATTCTTGTAAGAGAGGTACACCACATGACAAGACTTAAAGAATTTCTAAAAGCATTATCTGATAAAGGTGCTAAGACATATTATGTTGGTGGCTATGTTCGTGATATGATTTTAGGTAAAGAGAACAAAGATATTGACATTGAAATTCACTATATCACAGAGGAAGAGTTCCTTGATACATGTAAGTCTTTTTGTTTAGATATTAAGTTATGCGGTCAAGCCTTTGGTGTATATAAAGCAGTCATTGATGGACAAGATATTGACTTCTCATTCCCACGTACTGAAAAATTAATCGGTACCAAGCATACTGATTTCGAGATTGCTGTGGACCCATTCATTGGCGAAGAAAAAGCAAGTATGCGTAGAGATTTTACAATTAATGCTTTAATGATGGACACGCAAACAGGAATAATCTTAGACTTTCATAAAGGTATGGAAGATTTGGAAAACAAGGTAATCCGTCATACATCAGATAAATTTTCAGAAGACGCATTACGTGTATATCGTGCAGCCCAATTTGCTTCAAGATTTGGCTTTACTGTTGCACCAGAAACGCTAGAACTATGTAAGAAAATTGATGTAACACATTTACCACAAGAGCGTATCCAAGAAGAAACATACAAGGCATTCACAAAAGGCACTCCTTCTATCTATTTCGATATTTTAAAGAGTATTGGAATTGAATTGGTTAAAGAATACAGAAGCATTGATAAAGTTGCTAAGAAGTATGACGTAGAGATGTGCATGGCTTATTTAGCAAAGTGTGATAGTGGTTTTGAATTAACTACACACAAATCAAAGAAATATCTTGAGTTGTTGCATTTCATGAGTGATATTCAAGAATATGTTTGTGGTGATTACCTCATTTACGAATTGGCAAAAGCATGGGTAAGTCGAAAGTTAGACGATTCTATGATTAGTGTAGTATTTGATATCTTCTCATTAGATACAGGTATTGAAACTGAAAAAGAGCAATTAGAGTTTACCCAATTCATTAAGGGTGTTAAAGAACAGTACTTAACATCTAAAGAATTAATGGGGTTAGGTTACGAAGGACAAGAGTTAGGTAAGGCATTAAAAGAAATGAAGTATTTAGTATGTGAAGGACTAACTCATGAACAACTCCTTGAAAAGTTTAGAAAGTGATTAGAAACATATGGAAAATACTAATTTAACAACAATTCAATTTGCACAAGCATTATTTGGGTTAGAACCTGACACACCAATTGCCCATGAGTTTGATATGGAATTTGGCCAGACAGACGAGAGATGGTGGTCATGTCAGAGAGAACATTTTGCATTTTGGGCTATTTCACAAAACACAAATGGTGTCAAAGGCTACAGGCATAAACCAAACACAAATGCAAGGACAATGTACAATAGACTTGGCGCACCAGAATTATTGCTCTGGTTAATCGAAGCGTTGTATATCTCATTGAAACAGGAAGATGATGAGTTAGAGTTTAATAAATTTATGAAAGAATTTAGAGAGTTTGTGGTAGAATTGTCTAAGTTGGGGAGAGATTTTAGACAAAAACAATGTAAAATGATTAGAGACAAATATCCGTATGATATGATTGAAGAGTTGTTGATTGAACATAAAGAGAGATTGTAAGTCTAGGACTAAGAAAGGTTGATATATATGTTAAAAATAACAAGAGAAGGTGCAGATTTGATTGATAGTGGTCTTATTGATAAGAAAGCAATTAAATTAAAGGTCCCATCATGGAATAAGCAATATAGAACAATTAAACGTCACTTTAGATATAGTTTGCTTGACGATACAACAAAAATAGAAACCGTGGTACTTTCTATACTGTCATCGATATTTTTCGGGTTAGTGCTATGTATGATAATAGGTCCAACAGGACTCCAATATCTTCCATCATGGTTTAGAATACCTATGCATCTACTATTTTCAGTTTTATTAGGTCGGTATATTACAACAGAGGTGATTATTTTTGATAATGGTATTATTGGGAACGAAAAAGTATTTTTGCCTAAAGTGAAGTTGCAAATTGAGGAAGATATTGTCGATTTAACCCTGCACGAGAAAGAGGAATTATTGACAAAATTTGCACAAGGTGTTTTCGGTATTAAAAAGAATAAAGACAACACATTCGCTGTCATAAGACATGACAATGGTAAGGTAAGTGAATGTCATAGAGACTGTTATTATTGTAGTAAAGAAATGTCTGAACAAATGATGGTTGACAAATGGTACTCCATTACAGATTTGGTGTATGATAAAGCCAAAATTAACGACTAAGATTAATTTCTTGGTCTTTTTTTATTTACTTTTCCGCAAAACTGTGTTAAGATATAACAGTAAATAAAGTAGAGGTAGTAAGATATGGAATATAGAGTAGTGTTATTCAAATCAAGAAACAAAGATAACAAACACATTGAAGGTTTTAAAGAAAATAGTAAGCAATTTCTTATAACTGACATGTCAAAGGTTTCTGAAAAGTTTGAACAGTTTGTTTCAAAACAGTTAGATGGTGTATTATGCCGTTGTTATATATCTATAAACAAGCGTAACGGTGACCTAATTCAGAAACAGTTAATTTCATATCTTGCATTAAACGATATGGACTTATCTAAGATTGAAAGTAAAACTGTATCTATTGCAATGTTACCTCAATGTGCCACAGCAAAAAAGTGGTTATTCGATTTTGACTATGAGAGTGAAGAACAAGTATTAGAGTTCGTTGAAGATATTAAAGATGCTGACCCTACTGTTGAAATCAAGTATAAAAAGACAGTACACGGTTATGCCGTAATCACAAACCACGGTTTTGATACACGAGCATTGTTAGCGAAGTGGTTTGATTGTGAAAATAAGAAAGATGGCATGTTGTTAGTAGATTGGAAGGTGAAGTAATGGATATTAAATATTTTAAAGAGAAGTTTATTGATTGGATTGATGAAAGTAACCAATTAGGAAAACATGCAACGATTCAAGTACAGGACAGTTGCTATTTCGGCAATCACTGGTGGGGAGTTGTAGATAAGTGTACAATCTCTGATGGTGTTGCAGTTCTTAATGTAACAGATTATAAAAACGATATTGAATACAAGTTCACAGACAAGTCATTGTTTGATAATGTTAGTAAGGTTGTATTCCGTATTAATGGTGGTATTTTTGAAGATGCAAAGTGGGTCGATACAAGTTGGAGTGATAGAATATTCTTATTCGAGGTAGATTTCTAATGAATAAAACAAAATTACAACTATATAATGAATTGAAAGAACTAACAGAAGAAAACAGAAAGCAAATTAAGGCAATATTAGATGATATTGTTGAGAGTGGTGTATTATCTGCTCACGTAGTAAATGTACCAGAGTGTCTTGACTTATGCAGTCAGTTTAATATGACACCTAAGAAGTTAAAAGAACTACTAGACGCTTATCTTGATATGCAAATCTGTATTCTCAAATACACTTGTAATTATCGAAAAATTTCTATGCACTTGGTAGATGTGGAAGATGGTCGGTTTTATAAGACTTTCCATATTGCATTCTGTCCGTTAGAAGAAAATACATTTTTATGGGATGCTGTGTTCTGTCTTTTGAATTTTTCATCCCAACAAGAACTAAAGAACTTCATTGAGAACTATGTAGAGTATAAAGAAGCATTTACGGAATATCTTTGTGATAATTGTTTCGTTTCTGCCGATATTTATTCTGATGGCTTTTACGAATTGGTAACAGTAAAAGAGTTGGCTTTAATTCTTGAGGAATATAAGAAGTTTTTCAAAGACGAACTAGACAAGTTGAAGAGCATGCAGGTTTCTTTAAATGAATGTGAAAATAAATTAAACGAAATCTTTGGTGCATTTAAACATCGTTTCAGTGAGTATTTAGAACGGGTTTAAAGGCAATATTGTCATGTCGAACGTAAACAATATCCTCCTAGATAATAAAACATTAGAAACGCTTGATAGAACATGTGGAGTAGACCACACATCACATACGCCCACCGCACGTATTAAGAAAAAATATAAACAACAGAAAGGAAAGTATTAACATGAAGAAGATTTTAATTGCATTATGTATATTCGCTTGTGGTTGTAGTGTTAGTAGTAATAAATTAGTTGCTAACAACACGAAAACTGAACGAGTACTTGAAATTACAAAAGCGACACAAGATATTATCGTGAAGCAACAAGGAGGTATTGTGATGAGTAAATATAGTGACTTTCAATTCATTCCATCAGCAAAACAAAAAATCGTTACAACGTTTGGTGGTTCAGGCTATCGAACAGTTTTCCTGTGCCCATTTTGCAATCAAGAGTTGAAATTTATTGCAAAAGAAGTACAGAAATGCCCAATATGTGGCAATCTTGTAAAGAAAGGTTTGGTTTACTAATGGGACACAGTATTAAAATAGAGTTTGTAGAAAACAACGATGTGCAGTGTGTTTATTTCTTAAGAGCAGATTGTTTCTACACAGAAGAATTTGAGAAGAGATTAAATCTGTGTGATAAGAAACAAGAAATTAACTTTAATAAATTGTTCACAATCTTAGAACAGACACTAGAAAACTGGGTAAGAACAGCAGATACAAGGTTTGTAAACAAAGATTATACAAATCGGTATTGTAATAAACTTTTGAATATGACACCTTATTTTACGTCAAGAGATGCGAAGACATCCGATGAACCATTAAAAGAGAATATCATCGAATCAACAACTGGCTTCACGTATGCTTTAAAATTCGCAATCATGAACATGCCTGTTTTTGAGACATACAATTTGATATACAGTTTAGACCAATGTAATCTTTTTGTGAAATGTGGTATCAGAAACTATTATAAACCAGAGTTAAAAGACAGTGTTAAGTGCTACATCTGGGCAGATTAGTTGTATAATATTAAAGAGAGGTACAAAACATGGATAGAGTAAAATATGAAATGAGATACACATACGAAAATAGTCGTAGTGTTTATTATAAGCATGATGATTTACCACTGTGTTTCATAATTACAAAAGATGGAACTCTACAATTTTTAAACATTGACTGTGTTGGATTCAAACCAGATAAAGAAAATGCAACAGATGAGTTCATTGGTAAGTTAGAAGATGTCGCAAGAAACAAAGTATCAATTACAGATGACTTAATAGATAGTTTATTAAACGATTTTAGAGAGTTTAAACCTACACAGAACGACAAACATGTTTTAGCATTTAACACAGAGTTTACTTTAGAAAAAGACTCTATCATGGTTAAATTACAACTAGAAAAAGATTATATTACACTAGAAGTAAATAATTATTTAAATAATGATTATCAGAAAGAAATTTTAAACTTTACAGGAATTAGAAATTCTAACATTATGGATATTTATAACAGTGTTGTAAATAAAGTCATTAAGTTTCATAATGATTTAATTCAATTAGACAACAATGTGTTTGATACAGTATCAGAACTATTATTAAGCGAAAAGGAGAAACCAAATCATGTTCACTAGCGATGAATTTGAAAGAGATTTTGAGCAAAGCAGAAAGAGATTTAATTTAACATTTAATATTACATGGATTGCGATTATTCTATTTGTTATTATTGGTGGTTCAGTAGCACAATATAACTCATTAGTGGACAAAAATGCTAGAGTTGAACAGTATTATTCAGTCATTGAAACGACATTACAAAGAAGAAATGATTTAATTCCTAACGTAGTCAATTCAGTTAAAGGTTATATGGCTCACGAAGAGAAATTGTTAACCGAAATTACTAATGCTAGAAAAGAGATTGGTAAGGCAGAAATTGAAAATGGTTCAAACCTAGATAATTCAATCTCTAAGTTAATTGCATTAGCAGAAAGTAATCCAGAATTAAAAGCGAACGAGAACGTAAATGCTTTGATTATCGAACTAGAAGGCACAGAGAACAGAATCATGGTTGCTCGTCAAGACTACATTAAAGCAGTAAGTGAATATAACGCAACTATTAGAAAGTTTCCTACAAGTGTCTTTGCAAAGATTTTTGGTTTCAAGGAAATTCAAGTTTTTCAAGCAAGCCCAGAATCTAACAAAGTGCCAAACGTTGATTTAAAGTAGGTGAGTTATGAAGAAACTTATATTATTGTTTCTGCTATTATTTTCACCATTGACTGTTAGAGCAGAGAATATTCCCACACAAGCACCTACAAATGGTGTTTATGACCCTAATAGGCATCTAACTGATGAAACTATCAATCGTATTAAAGAAATTAACGATAGGTACGCAGGAAGTGATTTAAGGCCACAGATTGGTTTTGTTATTGTTAATGAGGTTGAAGGCAATATTGAACAAGTAGCCAATGAAACAGCAAGAAACTGGAAAATTGGTTTTTCTGACACTAATAATGGAATGTTAGTAGTAATTGATATTAACAACCACAAGATTAGAACAGAAACCTCTAATAGTATGTCTACTTATATTACCGATTATCAAACATCTATCTTAAATGACTCTGTTAAATATGATTTTAGAAATGGTGATTATGATAGTGGTGTAAACGAGTACTTAAATGAGTACACTAAAATGATGGATAGAGTTGTAAGTGGTAAAGAACCAATGTCACATGAAGAAAAATATATGAGAATAATTTTATCTTTTATGATTTTCGCCATTGTTGCAGGTATGATAGGAGTATTGCTGACTAAACTAGTCCAAATATTTAGTGGTGGAGATGACGATGATGACGGCTACTATGGTGGTGGAAGTTCTGGTTCACATTATCACCATTATTATTCAGGTAGTTCTTATAGCAGTCACTCTTACTCTAGTGATAGTTCAAGCAGTAGTTCTAGTGATTCATCATCAGGTTGGTCTGGTGGTGGCTTCGGTGGTGGAGGTAGTACAGGAAGTTGGTAGTTTACAACATGGGAAGAATAATGTACAATAAAGACATGGAAGAACAATATCAATTAGATTTAATTAAAGCGATTCAAGAAACGAAAGATGGTGAAGTCAGTGTAATTCAATTACCGATTGAATTAATCTCTACTTCAACCATGTGTCAATAAACAAAGGAGAATATGATATGATTAGTAAAAGATTTTAAGTGTGATGTTCTATACATTTGTGTTAGGACTATCAGTTTGGGAGTTGTTTACCGATAGAATTATAGACATTTTATAACATCTATAATGTGATAGGTATTGGTTAAGTTGAGTATTAGTTAAGTATTAGTAAAGAGAATAATACTCTTAGGAAGAAGATGAGTACAATGGCAAATTTTATAGTTCAATTTCCCCTTAAAACTGAAAAGTATCAAGAAGATATTTTAGACAAGCGTCTTGAGATTGGTAGACAGATTTATAACTCGTTGGTGAATATAACACAGAAACGTTATAAAGAGATGATTAAAACCAAGAATTATAGAAATCTTATTTCCAAATTATCAGGAGATAAAAAGAAAGATAAAGATATCTGGAAACAAATTAACGATATTAGAAAACAGTTTGGCATGTCAGAGTACTCATTTTATAAAGATGTAAAAAGACTACAACACCACTTCTCTGAAAATGTTGACTCTCACACAACACAGAGGATTGCATCAAATCTTTGGAGAGCATACGAAAAATTATTTTACGGAAACGGAAAGAAAATACTATAAGAAACATGGGTCTCTTAATTCGCTAGAGGGCAATTCTAATTATGCAGGTATTCGTTTTAGAGGTGGCACAATTTTATGGAATGGGTTAAAAATCCCAGTAGTCATTGATTACGACAATTACTATGAAAACCAAGCACTAAGGTCTGAAATCGCTTATTGCTGCCTTATCCGAAAGTTCATAAGAAAGAGGTATAAGTATTATGTTCAAATTGTATTCAAAGGAACACCACCACTAAAAGTAGACAATGAAACAGGTGAAGTCAAGCACTCAATAGGTGAAGGAGATGTCGGTATAGATATAGGTACATCTACCATCGCTTATTCTTCTGCCACTGATGTCAAAATTTTGGAACTCGCTGACAGGGTCCAATATATAGAAGATGAAAAACGTAGGTTATTACGAAAAATGGATAGAAGTCGTAGAACAACTAATCCAGATAACTACAACGAAGACTGTACTATTAAGAAACAAGGAAATAGGAAAATGGTCTGGAATAAATCAAACCATTACATCAAATACCAAAATGAGTTGAAAGAGTTGTACCGTAAGCAAACAGACGTTAGAAAGTATCAACATGAGTGCTTAGCGAACGAGATTATATCTCTTGGTGATACTATTTACGTTGAAACAATGAACTTTGCAGGACTGTCTAAGAGGTCTACTAAAACAGAGAAAAATGAAAAGGGTAGATTTAAGAAAAAGAAACGCTTTGGTAAGTCTGTTGGTAATAGAGCACCTTCGATGTTATTAGGAATTATAGACAGAAAGTTATCCTATTATGGTAAACGATTGATTAAGATAGATACATGGAGTGCGAAGGCAAGTCAGTTCAATCACTTCGATGGTACTTACAACAAGAAAAAGTTATCTCAAAGATGGAATGATTTTAATGGAATAAAGGTTCAAAGAGATTTGTATTCAGCATTTCTGATAATGAATGTAGCAGACGATTTGAAGAGTTTTGATATAAACAAGTGTAATGAGAGATTTGAAAGTTTTTACCAACTTCACAACTTAGAGGTTGAACGATTGAGTGGGCATAGAAATTTAAGTAGTGTAGGAATTTAAAGAAATAAAAGCATCACAACAATTTAAAATAAAAGGTTTTGGTACGAGCCTAATGCTATCGTTAATTTACTCAATGGAGTAATTGATAGTGAAAGTCTTACAGGAATAAATCAGTCTTATGTGCTTTCGAGTATATCTGGAAGTTTACGTATGTAAGAACCTAACGTGATTAGAGCGTTGGAGTACCATGGGAATTGTTTAGTTGGGGAAGTTCACCTTTGGACAAAACAGTAGCATTTTTCACAATCCTATTATGTGTTAAAGGTATTGTAGAGAATTTATTAGAAAAGAGAGGAAATTAGAGAATGGGAACACCACAAGCAATATATGAGTTGTCAAGGGCTTATGGAGAGGCTCAATCAGTAATTGATAGAGTATGTTTAAAGTTAGATGAAATGAATATTAAACCATGTGAGTTGCTGGAAATATTAAATATTAAGCATAGTTTTTGCGATGGTATTTACTCATTTCAACTAAAAGAAATTACAACTGGTGATATTGTTAAGATGTCCTATGATAACGAATATTTAACCGTAGAATATTTTAATGAGTTAGGAAGTCGTGGACTGCCACAACGATTCAGTTGTCCTACAGCAGGTACATTACTACGTGAAATTTTATATAATATTAATTTCAACAGAGTATTATCAGCATCACTTGCCACTTTGTTACATAATGTATCATGTAGTTGATTATTAATAGAGCCATCTAACTTCTTGATATAGAATATAGAAAGAGGTTATAGAACGGCTCGTAAAACTGCTTGGCTTTAGACGAGCAGAGCGTCAAAATATAGTTCGTAAGGTTAATTTGATATTATCTAAAAATGCAGATGTTCCACATATAGGGCTTGGTAATGCTAAATCAGGGAGAGAGAAGTAATATGAAAGTAAATATTAAAGAAACACTAGACATTTTAAACAATTCAAAAGTGATAGTGGTTAAACGTGTTAAACCAAAGAACTTAACATTTGAAGTATATAAACTTACAAGTTTTCGTAATGCTTTGAAACAGTGGGGAAAATAACATGAGTACAACACAGATTAATGATATTATTGAATATCTAACAAAGAATGGATTAACTCCTGAAGATGTTGAAAACAATGGTGGATATGCAACGCTCAATTATGATTCCTTTTGGGTTGATGTTTGTTGTGCAGATGATAAGGTAAATGCTGAATTGCATGTAATGCTTGATTATAAATTTACTTTCACACAAGGTTGTTCATATTTTCTAAACTCGTTTGCAACTGATTGGGAAATATATAAGAGGTATCTAAAAGTTGTATTTAATGTGAGAAATGCACAAGAGTTGGCGATAACAGTAAAGAAGTGTGCAGAACAGTTCAATGTGGAATTAGGAAGAGAATAGGGAGTAATTAACATGAGAGAAGAACTATTAGCATTAGAGAAAAAGTTACGTAATGACATCCACGAATTTGCAAAAGAAAATAGCAACAAGTCAATAGAAGAAATCCTAACCATGCTTGGTCTTGAATATACTCTTAAAGATGGTGTGTATTCTTTCACAGCATCCGAAATTGATACACGTGAGTTAATTTACATGACTTACGATGGAACATGGTTAAATGTGCATAATACAAGAGATGGTAAACCTGTTAGTATAGATAGTGCTTTTTACTGTCCTGCAGGTAAAGAACTAATTATTGAGATTTTATTTGCAACTACATATAGCAATAACTTAGTTTGTGCCATGATGGAGGCTATGGATAGAGCAATAATTATAAATGAGTAGAGCCACAGGTTAAGTGGTTTTTCTTGATACAGAATGTAAGAGGTAGAGTAATGAAAGAACTTCAAATTTGCTTAGAAAATTGTGATGTGATTAAGGTACCTTGGGAGAGTGTTGTTAATCTTTCAATATACAAGGTTCACAAGACGTATCACTTCTCTAAAAATATGAACTTAGAAATGTTGGTTGCAGACGATATATTATTGACACTTTCTAAGAGTGCAGATTTGCCCCATCAAGCATTTGGTATCGGTAAGTTCACTACAACATTTAAACGTTTATATGATTGTAGAGATATTGTATCTTTAACACTTGTCTATGATGACGACAAAGAAGAGGAGTTCTACGTAACATACGAAGAGGATGAGTTAAGATGCTACAACAAACTCCAATTAGTAGAGTTTGACAGTTACGGGAACTTAGTCATTAAGATAGGAAAAGACGTATGTTCGTGGTAATTGTAGCAGGTTCAAGAAGTTTTAGCGATAGGTCATTAATGTACAAGAAACTAGACTATTACCTTCAAAATCAAGATAAAGTTCTTATTATTCATGGTGGTGCTAAGGGAGCAGACACTTGTGCCGCAACATACGCAAAAGACAAAAGCATTGAAACAAAGGTCTTTCTGCCAAACTGGGATAAGTATGGTAAGAAAGCAGGCATTTTGAGAAACATTGAGATGTTTGAATATGCATCACAATTTCAGAATAGAGGATGCGTAGTCTTTTGGGATGGCAAATCTAAAGGAACAAAGAATGATATTGAACTATCTGAAAAATACAATGTTCCTTTGCGAATAGTTGAATTTAGATAAACGGACAGAGGCATTTCCAGAGCGATTTGCCTTTTCTTGATATTACACTCATTTAAAAGAATGAAACGTCAGGAAACGCCTAATACCGTTGTCCTAGAGCGTTTTAGCACTACACACAACATAAAAGTCCTAAAAAGTGATATATATATATAAACGTGAGGAGAAACAATGAGAAGAAAAATGAATAAACCGATTTTATTAAGTGCATTATCACTAACACAAAGCGTTGGTACTGTAGCGTTGATTCAGAACAGCATTGTACAGACCTACGCCGAGGAAAAGAACAAAGACGTAACAAGTCAGGAGTTCCTAGACTACATCAAGGAATTAAAACAGAAGTATCCTAACTTTACTTTTAAAGAGAATACAACTGTTTATAATTCCCTACAAGAGGCACAACAAGCAGAACAACAACAAAAACAACAGTTAGAGCAATCTATTAAACAATACGAAGATGCAAAGAAACAATCAAAAGATGAATATGATGCTAAGGTTAATCAATACAACCAAGACTTGGCAACATATAACCAAGAAAAGCAGGCTTGGGAAACTAAGAAAGCAGAGTTAGAAGCAAAGAAAACAGAAGAAGGTCAACTAACGGAAACATTAGCACAAAACCTTATTTTTAAAGATGAACCTAATGCAGAAGTATCAGTTAGTGGGAACTTCCAAGGATATTGGAAACGTACTGATAGTAGATACGGCAATGACTATGGAATTTTAGATTATAAGCCAGAGAATGGTGACACACTAGAACAGGCGTGGAATGGTGGTTACGCAATGTGGAGTGCAAGTGGCGCAGGTGGCACTTTCTTAGGTTACCCAGTTGTATTAAAACAAGGTGACAGTATTACAGCGACTTACACTAATTTACAGAATAGTAGTTATGCTGGTAAAAAGATTAGTAAGATAGAATATACGATTACATCTAATCAAACACAACCACATTCAGTATTTGTATTAAAGAATCCTGCGTTAGGTTTATGGACATACAATACAAAAGAAGGTAATATCGCCCAAACAAACTTAACCATGAAATTCTACGATGAAGATGGTAGTTTAATTGAGTTTGACGAAAACCATCCAGCATTAGTGAACATGGGAAGTTTAAACTCTGGTACAACAGCATCGGGGTTCAGATATGCTGAAAAGGTAAATAACTATAATTTTAGATTTGTACCTATCAACGGTTCACTTATTAAAGAAAGTGCAAATCATGAAATTTATGCAGTAGACGAAGATACAGATAATCCTACAAACTATAAAGGTTGGGGAAGAATGCAATGGGACACACAAGGCAATCCTAATATGTGGTTTGGTAGTGGTACAGGTGTTGTAACAAGTGGTAACACTATTAGTTTATCGGCTGAATCAAACACTGGTGGACAGTGGTTAATTGTAAATGGTGCAGTAACTACAAAAGATGTTCTACCACCATTCGTACTAAGAACACCAGATGCACCAGAACCATATCACGACCCAGATTATCCTGGCAGTAACGGTACACCAAACACACTTACATATAGCAGAGTTCTTGTCAGACAACTAACAACAAAGTGGGTTGACAAAGATGGTAAAGAACTCAAGACACCTGTAACAGACACAGACATTAAGCCATCAGGTACAGTAGCACACTACGCTTTTGACCATGACGATACAGATGGTGATGGCAATGTAACGCATATCTTCAAACAATTAGAAACACGTTGGCAAGATAGAAGTGGTAAGACATTAAAAGAGCCAGTCAAAGACGATAGTATTCAAGATAAAGGAAGTATTGATAATTATGCTTTCGTAGAAACAAAGACTGAAGGCGACATCACAACACATATCTTTAGACAATTCAGTACTAAGTGGGTTGATGAAGATAATAAGGATATTAAACCTGAATTTGTAGGTGATAAGACAAAAGATAAAGAAGATATTGACAACTATGCTTTTATGAACACAGAAACAGTTGATGGCAATTTAATTCACCATTATAGACAATATACAACAGAGTGGGTAACAGAAGATAATACACCAATAAAGGATAAGTTTACTGGTAAGGAAGTCAAGGATAGTGGAACAATACCTAACTATAAATTCCTGGAAACCAGGACAGATGAAAAGGGTAATGTAAAACACATCTTCGCACAGTTTACGACTTCTTGGATTGATGAGAGCAACAAGAATTTAGCAGAACCTGCCAAGGCAGATGCGTTTAGAGGACAAGAACAGTTTGAAGGTTACAAACTTATTGATACTAAAGAAGAAGGCAGAACAAGGACATACATCTATCATAAGTTGACAACTGAATGGGTTGAAGAAAACACAAATAAGCAGTTAAAGAAGCAAGATGGTGTACATGACCACGGTGATATTAACTCATACGCTTATGTTAAAACTGAAACTAAAGAGAATGGCGACATTGTCCATATCTTTAAGAAAGTTGAAGAGCAGAAGAAGAACGATGTTCCTACAGGCGTTGAAAGTACAGGTTTAATTAGCCTAATTGCAAGTGGTTTAAGTGTTTTAGGAATCACAGTTTTAAATAAAAAGAAGAATGCATAAACAGCCTTCTTTTTGATATATTAAATGAAGTTTAAAAAGGAGAAACAGTATGGGAATTTTAAGTTTAGGATTGGCCTTCGTTTTAGGCTACCTTGTTAAGGAAAACGAGGGCAAAGGCGGTGTCGTTGATAAAATCAAACAGGACATCCAAGAAGCAGTAGCAAAGCATGAGGAAGATGAATAGTCTTCCTCAACTTGTATAATATAAAGGAGAGATAATAAAATGATAGATAAGAATATATTAAAATTGGTATTTTATACCTTCTCATTAGGCTTAGCATCATGGGGCTTTTTCAGTTGGGGTAGTTCTCCATTAGATAAGACACTTGCTTGTATCTTAGCGTTGCTGTGTATTAAGGGTATCGCAGGTTTGTTAATTACAGATAAGGAAAAGAAATGATGGTATCTGATTTAAAGAATATAATTAGTAAAGTCACAGGCAACCAATACACCGATGAACAGTTGGCAGAGGAACTCAAAGCAGACGGCACAACACCAATGTCAATCTTAGATTCCCTGGGGATTGACTATGTTATAGAAACAATTGGCGATAGACACGTCATCAAGATTGTAAATGGTGAAGCAACAGGTGAAAAGTTAGAGTTTACCTATAGAGAGGTTTAGAAAAGGAAAATCATAACATGAACAAATTATTGAAAATCGGTTTAGTATCATTGTTAGCATTACCTATTGTAGGTTGTGGGCCTAAGGAATCAAAACAAGATACTACAACAAGCACAACAACAGAAACAAAGGAAACAGAAGCAACAGCACAAAAAGACACTTCAAAATTTGATATTTTTACACAAAAGAAGTATGAAGAATTTAAGTTTAACGCTTCAGGTGCAGAATACCAAGGAAAATTAGTTGATGAGAATGGTAATCGTATTATGGGTGATGACGGTAATCCAGTTGGACCGAACGTACAACATTTTGACTATGATGTATCTGTCAAGTTACCAACTAATTATACAGTAAACGCAATCGTAGTAGATAAGAATGGGCATATTTCAGATAAATACAGATTGAATAAAGAAGTAGAAGAACGTGACCATTACTGGGATGAAGAATATAAGAAATCTACAGAAGAACTTAACAATGATTATGTAGGGAAGATTGTTGCAACAGGGTTTGAGAAAGACCACGACACCTATTCCTATGATAAGTTAATTTTCATGTGTACTTTCTTGCCTAAGAACTTTGAGTTTAAAGAGCGTGGAGACACTTTAGAGAAAGTAGATTCCTATTATTTAGAGTTTGATAAGAAAGAAAACTTGGTTAAGAGTGATTATAAGGGATATACTTTATATACAAATAAAGTAGATACAGACGACGGTGGGTATATTGAATGTTTCTTATATTTAGACAATGCAAACAAGGTATCTTTCACATACTATAACAAGTATCAGAACACAAAGGACATGTCTAAGGAAGATGCAAACAAGGAAGTAATTAAATTCCTTGATGATTATGTAATGATTAAGAAGTAGAGCCATGAACTATCTAATCTCTATCAAAGAATTAAACTTTGAAAAATCAGTATATGTCCCAAACAATGTAAACATGCAAGCATACATAGACGAGTGGTTGTTTGCAGAGTACGGAATTAAGGGTAAATCATACCAAATGAAAGAGAGCAATTAAAACGCTCTCTTTTTTGATGATTTTTTGAAGTTGTAAATTAAGCCGAAAACGGTTTTTAGGAAGAATCCGTGTGACTTTTTTAGGTCAAAAACACCTAAAAACGAAGGGGATGATATACTATACATCCCCAACCTAAAACAGCCGTTAAAACCGTTCTCCTGAACGGCGTATGCGCCAGCAAAAACCGTTCCTCCTGCAAATAAAAACCTTCTAAAAGGCTTGACATCTTCCTAGAATATTGCTAAAATATACTCGTAAAAACAAAGAGAGATAGAGGTAAGAGCCATGACATTTAAAGAGTTGATATTAGAACAAACAGGATACCAGTGCTTCACAACATTCTTTGAAGATTTTACGATTGCAGAAAAATTTGGGCTTAACGCCGTCAAAGACACTTTCAATAGAGCATTTAAAGAATGGAAGTCAAACTATAAGTATTTAACTGAACTCACTATGGTTCTTAATTGGAAAATTTGGCAACACTACAATAAGAACGAAAAGTTAGCAGAACTATATAATAGTCTGTGGGAAAAGGCAGACACTTATGCAGGCGAACATCTTAAAGGTGAGGAATTGTATTATTTCTGTAGTACAACAGACTAAAAGGGATTGAAATATCTCTTTTTCTATTTACTTATTTTCCCATATATGATAAAATAATATCACCAAGCAGAGGAAAATATGAATAAAGAACAGATTGAAGATATTATTAAGAAATTAGAAAAGCGTGAATACGAGGTTAGATTTAAAACTTATGAAGACAATATTGTTTCATTCTATTGTAACGAACATGCATTTACAATAGATTACAATAGTGCTAAACCTGTAGTAGGCGTAGGTATTTGCTTAGATGTTTACTCAACATTTAACCAGAATGATGTAGACTGGTTAAATTCTATTACGGACCGTTGGGAAATATACAAATATTGCATTAGTTTTTCTAGTACTGTAGAAAGCGAAGAAGAACTAGAAAAATTATTGTTACATTGTATTGAGTATTTTTAATAAATAAAGTAGGAGATTAGATATGGAATATATTGATGTTATTAATGAAGAAGCAAAACTTAATGAACGATTAAAAGCATGTGAAGAAAAATATGCTTTAGATGTCTTAAGTATCTCAAACAGATTAGAGGAACTATCTAAACATAAGGAAGATTTTCAGAATGGTAATAGTTCATTTGCTTTTGCAAGAGAATATATTGACGTTAGAAGTCCATTAACAATATTACTAAATTTCCCACTCTATATTGATAGTCTTAAGAAAGAATTAACAAAAGACTATAAGCAATTATTGACACATAACCTTGAAATTCAAAATAATGCTTATGGTGGCGATTATCGCAAATACACAACACTTGTTAAAAAGGGATATAGTATTGATTATCATCCTAACCTAGGCTCAATTAATTTCTCTCGTAAAATGCCTGTGCAGTATTTTAGTGACTTAGTAATGGAATTAGAGAGACTGTCTATTATTAAACCTATCGCAACAAAAAGATTCCAAGACGAAAGTGTGTTTTTTGACCCATTCTATGGGTTTAATTCCTTAAATAATACCATAGAGTTTAAGGTTAAGACAGAAGAGTATGACTACACCAATCTGCTAAAATTATTAAATTTCCCAGAGGAGTTCTGTTTCAGTGCGAACTATGGCAACGAAAAGGGTATGTACAGATTAATCGGTGACTCTTATGTGTTCCATAAATTAGACAAATGCTCTAATCAGTGGTATAGTGTTACAGAAGCGTTTGAAAGATTCAAGGAAAAGAATTGGAGATAGTGTATATGTTAAAAATAACACGAGATGGAGAAAAGACAATAGACAATGAAAGACCATTTAATAAAGGATTATTGCCAAGATGGAAACAGAAGTGGTTAGTGTTTAAACTTGGATTGGTAGTCGTATCAGAATATGATTTTAATGAAGGTATGTACAATGCATTTTTTAAACTTAGAAAGAAAGTTTTAACTAGACTAGACCAAATTGACTCCAATATTATTGACACCACATTAGAGGAACGTTTAAAAATCGCAAAATGGTTTGCACAAGAAAAGGATTTGGTTGGAATTAAAAAAGATGCCGATAATAGATGCGAGTACACACTGTTCTATAACAATCATGGTAGTCTTACCGAGAAAAGAGAAGTGTCTTATCGCACACCGATTTCTGGTGAAATAGACAAACAAATGATTGATGGTTACATTTATTCCATTAGTGACCTATTAACATACAATGCTCCATGTAAGGTAGAAAAGTAAAGAAAGAGGTAATTCGTATGACAAAAGTAATTGTAGACCTTGAGAAACCTTGTGGTGGTTGGTCTTTCTTATCACTTGAAGATGATAATGGTTCTAGTAACGTTGTTCTCTCTTATATAGATGGGAATGTTGCATTAAACATGTTAAAGAAGTTTTATAAATATCTAAAGAATTGCGAACCATGTATCTTATTTGAATTTGATGGAGAAAGTCATGGAACACAAGTGGTACTAGTATCTGAAAAAGAGTGTTACATGTGTGGTTGTCCTTATGCTGGTGGGCATGGTAAGATTTATGATATTAAAGCACCCGACTTTATTGAACTGGTGTTAAATGCTATATGCGAAAATTTTGTTAGTTGGGCTTCATTTGGTATTCTTGTTGAGTCTGATGAGGAGTATTACACAGAATTAGAGAAGAGTAAGAAAACACTAACAAAGTGGATTAAGAAGGTTCGTAAAGAGTTAAAGTCATATCGAGATACATTCACAGAGATAGAGAAATAATGAATTTGCATCAAATAAGGTATAGTTTTTGATGCATAAGTTGTATAATATATAAGTAGGAGTAGTAGAATTAATAATATGAAGTACTATATAAGTGACTTACATTTTGACCACACAAACGTAATTAAGTTTGATAATAGGCCTTTTAACAGTGTTGAAGAAATGAACAGTGCTCTTATCCATAATTGGAACAGTGTTGTTAAAAAGGGTGATATTGTGTATGTTTTAGGAGATTTTTGCTTTGGCAATACGGAACGTACAAATGAATTATTTAATCAATTAAACGGTAAAATAATTTTAATAAGAGGAAATCATGATAGAATCCTACATACACAAGCAAACAAAAATAAAGTCTTGCAAATGGTTGACTATAAAGAAGTAAAGGATATGGCATTTGGTAAAGAGTATCGTGTATATATGAGTCACTACTTTATGCCTTTATTTAGGAGTCATAGGTACCCTAATTGTGTTCACCTTTATGGTCATGTTCACAATTCAGATGAGTGGGAGTTCTGTAAAGAAGTGGCAGAACAAGCAAAGAATAGATACAAAACAAATGCGCAATATTTCAATGTAGGCTGTATGTTGGATTATATGAATTACACACCAAGAACGTTAGAACAAATATTAAAAAATGGAGAATAGACATGTTAGATTTAGAAAACATTAAAAATTGTTATGTAGAAAAAGAAAAACTTGATGAAGAACTTATCAAGCAGTTAAATCTAATTAAAGATATTTTAGGTCCTTGTTTTACCTACAAAGAGTTTGACAACTTTATTAATTATCAGGAAATTACATGTATCTATGATATATTAGATGTAGAAGATGGCATTCTTGACATATTTTTTCTGAATGAGAATATGGACTTAGGAATCGTATCACTTGATAAAGAATTATTAACCATGAGTGAAGAAGAATTAAGAAAAATAAAGGAGAATGGATAATATGTCACTAATTGAACAAGCAGTTAAAGCAGAACAAGAGTATCAACTACAAATGAGAGAAGTTACTGACAGACTAAAGAACATTCAAAGTTATCTAGGACTCATCTACATTCAAGAACAAATCGTTAGAGTAAAGAGTGTGTCTGTCGAAAATGATATGGTTCATTTGGTAGTTGATTGTTCTGTATGTTGTTGGGGAGTTGATGAGGACATTTCTTGTGAATGTGACATTCCTTTGGTGATTTTTAATGCTACTGATAAAGAATTGGACATGTATCGTGCCCTATCTCTGGCACGTGAAGCAGTTGAAAAACTGCCAGATGTTAGAGAAGAGTATCAGAGAAACCTATCTGTTATTCGTATAAGTAAGATGGATATAGAGCGTGCTGAAAAAGCCAACAAGAAGTTGGAAGAAAAGTATGGAGCATTAGTGAGATAAAGGAGAAAGTAGATGGAACTAATTAATAGAGTGGTAAACGCATGAAATTGACAGATAAAATTTTAAAAATGAAACAAGACGTATCGGATTTTGATAGAGAAGTCTTAACCAAGTTGCGAGAAATCCATGAAAATGTTTCAGTCGTAAGAGATAAATATTTATATGACGAGGGACATATTATTAGTATGGACATTATAGATGATGAACTTAGACTATGTGTTGTATATGATACCCATTTTTATGACGGACTTGAAGATGAGTACTTAGATGTGCCATTACGTTATTTTGACATGACAAAAGAAGAACTCATGGAAGAAAAGTTAGTATTAGCAAAAGCAAGGGAAGAACAGAATAGACAGCGTATTATTGGAATGTATAAGAAAAAACTTGAAGAAGTTGAAAACATGAAAGACCAATTAAATGTTCTTAAAGCAGAAATTGTAGCCACTCAAGAAGAGGCAGAAGAGTTAAAGAGATTATCAGAAAGGAAATAATGGATGAAGAAATTATTAACATTTATTACAATGCTATTTATGACAGTGTGCTTAGCCATACCATCATATGCAGAAGAAACATCGCCACGCAGGCTTGACGTACAGTTAGTACAGGTATCCCTAAGAGATAGTAGTAATCAAGTACACCAGAACAACTTATACGATGGTTCAAGTTTCTTTTTAAATCTAACATGGAACTCAACTGAAACAGTACATACAGGAGATTATTTTGATATTCTTGTACCTGAATCTATTGATATGAGTTCAGACAAGTTAGATAGAACCTTCCCTATCATTGATTCCGTTGTGGGAGATGTTATTGGTGAAGGAACATTACATCCTAATGGTACTGAAGGTGGTAAAATTAGTGTTGTATTTAATGAACAAGCAAACAACAGAAGTAATTTAAGTGGTAACGTTTATTTATGGGTGCCTTTCAATAAGAACCATATTGAGTTAAATAAAAAGAACACATTTACATTTACAATTAAAGGTAATGGCATTTATAATGGCTATCAAATGTCAGCAGAAACAACTATTACTAGACCAAGCACTGATGGCGAAGTAATTGCCAAGTGGGGTCAAGGATTACCAGATGAACCTAACACAGTTAAATGGATTATTCGTGTCAATAAGAGTGGTATGGACTTACATCATGTTGTTCTTTCTGACAGTTTAGTAACAGATAATGGTTGGTTCTTACATCCAGTAGATATTTCTAAAGAAAGATTTAAATTACAGAAAGTTACTTATACTGAAAATGCAGGTATTTCTAACTGGGGTGAGGTTATTGATGTAACAGATAAGATTCAATTTGCACCAGATTACAAGTCATGGACATTAGACTTAGGCGATATTGGCACACAAGGTTATATGCTGTTCATGAAAACTGCTATGACTAGTGGTACACTTCAAAAGAATAAGATTGCTCTTACAAGTGATGAAATAACAAAGGATGTTACAGCACAGTATAAACTAGCAGATGTTGGTGGTGATACAGGTGTAACAACAAAGGGTAAGTTAAAGATTGTTAAACAAGATTCTGAAACAGGTGCAGGACTTGCAGGTGCTAAGTTCGAGATTAAGGATTTAGACGATAATACAACACAAACTTTAGTAACAGGTGCAGATGGTACAGTGGTAACACCTAATGTTGTATTTGAAGCAAATTATGAAGTTAAAGAAATCGAAGCACCGTTTGGGTATAAGTTAAATAACACTGTATACACAATTCAAACCTCTGTAAGTAAAGATAATATCGTTACAGTTAAAGATGAACCTATTACAAGAGATATTAAGGTATCTAAGACTTGGGTAGGCAATACAGGTACACAAGCAGTTATGCACTTGTATGCAGATAATGTTGATACTGGAAAGTCTGTAACATTAGACGCATCAAATAACTGGGAATATACTTTCACAGGTTTACGTAAGTATAATGGAACACAAGAAATTCAATACTCTATTAAAGAAGATGAGATGAATTTCTATATGGCATCCGTAACGGGTGATATGGATAATGGTTTCAATGTGACAAATACATGGAATGAGCAACATGAATTACCTGGTGATGCACCAACAGTTGAAATTCCAGAATTTAAGATTACAACTTTTGTGAATACTGATAATGAGCAGATTGCAGAGTTTGAAAATGGTTTCACAGATAAGAAAGATGAAATTACATTCAATGGAACTAAGTACGTATTTAAAGAAAAGTTACCTGACCAAGATGGTATCAGAACTTATGTATATGAAGAGTTCCATAGTGAAGTACCCAACGATGCACCAGAAGTAACATTACCTGAATTAAAAGTAACAAGATTCGTAGATGAACAGGGTAATGATTTACATGAGTTAGAAGAAAACTTTGTAGAAAAGTTAGACATTAATGGATATGTGTTCAAAGAAACAACAGAAACAAGTGATATTAGAACACATATATATACTAAGGTAGAAACAGAAGTTCCTAATGATGCACCAACTGTAGAAGTGCCAGAGTTAAAGATTACAAGATTCATTGATACAAACGGTGTAGAATTGAAGAATATTGTAGAAGGTTTTGTAGAGAAAGACAGCAATATTGTCTATGAAAATGAACAGTACGACTATGTAAATACTACAGAGGAAAATGGCATTAGAACTCATGTTTATAAGAAGCATGTTACTGAGGAAGTACCTAACAATAATTCAACTACACCTACAGATAATAACACTACAACAGAGAATAAAGTGATTGTAGAGCATACGGCACCTACTGGGGATGATATGAATAATACGTTAAAATTATTTGCATTATCTGTACTTGGACTTGGGTTTGTATTGTTATATAGAAAGAAAGTAGCAGGGTAGGAGAGTTGATATGGTGAGAAAATTAATTTGTACGTTGTTATGTCTAGTAACATTAGCAGGTTGTGGTACTAAAGAAAAGCCTAAACAGTATGTGGCAGAACTAAGTCATCCATATATTAATTCGCTACCATCAGCGTTTAATAAAGAATTGGATATTAGTTACCAATTCCAGAATACATTATCAAAAGAAGGTGATTTTCCAACGATAGATTTCCTTCATTTATCAGTATATAAGGGTAATGTTATGATTGGTTATGAAATCGTTACTGCGAAGAACACTGATGACTATTTAAAAGATGGTGATTATGATATGATTCTTGGTCGAACAACAATTCCTTTAATTGTTGAAGTTAAACGTGGGGATAAACTTCGTATTGTCGGTGAGGTACACGTTCACTATGTAGATGACGACAGTAAAGATACCACACTCACCGATGAGATAGAGTACACTGCTAAGTAACGAAGGAGAGTAAAAATGAAAAAGTTAATTTGTACATTGATGTGTATAATAACACTTTCAGGTTGTGGCATAGCAACTATGGCTATGGGGCACAAAGTAAATAATGGTTCAACGTGGATGGTAGAAGAAGGAACAGTATCACCATTTATTGCAAACTTAACAGAACCTTATGTGTCAGATAACTTCCCAGATGAATTAACAATAGGTTATCAATTTCAAAACAATTTAACACAGGTTGACGACTATATGACAGTGGGCCATCTGAAAATTACTGTATATAACGAAGAAAATGTGGTAATAGGACATGAAGTCATTGAAGCACAGTATTGGTTTCATCATAAGATGGAATTAGGTGAGCAAGATGCGGTTTTAGGTAAAACTAAAATTAAGTTAAGATGGGCACCAAAAGACGGTGCTAAACTACGTATTGTAGGTGAAACATTCATAGGTATTGAAGATGGATTTACACTAAGCAATACAGTTGAATATACAGTGCACCGAGAAAAATAATAATTAAAGTGGCAGAAATGTCACTTTTTCTTATTTACAAATGATTTGAACTATGATAATATTGTATTGTAAACAAAAGAGGTACAACTATGAGTACAGTATATAAGATTAACAGACTTTGCAAGATTAACACAGACAATCCTACACCATGTAAGTATAGTATGGACGTAGCAATTAATATTGAACCAGTACGTAAGAATAAGAAGTTTGAGAACTTTGTATTGGGTATGGATGGGTATCAGCAATGCTACGAGGATTATGATGCACGCAATACTTTAACAGAAGATGAAGTTATTAAGTTTGTAGAGTCTATTGAGGTAGATGCTGATATTCCTGATAAGTTATACCCAACTTATTTAGACTGCGGTGGTACATTCGGTGTTAAGATTAACATCCGGGGTGAAGAACCTATTTACGCTTGGGTGTATAACAAGCATAATGGCTATTACTACCATGATATTTATTACACTAACGGTACATTAAAGATTGATTGTTGGGAAGTAGATTGTTTATAGAGGTGATGTATGAATACAGAGCAAATTGAAAAAGTGATAGAAAGTATCGCAAAGAGTGGATATGCACCAGAACGCAAAACACATATTGATAAGCACATTTCGCTTGATTACGGTCGTTGTGAATTTACATTAAACCATAAAGGCGACCAATTGATTGTTGGGGTGACTATTCAAATCAGTCATTATACAGCATTTGACCAAGGTGATGTTGATTATCTGAACTCCATCACAGATGATTGGTTTATCTATGAACAGTGTATCAACTTTTCATTTAAGCCAAAAACAGAAAAAGAACTAGAAGAAGTGATGTGGTACTCAATCAAGAGTTGTCAATGAGGTGAATAACATGGATTATGAAACATTAAACGAACAAGAGTGGTTAGCATTATTGACAGAAATGGTAAAGGCTGATAATGTCGTCAAGAAGAGACTAGCAAAAGTGCTTGTGAACAAATCTGAATTTTTCTCACGACATGATAAGGTTGACTCATACAAGATTAAGAGAACGTCTCAAGGTAATTTGATATTTGATGTTCGTTGGCAAACATTAGCAAATTTTGGTGACACAACTCAATATGAATATGTAACAATGGCAGAGTTTTTGAGCAATAACTGAAAAGGAGAATTAATAATGCAAATTTCATATAAAGATAAGAGAAACAAGACATGCAAAATAACTATTGAAGGTTTTAACACACCGATAATTGATTTAACACGATACCAAAGCCCGTTAAGCACAAAAACAATCAAAGGTAATAGAAATACTGTTCTTAAAGAGTTAAAGCAATATTTGAAGGCCCACTCCTTTCATAGACCAGCACTTTCTAAAATTATGAATGCTATCAATAAGACTTCCATGTTATACACAGGTAAATAAGTTGTAAAGAACTATTGTAAGTCTGTAAATACAATCTTTAGTTCAGAAACAAATATGTCCTATGTAATTACAGTCGAGTATGAACTAATAAGACAACAGAAAGCGATTGACGAAACAAAGTGCAATAATCATGGTGAGAACATTTACCAAAAGAGATTGTGTCAGCGTTATGGTGGTGAACTAATTTTAAGATATAAAACAGCGTGTGATAAAATTAAGTTTTCTAAACTCCTTGAACTAATTAAAGAACCAATTATGAATGGATTGATTAGGAAAGTTACAACACGTTCGGTCGGTAAAGTGCATAAACTCGAAATAACGACACCAGAAGAGGCCGAATTATTGGTTACAGATGATATTAAGATTGGTGTAAGATTCTTTGACACATATCGTGACTATAAATTCAAATCAGCAGGTGTTTTAGGGATGGAAGTGCTACTAGCCGTGTCATATCAGGACAAGCAGATTTATGAACCATCTATGAAACCAGATGTGTTCACAGAAGAAATTGTTAAAGATATGGAAGAGCAAGCAGAGATGTTTGAAAAGGTTCTTGATATAGTTAAAGAAGAGTGCTGAAAATAATTAAGGGTGGTGATAACAATGCACCAAAAGTTAAATCGTTATGCAAGACGAAAAAGAGATAAGAAACTTGATTTCATTAAAGGTTGCCATCGTAAAAACTTTAGATTAGAAAGATATGTTCGCACTTATAATGCATTTCCTATTATAACAAAAATTGAAAAAGATACATTACATGAGTCTAGGGTACGTTTTCCTCTTGAACTGTTAAAATGCTGGTACCCTAAGTATTTTGAGTTTAAATATGTTCGTAACACATGGGATGAATTTCCAGAATGGAAATATGTTTGTATTGGTTACAGAACACAAAAGTATTGGGATAGACCACTTTTCGGTAGAATTAAAGAACGTAAAGAAATTCACGTTAAGAACTATGACTATTACAGAAATATCCAAGAAAGAGAATGGAATAAAACTAATTGTCATAATAAGATGGAATTAATGACACGAGATAGACATAAGGTTCATACTTATTTAAATAATATTAAGAACGAATATAATAGTGGGTACGAAGAATTGACAGATGACTTATTAAGTGATAAAATAGAATTGTTTGATAAATGGGATTGGAGATTTTAATAATGATAAATATTAACAGATTACACCAGTTAGAAAAAGAAGTACAAGACGCACATGATAAAATCATTAGACAAGTGTGGTTGGTACACCATATTATTGGCAAGGACACCAAATCAGACCGTGATGTTTTAACTAACATTGACAGGGTTTATGAAATGATTGATGAGCAGACAAATATTCCTTATGTTGTAATCATGTCCCATTTTTATAGTGTTGCGTTTCAAGAATGGCATTTCAGCACGGTATATGTTAAGAAAGAATTATTTGATATGACTGAGGAAGAGTTAAAAGCAAATAAGGAAAGACTCATAAAGGAATTGGAAGAAACAAATCAAAAGAGAGTATAGGAGAGAATAAACAGTATGGTAGAAATTTTCTTGAATTTTCTTATAGTGGTAGGAATGATTTTGATGTCAGCATTAACAGCAATGGCGAGAGTACAGTCACCTATAGAGGCTATGACAGTAACAATATTAACACTATTAGCATATACAGCACTTAATGTCGGTGTTATGAAAATGCGACAGGCTAAAATGCAACAAGATATTAATGAGTTAAAAGAACTTATTAAGGATAAAAATAAAGACTAATTACAAAGATGGGTAAACCATAACTGGTTTACTTTTTCTTTTATATGTGATAAAATATCATTGTAAGAGGTGAGCCATGAAAACATTTACAAAGCAGACAGAGAATACATATTTAGAAAACGACCCAGTGTATGGGAATTTAATGTTAAAACAAGAATATCTTGATACAGTCTACAATACAATCAAGAATAATTGTCCTGTAGTTAGTCCTAATAGAAAAGCGGTAGATAGTGACTACTATCATACATATACCGCTTATTATCATAATGACGAGAAATTGTTTGAACTAAACGAATATGGGAACGTTGTTAGACCTGAAGAGAATAAATTTATTGAATTTGATGGTAAGATGTATTTTCAACATACGAAAGACACAGACATTGTAGTTGATTTACCGTTTGGTAAGTTGTACTTCCATGGTTACTACACTATTCTTCACCTAACAACAGATGAATGTTTGTTTTTAGATAGACTTGATAAGCCAAAAATCTTAACATACGTTTCAGGTTTTGAGATAACACCGTACAAGCACACTATTGAAGAAGTCAGTGCAATGTCAAAGACAATCAGCAGAAACTTTATCGAAACAATGTTCTTATATAGAAATAAAGAGATTGTTGTAACAAAAGAAACAATTAAGGAAAATAAGATTGTGACCGATAAAGACATTTCAATAATCTATTTACCAACATTAGATGGTGCAACAATTAAAATTGAAGTACCGAATAGTGGACTATTCATATTCTATATTAACGATGTTAGAGCAACTAAGAAAAGTATCATGGACAGCAAGAAACTTGTTTATATCGGTTTTAATCTACAAGATAAGATGAACAATAGATTAGAACACTTTAGAGATGTTCTTGAAAACCCAATGAAATATAAGGAACTGTTAAATATTACATCACCATATACAGACATCAAGACTTTTGTTAACCTATTGTATTCTGATAAGTTAGAATCATGGTTGCAAGTTTACCCTAATATGAGTGCCTTCAAAGATGCTACATGGGAATATTTAGTTAAGTATTATGATTTATTTGACAAGAACAGTCTTGTTCGTGATTTAAAGGCCAACTTCTTTGATACATTACCCAAGAGAGAAGTTGTGTATACATTGTCATTACGGGCAATCACAGGTATTAGATTGATGAGCCTTATGGATAGCGGTGTTGGTATCTATAACATTGTGAAGTACTTCTCTACAGAGCAATTAGAAACACTTGGCAGCCTATGGGTTGATATTTGCGAACTAGAATGTCTAACAATAACCAGCGATGAAATGCAGTTCTTATATAAGCCAGAAACTGAAAGATACCTTGATATTTTAGAAAGCGTCAACTCTGTTAAAGGCTTCACAAACCTATTAAACATCACAACTTCATATAATCAAATTATGGCAGAGTTAGAGGCCGCTAAGAACATTTTAAGTTATAGCATATTTGGTAATGCGGAATTATCACCGTTAGAATTATACGAAAAGGTTAAGAACGTTAGTTTATACCATGCAAATGACACAATTAAGATGTATCGTGTCATTAATCGTAAGAAGACACTAAAAGACTTCTATGATGTATTAAAGACAACCACTATAGATGAATTGCACGATAAATACAAACTTGTCTATCAAGCGATTACGAATGCAAAGATTGAACAAGAATATCAAGAAGTGATTAGTCAGTTAAATGTACAGGAATATGATAATGGCACGTTCAGTATCACAATACCTAAATCTACGCAAGCAATTATTGAAGAAGGCAGAAAACTAAGACATTGTGTAGGTATATATGTCGATAAGGTTGTCAGAAGAGAAGATATGATTTTCTTCCTGCGTAAAGATAGAGAAGTCCCTTATGTTACAATCGAAGTTAAGGATAAAAAGGTAACGCAAATCGAGGGTGGGTTAGACAATAGATACATTAGCAAAGATTCAGAAGAGTACAAAGCAATTCAAGAATGGGCCAAACTCAACAAGTTCACAGTCCTATAAAGTATCAAAAACTATACAATATTTGATGCAAAAGTCAGCCAACACGGTTGACTTTTTAATTTAGTAATGTTAAAATGATATCATGAAAAGAGAATATCTGACACTAGACAACTTTAAGGAAAAGTTTAAAAATCACATTACACTAAAGCATAATATTTTAGATATTTGTTTCTATAAGATAAAAACAACAAATTGTGTTGAAGTACTAGAGTTGAAGTACCGTGTGAATGAATTAACAGTTGAAGATATTAAATCTTTTCTCAAACAGGGTTTAGTCTTGTGTGTTAGAGAGCAGATAAACCATAACCCTGATAATAGTCTAAAGAAAACAACAGTAAGAGAATATTTCTATAGAGGTGAGAACGATGAATAAAAAGTTAAAAAACGACATCTTAAATGGTAAAGTAGCATTAGGTATTTCTAACATGAAAGACATTGAATGTATTGAGAAAGTATTTAAGGTCGATATCCCAAAGGACGCTAAGATGTTTTTCTATTTTGACGGCAAGCCAATTAGTTTATTCACATACTTTAATGGCTACGGGATGAGAATCGAAGATGCGTCTATCTTAAGAGGTAAGTAATGCGATACATTGTAATAGCGAAGAAAATGCCTGAAAATAAGGTATTGGTAAAATTTGTATCAGAGAATCTAGTTGAAGACGTCCATAAACTGTTAGACGTTGATACAGGTAAGGTAAAAGGTATCTATTTTTACGTCTATTCTTATGAACCTGTATCTACACGTAAGTTGCTAGTAGGTTTCTCGCTAGACGATATTAAGGTATACGCTGAAAAAAAGAAACAGTACATGACAGTCTTAAGACGTTTCGATGATTTAAGACAAGACGTAGAAGAATTAGAAAATATTTTAAATCGAGCGTGGAAAAAGATAGAGGAGTTAACATGGAAGAACTTGAATTAATTAACTTTGAACAGGAATTATTTACATTAGATACAGAAGAAGTTGAAGAACGTATTCAACGAGGACCATTAACTAGATGGGAAGAAAAACGTTGGTCCTCATTAGAAGAATCGTTATTTTTAAAACTACGAGATATGGGAGGTATTAAGTAATGCATGTATTCAGAGTAGCAGGTGTAACCTTTGAAGGCAGACAAGACTTCCTAGCAATCTTGTTTAAGAAAAACGATTTGCATTTCTTTTTAGAACGTGAGCCAGACAATCCGTATGACAGTAACGCAATTAAAGTTATGGTACAGATTGATGGCGAAAATTTTAGAGTTGGCTACATGCCCAAGCGTGATAATGTAAGGTATATTGGTAAAGATTTGCCAGTAATCAAGTCGTATAGAATTTTAGACTTTGGTCCTAGATATTCTAAGGGTATTGAGTTATATTGTTATTGACAGAACAATATCAATCTGTTAAAATAATAGATGTAAACAAGAAGAGGTGATTCCATGTATAAGATTGACTTTAGTAAGAAAAAGAAAATTGTAATTATTGGCTGTGGTGGTACCGGCTCGTATGTTATCGGTAATCTAGCACGTCAAGACCATGAGGTGTTTCTAATTGACGGTGACGTTGTAGAAGCAAAAAATCTAAAGCGCCAGGAGTTCTTTGATAAAGACCTCAATAAGTATAAGTCACAGGTTTTCGGCGAGCGTTATAATCTACCGTATTCTACAGAATACTTAGATACAGTAGAAGATTTAGACCCGCTATTTGAAGAAGAACCTTGCGTGCCTATGGTTATTTCACTAGTTGATAATAACGGAACACGAGCATTGATTAATGATATGTTCCACTTAGAGAAATACCCAGATTTTATCTATATTGGCTCTGGTAATGGTAAGCGTAATGGACAAGTTTACGTTGCTATTAAGAAGAATAATGAAATCATTTATGAAACAGAAGTTGTACTTGACAAATCACTACAGGCAACTGACGGTGATAATCGCCGACCGACTGAAATCTCTTGCGCGGAACACGCCAATTCCTCAGAGCGAGGAGCCGAGCAGTCTATACTCGCAAACGTTACAGCAGGTTGTCTAGTTTCTAATATTGCAACAAATGTTTTAAATAACGGTATTCTGAACGGTAATAAGTTTACGTTTGATTGTAACTTCTTAAACTTCAAAACTGAAACAGTCATGCCAGAGTAGAGCAATCTACTCTTTTTTGATATACCTTTCAGAAAGAGAGGATATAATTTATGCCTAGGGTAAGAGCATTAAACACAAACGGTGAAGTTACATGGTGTACTGCCAAAGTTCCAGGACACGGTAATTGCAATCACATCTTTCACCAAACCGAAGGTATTAGTGATAAACGATTTCAACAAGAAGTAGACGAATATAACGAAAAAATGGCAAAACTACTTAATAGTGATTTTTGGTTTGACAGGTTAGAGTGTGCAAGACGTGGATATGGTTTAGATAAGTTAGTCCATGACGAAGATGGCGAAGTGCGAGCAGAAGTCGCTAGACAAGGCTATGGCCATGACATTCTAGTACATGACGAAAATGACCGTGTTCGTTTTGGAATCGTATTAAACACCGACAAGTATGACGACATATTGGTGAATGATGAAAGTGGCCTTGTACGAGCAGAGATTGCTAAACACGGGCACCATCTCGACAAATTGATAAATGACAAGCACTGGGCAGTACGCCAAGAAGTAGCGAGTCATAAATATGGCCTAGAGAAACTTATTAATGACGAAGCGCCGGAAGTTCGTCAAGAAGTCGCCAAACAGGGTTATGGACATGATATTTTGGTAAATGACCCAGATAAGTATGTAAGAGGTGAAGTTGCTAGTCAGGGTTCTTATCTTGACATCTTAACTCACGATAAGGACGAGATGGTAAGATATTTAGCAGAAGAGAAGTTAAAAGAATTAGAAGAGTCTAAGAAAAACTAGACTCTTTTTAAATCTTTAAAACCGTTCTATACCCCGGCCGTGTGACTTTTTAAGCCTAAAACCAGTCAAAAACCAACGGGCTGATAGATTACACAGAAATGACGAAAATACCGTTTAAAACCGTTCTCCCACACTTGCATAATAAAAGTAATCATGTTATACTAGAGCCATGAAATACATCGCAGGCTTAAAAATCACAGACGTATATAACCGACAAGTGTGCCATATTTATAGAGAGGCCACAAATGCTACCTCTGTAAAGAAATCATTATCTAACTTCAATTTCAGGGCCAAGAAGAGGTTAGGTCTAGTAAACTACACAAAGTTAGTATGTAATGGTGTCATTATGCAAGATGATATTTCATATGAAGTGAAGAATAACAAGGTAGTAGAAGTTGAATACAATGTTGTTAAGCCAGTTTACAAAGGCAATGTTATTGATGTAGATGGCAGAGAATACATCTACAACGAAGATGACGGCGTATATTGGCTAGACGGTATTCAATATTCAGAGTATATTAGATAGAGAGAAAGAGGTATAACATGCTATTAACAGGAAAACAGAGTAAAAACGGAACATTTGTTGTAAAGGTAGTAAATATCACCATGAGTAACGCAGAGCAGACAACATACCAAGAATATCGTATTAACCATGAGTGGTCGTCACCTGTAATTATTAAGCCAGTGTATGACTACAGTAAAACAGATGATGGAAAGTTATTCGGTTGTGGGCCAGTTGATTTAAATAATGATTTGTTTGGTTTTGTGATTGCAAGCACCAACACAGATTGTCAAGACAAGCACAAATTAATGGAATACTATAAGGAAGCACAAGACTTCGTAGCAGAATTAAATCACTTAATCGGGGAAACGAATTAGTTTCCTTTTTAAATGCAAAACTGTATAACAACGGCCATAGGTGTTTTCCGAGTGATTTGATATCCAATGATTGCACTCATCTAAACTAATAAAACATCAGGAAACGCCTATTACCGTTGTCCTGGAGCGTTTTAGATATAAACCATTGCAACAAAAGTAAAAATACCAAAAATGTCCCTTGACATCAAAGCATAAAGGGTATAAACTAAAACCATAAACAGAGAGGTAACAAGCCATGACAAACACAAAACACTTTAGAAAATGGGTATGTAATTTTGTAAAGACAGTAATTCTATTAACGGTATTCTTAGGTATCGCATTGGGAATCAGTTCTTCTTACGATTTAGATATTATGCTTTTAGCAATTGTCTTAATGATTGCAGGGTTCTTTTTCGCAAGTAAGTATAATCAGTCAGGCTTGTTTCAATATTAGTACGGAGGCACCAAATGAATCTACTACATTTTGAAAGCAACAGAGCAAAAATAATTAACTATCTAAACAAAAATCAAGCATACAACCAACTTTTGATTGCAATTCATAAAATCCTACCTAAGTTAAATAAAGAAACACTTGAAATCAAGATTGATAAGACGGGCACAGTTCGACTTGACCATGTGAAAGATAAAGACATTCTTTCCTTAATCATCAATGGTAAGATAGTGTTCACAAGTATTATTAACAGTTCAATTAAGAACATCGTTTCAGAAGAGTTATTTGAGTTAGAAGACAGCGATATACGCCATTTCCACTTCAATTTCCTAGTATCAGATTTTTGTTTAGAGTATATTAAGAAAGTTCTCATCAGTGAGGCTATCTACTTCGGCAGATAACCTCTTTTTTTCTGATATAAAAAGCACAAAGAAAAAAAGAAAGGTATAAAAATAATGAGAAATAAAGACATTTTACTTCAACAGCAAGAAGAACTAGAAAGACAACTTAAGGCATTACAGTCTACAATGAAACTAGCAGACTCACTTAACGAAGCAGAGGAAATCTTAAACAGTCATGCTTCAAGTGATATTGCCATGGCATTAACGATTACAGCAGAAAGCGGTAAGACAACAATCAAGGATATGCCTGCTGATTTAATCGAAGAGATTAAACAAATCATCTTAGCGTATAACGCTTAAGGGTACAAGAGTACCCTTTTTTGAAAAGGAGATTAACAATGCAACACTTAATAAATGGTGAATGGAAGAGATGCACAGCACAGCCTGGTAATTGTCCTTATGCAAAAGACGGCGCACCACATCTGCATTCACAAGAAGAATGTAATAGATTTAATGATAATGTTGTTTTGAAATATAACCGCATTAAGACGAAATTAAATTATAAAGCACGACCTGAAATGCAAGAAGCACTAAAACAAGTTATTTTAGTAATGGAAGACGAGGATGATTACGTAGATGTAGGAGAGTTACTAGCAGAGTTGTCAAAATATCCTGCAACTGACATGTCTAATATGCCAAACGATGAAATCAGAAATGCATACTGGTTAGCGTATCAAGAAGATGTTTACAGAGATTGCGGTGATGTTATTTATAATCAACCACAGGAAACAGAGGACGATGTAATTCAAACTTGTAAAGAAGATATGCAAGTAGAGGGCGATACAGACGAGCAAATCAATGCTTATGCGAAGTTCATTGCAGATTATAAATTGCTACCACATATGTACAAGAATTATAAAGATAAACTGTTTAACAACAAAAAAGAAAAATTCTTTGATTATCAAGTTCAGAGAGGACGCTTAGATAAACTGTTTAGTGATATTAACTATACGAAGCGTGAGTTACAAGAGTATAGAGAAGCGTTTAGACTTATCCAAGAAGATGAAGAAAGAGAAAGAAACATCATCGAGCAGAAAATCAAATACAGACGGGCCGAAGATGAGGCAGATAGCAAAGTAATGGAGATTGATTTAAGTAGAGATGATATGATGTCAGAGGAAGAAAAGCAAGAACTCCGTGAAAAGTTCATCAAAGAATATCTTGAACAAAATTAAAAGAAGGAAAGAGAGGTGATAGGTTGTGAGCGAAGAAAACAGAGATAAAGTGGTAGCAAATCAAGAACAACCACAGCAAGACGTGCCACAAGAGGACACTCCACAAGGGCAGGAAACACCTAAAACCGAAGAGCCTGTAGAGCAACAAGAGCAACAACAAGAAGAACCAGAACAAGAGCAGCCACAGCCTAATACCGCTGTCCAGAATGCTTTAAACAATAAATTGGTCGCTAGAGTGAATAATGCAGTAAAAAACATACAAGCAAAAGTCCACAGGATAACATCTATCATTACAGCGATTGTCACAGCGTTGTTGTCACCTGTTGGTATTGCAATTCAGTTAATGCTGGTAGTTGTACTGGTAATTAACTCAATGTTTCAGGTTTATGGGCCTAACAGTATGTTGAACGATAAGACATCAACAGAAGCACCAAACGTTGACTTTATTAAGGGCGAAGAAAGAGAACACGCTATTGGTTTATATTTTGCAAATAACGGAGTAAACCCAAGCGCTTCTGCATATTTAGCAAAGGCTTTTGGCGATAATCACTATTCAAATGTAACATTACCAGAAAATTGTGACGCTGGGTGTCTAGTGTTAAAATTAAAAAACAAAGAAATCACAAATCTTTCATTAGGGGGCTATCAAGCAACAGACACAGACCAATGGCAAGACGCCTCTGCCCTAGTAATGAGAGCATATCGAGAACGAAAACAATGGTATGATAGTTCTGTTCAGTTAAAAGCAATGATGGACCTTATCAACAAACTAGGACACACAGAAGGCTCTACATTATTTACTTTAGATAGTACAGACACGTCAGGTGCTAAAACAGCAACACGTCAAGAACAAGACTATGATTTAACAGAATTGGTTAAGTATATTGAAGATAACCGTTCTGTTGGTAAGATGCTAGGTTCTGGTTTAGGCAAATCAAGAGTAAACGGTGGTAAAGCGTCTGATACAAGTGGTTTCGGTGATGCGAGTTATAACGATGGAACTGTTAAAGTAGACGGTACAGGAACATATAACCCAGCAGACGGTTCTATCTGGACAGATACAAGATTTGAGCCTCATGTCGCTAGACGCCAGATAGGTCTACCTGATAGCATCGCACCTTATGCAATCGACCCAACGAAAGTTGGTTTGATGTGGTCGGATGAGGCGAGTTGGATTTTACGTTGCTTCGATTATGGAAATTGTACCGATGGGGCATCCAATCTAGCATATCGCATGTGGTCTAAGGATGGACAGCCTGCAGAGAACGTCATGGGTAACGGTGGACAAGTAACGTCATTCTGGCAACAAAAAGGTGTGCCTAAAGTAAATACGCCATCGGTAGGGGAGGTGTTTTCCGTAGAATACGGGCCAGGGCTTGCGGGCCATACAGGACTAGTGTCCCATGTCTTTGAAGATGGAACTATGTTGATTTGGGAGCAGAATGTAGCAGGTTGGTCAGGTTCAGAAAACAACTCACCTAGAACATGGAACTGGCGCATTATACCGGCAAGTGAGTGGCAAAGTGGTCGTTGGAGTTTTACATCATTTCATACTTCCGGGTGGACGCTTAAAATAGGATATGTAAAATAACGCTGTTAAAAAAGGCAGCGTTTTTCTTGTATAATATAAGTATGAAAATATGTAAGATTTGTGGGAGAGAACTTAAAGACAATGTTGGTTTATCGTTGCATATCAAATATGGACATAAGATAAGCCAGAAAGAATACTATGATACCTATCTTAAAAAAGAAGGCGAGGGACTGTGTAGAGAGTGCGGTAGACCAACTTCGTTTATATTAATTAGTAAGGGGTATCACCGCTTTTGTTGTGATAGTTGTGCAATCAAGAGTAGCGAAACACAAGAGAAAATAAAAGCAACAAATATGCAAAAGTATGGAGTTCCTAATGTGTTTATGTCTGACGATATAAAAAACAAAATGAAACAAACAAGTATGGCAAAATACGGTGTAGAATACGCTTCTCAATCAAGACAATTTCAGGAGAAGGTTGAACAAACAAACATACAGAGGTTTGGGGCAAGACGCCCTGCCCAATCTGATATTGTTAAGGAAAAGGCTAAACAGACATGTTTAGAGAGATATGGTGTAGATAATTATAGGAAAACGGCAGAATGTGTTGACAAGATTCGTACCACGAAAATAAAGAACGGCACTGTCACAACATCACCACAGGAAGATGCTATATATAATAAAATATTAAAAGTCTTCCCGAATGCCATACAGTCATATTATTCTGAAAAATATCCATATTTATGTGATATATATGTGCCAGAAATTGATACATATATAGAGTGTCATTTTCACGTTTCGCACGGCCGTCATAAATTTAACCAAAATGACAGTGGTGATATAGACAGGTTAAACAGTATTAAAGAAAAAATCGAAAATGCAAGTTCGTCAAAATCGAAGGCGTTCTTTAAACAGTTGATTTATGTCTGGACAGATTTAGATATAAGAAAATATAAAGTGGCAGAGGAAAACCATTTGAATTATATTGTTTGGTATAACGAAGAACAGGCCAACGACTGGATAGAAGCACAAAAGAAGATAAGAATTGTATAATATAGTTGTAAAGGAGGTGTATCATGAATTGCACAAAAGAACAAGCACAAGAAATGGCTGACAAGTATTTAGATAGAGAGTTTGCAAAAATTCAGGATATGCCTCTTACTATGCGAGAAAAACCTGTAACGTTAGAACAATGCGATAGAGAGTTAAATAGTCTAAGAAAAAACCAATTATCATGGAAAGCAAACTCACGTATTGTTCGATATTTTAACAAAAGTATCATGCAGGCAAACAAAGCAGGAAAAGATTCACCAGAAGTCTACTGGGAGAAGTTGAAAACAGACAAAGAACTTTTCAGAAAATTTTTACAGAATCGTTATCGCTGTAGTGATTACTTTCGAGATAATGCAGTAGGTAGAGAACAATTTAAACAAGGTATCGTGCCTGACTTTATTTTAGGTATAGGGCTAACGACTTCAACAGTTAGCCCTTGTGTTTCCATTTTCAAGCCTTCACAAATGCAGTATATTTTAAATAAATACGCACAAGAATTTCATGAAATCTTCGACCCAACGTGTGGTTATTGTGGAAGATTAGTTGGTGCTTTAGCGTTAAACAAGAAGTACATTGGCAGAGATATTTCAGATTTGGTGATAGAAGAGAACAAAGAATGTGGTAAATGGCTAGAGAGCAGATTAACTAATTTATTTTTTAAACCTGAATACGATTTACAAGTAGCAGACGCTTTTACATCAACAGGAGAATACGAATGTTTAGTTACATGTCCACCTTATTCTGATAATAATGGGAAACAAATTGAAGAATGGCGAATGGCTAATGGTGATAAAATCACTTGTCAATACACTTGTGAAGAAATCATTGATATCTTCTTAAAAAACTATAAATGCAAAAGATATATTCTTGTATTAGATGATAGTATTTCAGACACAAAGTATAAAGATTTTATTGTTGAGAAATTTGAGAATGTGAATTATATAAACGCAAGAGAAGGCAAGTTGCAACAAGCGTCTAAAAATTATGAAGCCATCGTTGTGATTGATAGGGATGAGAAAGGAAATTTAAAAAGATATGGTGAATAGTAGTAAAAGTGAAGCACTAAAGTTTACAGCGAATTTTCCCTTACATTTCTCTGATTACGCAAATCTAATTTATTCTGATTTAGACAAACATAATTTTAAAGATATTGTTAGCGTTCCAGACTACTGGGCAGACTGTATAGAGTTTATCATTAAATCATATGACCAAGACAGTACAGTAAAACCATTTAAAGATGATATAATACTTGACAAGAAGAATAATAATAAAGTCGTAGTAGCATTCAGTGGTGGCCTAGATAGTGTTTATCAATCGCTGTATTTAAGAAACAATGGCTATGATGTAACATTACTTCATGTTAAAAATATGAATAAATACACAAACGGGCAAGAAGCAATAGTCGCTAAAGAGTTTGCAGAGCAGTTTCACTTCAATTTAGAAATAGTTGATTATCATGCAGTAGCAAGGCATAAAGAGTGGAACGAAAACCCATTTAAAACATCATTGTGTTATGCGTTATGCTTAGACTACTGTTTGCATACAGATACAAGAATTATTTCATCTGGTGACGATATGCGATTGAGAGCAGAAGATACAGACTTAGATAATAACTTTGGTGACTGTAGAGAAATAACAGAATTATTTTTTAAAAATTTCAACAATATCACATACTTACCAGTAGATGGTAATATTCATAAAGGAATGCGACTAGAGTATTTAAGTAAGAACAATGCTAGAGATTACTATTACAGTACAACAACACCAGGAAGATTAGTTAAGTATTTACACGATTTAAACGAGAAGAAATTTAATGTTAAACTAGATAAGTGGTGTGCCTTATCAGAGCGCAAGGACTGTATGCACGCATTGTTGGAGTATTATTATGGTGGTGTTGATTATCCAGATAACATGATAGAGCATTGTTGGGATAAAATAGCGATAGGACCCGATAAAAACTTTTTTGGTAAGCATCTGCCATTAGAAAAAAGAATCAGAAACTTGGTTGACTACTGATATAGTAATGTGTTAAGATTAAGATAAAACAAAAGAAGAGGTAAAATAAATATGGAAACAGTAACAATAACTTTTACAGACGACAACATTGGAAGTACGGTAAATGAAGGATGTATTTTCTTTGAGAAGAGCGTTAAGCCATTAGTAACAGACGACACAAAAGAACTTCAATTTGGTTTAGACGCTGATTTCATAAGCCCAAGTTTCTTGTTAGGTGTATTTATGAATGTAATTGACTTGTACATCGTAGGTCGAGGTGATAACGATGTTAAGATTTCGTTTGACGACCCTAAGGTATATGCATTCTCTGGCACAGTAGCGGCCGCATTTAGTGCAACATTAGATATGGCGACAGATATCGAAGAAGAGCAAGAACAGGATTTCTTGTCATAGAGAGGTAAACATAATGGAAGAAAACAAAGTATTAGAAGTCAGAATGACAGACGACTACGCAACAGACACATTCTATGATGGTGCGAAGTTTTTCGCTGATAAAGTGTTACCATGGTTAGGTGATATTGATGAAGTAGTTTTCATTCAAGACACAGAGCAGTTAAGATTACATTTCTTGTTAGGCTTATTCTTTAGTCTAGTGAGTGAATGTGCAGTAAGACATACACTTGGTACTCTTAGTATCGGTTTCGATAATAGAGAAATCTCAAGATTATTCAGCCGTGTCATGGATATTCTAAAAGACCCCGATGCTTTTGATGTAAGAGAAAAGGATAACGGCTTCATATATTATGCCGACTAAGAAGCGTAAGTTAAGAAAACCAGTTAAAATAATTTTAGGGATAGTGTTTACAATCCCTATTTTAGTAGTTGGGTTGTTTATCTTTAATAGATACCAAGCAACGCATATCAGTAAAGGCAATATGAGCGTAGAAGAATCGTTTAAAGATTTTATTACAACAGCAACAGATTTTAACATGGCACAAAAAGTAAACACAACAGAAGCACGGGGCAACAATTACATCAACAAGCAAAAAGAAATTATCGAAGTTTTAAACACTAAAACATATAAAGTAGATAGATATACAAGTATTGATAAGAAACCTAACGGCATATATCCTTTTCCTTATTTTTACTCAACATGGTTTACAAAGAAAGTCGATATCGACAAAATCACAGATGAATATGTTGATTTTGATTTGACAATAGAGGAAATTGGATGGCAAACATCGGCCTCACCAGAGCGTGGAGATATTGTAATACCTGATGAGTTCTTATTTAGAACCAAAGCAGAAGAAAAGCATATTGTAAACGTAAGATTATATTATCGTATTGTAAAAGGACAAGTTGTATTTGAGATTGACAAGAACTTTGATACAGCATTAGGGCAATATTCAGCAACATGGTCGCATGAGAAAGTAAGGGAGTTAGAATTAGAAAAGTATGGGCAGTAAAGTTAAGATTTTTATAATTGTAATCGTTTTAATACTAGCAACGATTGTGGGTATTTATATTTCAGACAATTTCTTGAATTTTCAAAATAAGCAATTGAATAGTGCAGATGATGTTGCAACAGAGTTCATTGAAAAGAGTTGCAATCTAAGAGGCAACTACCAAGGCACAACAGAAGATTTTGAAAATAAAGATAAGATACACGCATTGACAAGATTGACAGCAAGTGATTTAAGTTCTAAGTATTTAGATTTTGCATATAACACAGATAGATACTTCACAGGTAAGAAAGTGTTTACAGATAATGTGTTACATTTATCTAATGCTGAAAAGGTTGAACTTAAAAGACATCAAGCATTACCAAATGGTGATATAAAGTTATACTATAAGGTTACAATCAAACATTCACGATATAGTCAAGATTATGTAGATGGTATGCTAGAGGACACGGAAAATCTAACTTTTCATGATATATATGTCAGAGTAAACAGAGAAGGCAAGATTACTGAAACGAATATCAGTGGTTCAGTAGGAGTTTTCAACTGTTTCGGTAGTTAGGAGGCTAGAATATGGGATTGTGGCACTTTTTAACAACACCAGTTCCCACGTTGATTAAAGAAAATAAAGAAAAGAAGAAAAGGGAAGAAGAGCAGGCAAGGCTATCAAAACGCTATCACCTTACCGAAAGCGGCCCAAAATTATGTACTGCAAATGTAAGAGCGTGTCCTTATCATAAGCATTTCAATGACTTAAATGACGCTATGATATGTTACGACACATGGCAACAGGACAAGGCTAAGTATCCGCATTTAAAAGATGAGAAGATACTAGAGCCAGGATATAATTACATCTGTAATATTAGCCAGTTTAAAGATACAAGTTGGTTAAGCAATCCTGACGAATGCACACCTGATAGTTTTGCAGTCTTGCTAACAAAGAACAACAACTTTGAGCGTGCTGTAAGAAGCAAACTAAACGGAATATTGGCAGATGCGTTTCAACAGACAAATGATTTTCGTAGAAAGAGTACAAGCGAGAGAGATTTTTACAGAGAAGGCCTTGTAAAAGAAAAAGATAGAGACCCCTTGTTCATGGCAAACCAAGAGATGTTGGCAAATATGCAAAATCATTATAAGATGACAGCACCTCTATCCGTATCACCGGATGCTGAAAAACTAAACCATCAGGGTGATGTTGTTGCTATCTTCAAGTATATTCAAGACAAGAATCCAACAGCAATCGACTTAACGCAGGCATTGAACTATACGATAGAAGATTATTATTTAGACGATAATACACCAATTAGGGTATTTAGACATAGAGTAAGAAAGGAGCAAGAAGATGGCACAGTATCATAGATGTAAAGATGGCAGTATTGGTGAATGTCATGCACAGCCAGGTCGTTGCCCACTAATGCCTATCGAAGCACATTTTAACAACAAAAAGCAATGTGAAGAATTTAGTGATAGAATTAATTTCTTAGAGCAAAGCAAACTGTATGACGATTTTGTTTTAGCAGACTTTGGTAGTAATATGACATCGGGCAACTGGTCGAATGTGTTTATCAGTTCTGACCAGATTGGGTTCTTAAAAACAGCCGATTTGCTAGTATTAAAGGAAGCCAATGAAAAGAAGAGTACAGATATCTATAATAAGATAAGAAACGGCGAAGATGTATCAATCGACCAGAAAATAAAACTAGATGAAATGACAATCGTTGACGAACTGGTAAATAAAGAATTAAAAGTTCGTGCAAGACTGGCAGAAGAAAAAGGTTGTGCAGTCATTGGTCGTAACGGCGATGGTTCGTATATTTTAGAGAGCGTTGAAGAATAAACGCTCTTTTTGTTGTATAATTACTAGTAGAGAGGTACGTAGTATATGAACATTAGGTCAATTACAATAGCGATTGATTTTGATACAGTCGATACATATAATGAAATTCTTGAAAAATTAAATGGTTTCATTATTGTTAGCGACTATGATAAAACAGTAGCAAGAGGTGATGAAGTCACAATCAATATTATGCCCGGTAGTAATATTGAAGATTTGCTAAAGAGATTAGATGAGATAATGACGGAATATGATTATCTATTTCCTCGTTTACTGTTTAAGGAGGAGTTAGATGCCAGAGATTTGTAATAATAAGACAATCAGAAAGGACTTTTTAGCCAAGGATGCCAATTTTAGAATAAACGCCGTTATTCATTCTGGTCAGTGGTACACACTGAATAAATGGGCAAAGTTGGCGCACGTAGAAGAACAAGAACTGAAACGTTTTTTAGAAGCAACAGACATACCGGTAATTCAAGAAAAGACATCTTATCGAGTAGACACAGAAGAAGTATTCAGATGGTATAACGAGAACAATTTAGATATTGAAAGAGCAATTGTGCCTAATGATTTTAGTCCTCGTATATGGGGTGGTAAGACAGAGACAGACGCTTTATTAGAAACACCACAACATATTTCAAATATTCTTTTAATCTATTGTCCAGACACGAATGTTCTACACAAGATTAAGCAAACATTAAAAGGCTACGCTTGGTGTGTTTATAATGATGTTAGAAAAGTACTAAAAGTATATACAACATCTTTCGCATACGTTGAACAGATTTTAGCAACACAGTTAAGTAAGCACGAATACGAGAGTTTAATCATTCACTACACAACACAACGTAAGTGGCGTTCGTTATCTGATTTTGATGAGGAGTTCTTAGGTGGGTTCTTGATGTTCTATAGCAATTTTAGTAAACAATGCTTAAAGCCATATATTGATACGATTGTTACATATATACCTTATAACGACCTTGAAAGTCAGATTAGAGAATGGGTAATGGTTGCATTAAATAAGTTTGATGAAAAAGAGCCTGTTCCGTTTAGTGCCTACTTAAATAATTTCTTACGTTTTAGACCGTATGAGTTGGGTACAGATATGCTAGGTGAAGAACTTACAGTATTTCAGCGTGAACATAGTAGACAAGCCAAAGCGTTAGCAACAGAGTTACATATTAATATAGATGAAGTAGACGAGAACGTTATTAGAGGGCGTATGGGATATGATGACAAAAATAAGTACTTCTTGTTACTAGAGCAGACGATTGAGTTCAACACATTAAAGAAAGCACATAGTCTTAACTGGGCAGATGATAAGAATACTGAAAAGCAAGGCACGTCTATGTTTACGAAAAAAGAAAAGACTGATTATGATAGAGAGCGTCAGACATCTATCAGTCGAGCGATTATCAGAGCAACGTTGGCAAGTAAGAAATATGATGATTTTGATACGCTATTACAGAACAATTTTGAAGCAATTAAGTATCTAAACATATCAAATGAATTTAAACAAGCACTCATGGCAGAGTTGCAAAAGTAAAGGAAGAGTAAAATCTTCCTTTTTTCATTATTTTTTGAAGTCTAAAAATAAGCCGAAAATAGTTTTTAGGAAGAATCCGTGTGACTTTTTTAGGTATGGAAAGGTCAAAAATGAAGAGGATGATGACCATACCTCCCCAACCTAAATTGACGTTTAAAACCGTTCCTCCAGCAAGTCACTAACCAACAAAACATAGTCTTGAAAAATTAAATAAAGATGATATAATGATAGAGAGAGAAAGAGGTGTTTTCATAATGATATTATTATATAAAACTGATTTTAAATTATCAGCACCAATCAAAGAAGAAGATTTTGAAACGGCATTTAATTATTTAGTCGAAGATGAGATGGCTAATTATGTAGACGATGAAGTTAAAGAAAATCTAATCTCTATGCGTTATGTACTAACACAGTTAGATAGAGGCGCAGTATTCATCGTTGCCAAACGAGAATTAACAGAAAAAGAATTGACAATCTTAAAACAGGAAATAGAAGGACAGAATAGTGATGGTTTAGGTGAAGGTTTCTGTTCCCAAGACTTTGCAGAGCATGAAACAGATAATGGAGAATACGAAAGTATCTACATTGAAACAGAGGTTGCAACACCAGCCCTCGCAGCCGCTTAGTATGAAAAAGAAAATACAACTTGTTTTAATTACACTCTTCGGTGTTGCGTTGATTGCCGTATTAGTATTGCAAGAAGCATTTTTAAGTATTTATGATGTAGATAACTTAGAACGATTATCAGAAGAGGTAAATTATGTTCTACCAACACAAGGTGTACCTGAAGTTGCAATAGCCATCATGCGTAGTAGAGAGTTAATTACAGTTTCTTGTCTGACACTTCTATTTATTGTGGTAATATTAGCACTTTTTGTAATTCTAAGAAGATAACCACTTGACAAACATCTACATTCATGTTAAGATAGGAAGTATTCAAAAAGGAGTACTGTCAAAAAACATGGATAATAGTAAATTGATGTTATGTGATAAGCGTACAAGTTATAAACGTTACGCAGGATTTTTTCAAGGATTGCTAGTGCCTGTTTCAGAAGAGAGATTAACCGGTAAAGCAAGATTAGAACATGATTTAAAATATGGGAAGATTGTTGCAGAGTATCGTAAGAATAACGGTACTGTTAAGCAAGACGAATATGAAGAAGCGTTTGAAGAACTGATTGCCAGTAATGTTGAGTTGGCTTATAAATGGGCGATGGACTTTCTGCATAATAAGAAAGAAAATCTTCATCTTTACACCACACAAATGGCTTGTAACGATGCATTGTTCGCATTGATTAAGTATGTAAAGAGCAAGTATGACCCAAGTCGAGGTTATATTGTAGCAACAGGTGCAAGCAAAAATGTTTTAAGAGAGTTACAGAATAACTTTGCTGTAGCAGTATATGGTACAACTTCACAGTATCTGCCAAGAAATTTATCCCTAATTAATCAGTATTGGGAAAAGCATGAAAACAACGGTTCACTTGATGAACTGTCAAAAGAGATTGGTATCCCGAAAAGAACGGTCGAAAGCATGATGAATATTGGGAAGAGTTTTGTTTCGTTAAACACAATTGTTGATGAACAATTTAACCACTCTAATGGCTTAAAAACTGAAATGCAAGACGTAATATCAGAAGATAATCTGCAAGGCAAAAAGACACAGAAAGAAGACAAAGAATTACTTGAGAAATTGTTATCATGTTTAACAGAACAGGAAAAAGAAACAATTTATCAAAAATACGGCATGGGTAATCTAACAATGCCAGAGTTTTACAAGAAATATAGTCTATCACCAGCACAATATAAAGAAAATTGTGAAAAAGTGCTTGACAAAATAAGACAGAATCTGATATATTAAAAGTGTTAGAAAAAATACACATATAAAAAGGAAAGGTTGATTTAACAAATGAGTAAACATATTTTAGCAAAGGGTGTTATTGCTACAGCGTCATTAGTTACAGTTGGGGCACAAGTTACAACAGTAATGGCAGCCGAAGAATTAACACCTGACGAAGTTGGTCACATGTCACAGCCAGAGGTTGATAGTCGTACTCCGCAAGAAGAACAGAATTTACAAAACGTAAATAGTCAGTTAGCAAGTGTAAACAGTCAGATTACACAGTACACTAACGAACGTGCAGAGTTAGACAAGCAGATTGAAGCGAAGAAAGCAGAAATCGAAGCGGATAAAGCGAATCTCGCCAAAACAGAGGCAGAACTAACAGAAGCGTCAAAGACAGCAACAGACGCACAGACAGAAGCACAGGCAGCGGTTAATAAGTTAACTTCTGAAAAAGAGAAGTTAGAATCAGACAAGAAGGCGTTAGAAGATAAGATTGAATCTTTGAAGAAAGAACAAACTGAATTAACGCCTAAGGTTGCTGATATTGCGCCATTAGAAGCAGATTTAATTGCTAAGACTTCTGAATTAAACGACAAGAAGACTGAATTAGCAACACGTCAAACCGCTCTTGATGGTGTAACACAGAAGTTAAACACATTACAAGAACAAAAGGCAACACTAACACAGGAACTCACAGCAAAACAAGATGAGTTAAAGGCGTTAGAAGCAAGCAAAACAGAAACAGAAAAGACACAGACAGATAAGACAGAAGAAAAGAATACACTTGATACACAGATTGCAGATGTTACACAGGCTATCACAAATAAGCAGTCTGAAATTGACGCATTAGGTGTTAACGAGGCTAGTCTTACAATTCAAAAGCAAAATCTTGAAAAGAACGTAGCAGATATCACAAGTGAAATCTCTACAATCGAACAAGATTTAGAAGCAAAGCGTAGTCGTCTAGCAGAAGTTACATCACCTGAATTAAAGAATCAAATTCAGAGCAAGAAAGATGAAGTAGCAAATATTACAAGTCAGATTGCAACTTTGGACAACACAATCAATGAACAGACACAGGCTAAGACAACTGCCGAACAAGCAAAGACAACAGCAGAACAGGCTAAGTCCGCAAAAGAAGCAGAAAAGACAAATATTCAGAGTTCTATTGATACAAAGACTCAAGAATTAGCAACACTTGAAGCCAAGCAGAAGGAAGTAGAAGATAAGATTGCTCAAGCAACAGATAACTCTACATTCTTAAACTTCTTAAAGGCTAACGGTGGTTCAATTCCAACATTAAAGACTGGCACATTGAATGCAACAGCAACACAACCTCAGACTTGGGATGAGTACTTAGAGTTTGTAATGAATACACCAATTAAGATGGTTGTACAGAACAGCAAGGACTATAACCAAGTTAAGACAGTACGTGAGTGGTTAAATGGTGATGAAACAGCATTGACATCCGCTAAGGACAACTTAATGCGTATGGTAAATACTGTTACAGAACTTAACAATCGCCGTAAGGCAGCCGGCTTAGAACCAGTTAAGGTTGATGTACGTAGTATGTTAACAGAGGCTATTGCAGTTGGTATTGGTGCTAATAACTACTGGTATCATGACTATGTGAACGGTGCAGATAACCTATTTACAGCAACAGGTAAAGAGGCTTGGTTCGGAGCAGACACAACTTATGAAAAGGAATCCATGAAGGGTTGGTGGGATGACGAAATCGCATCAAACGGTGGACATTACAAGTGGTTCTCTGACCAATACGGTAAGTTATATGCAGTCGCTCCTTACATGTACACTAAGATGGGACCTAACCAACGTGACCATGTTGGTAAAGAAAATGTTCCTACATTCTATTCTGGTGCTGGACTTGAGATTTTGGGTCAATCAAACACGTCACACGCCTACAGTGATAAGAATCATGCGATTCCTCTATATCCATCTGAAGATGTAAATGATGATGCTAAGATGAGAGCATTCATGACAGAAGAGAATGGTTATTACACAGAAGAGCGTTTCCGTGAAATTGCTACTAACTGGGTAAACAAAGTCGTTCCACAACAGTTACAGACTGAATTAGACAACGCAAAGGCAGCCGTTGAAGCCAAGAAGGCTGAAAAAGCACAGGCTGAACAGAAGTTAGCAGAAATTAACAAGGCTATTGATGAAACTGTAAAGACAATCAATGCTGAACAGGCTAAGATTGACAACGCTACAAACGCTATCAATACAGCAACTAGCGAAAAGACTACAGCAACACAGAAGAAGACTGAGGCTGAACAGAAGTTACATGACCTTGAACAGATGGCCGCTAATGCGTCAGCAGAAGCACAACAGTTAGCAACACAGATTAGCACATTAGAGAGCAATCTTGCAACAAAGAACGGTGCATTAACAAACGCTAAGCAAGCATTAGAACAGTTCAATGAAACAAACAAGAAATTCAATCAGTTAATGGCTGAAAAGAATGCCCTTGTAAGTGATAAGACAGACAAGCAAGATAAGTTAAGTAAGGTTGTTGCTGAACTTGCAGATACAGCAAGCAAGTTAGCAGATGTTCAGAGCAAGATTGTGGCTAAGAATGCCGAAATCAGTGCTAAGAACGCTGAAATCAATAACAAGAACAACGAAATCACACCTGTTGAAGCAGACAAGAACGCTAAGGCTCAATTAGTAGCAGACCAACAGGCATTAGTAGATGCTCAAAACACATTAGTTGAACAGGCTAAGCAGTTGCTTGAAACACAAAAGAACATCAACGACCGTGTAGCGGCAATCAATGCAGAATTACCAACATTGAATCCTACAATGTATGATGCTGATATTGCAACAAAGACAACAGAATTAGCATCTGCAAACGATGTTCTAGCAGACAAGACAGCGAAAGCAACAGCAAGTGGCGATAAGTTAAATAAGTTCAAGTCAGAATACGAAGCACGTCATTCAGACGAGTTCACAACAGTTAATGACTTAGGCTTACATGAAGCAGAACTCAACTCTCTCATGGGTAACTTAGAAGCAAATATCAACAAGTTATCAGAACTTGCAAATTCTAAGACAACGCTTGAAGGTGATAGTAAGATTGTTGCAAACAACATCGCACTATTAAATAAGGCGTCAGAAGGTTTCAAAGCAATTCTAGCAAATCTAGCACGTATCGAGGCTGAACAGAAGCAATTAGCACTTGAACAGTCAACTAAGGATGCTGAAAAGAAGGCAGAAGAAGCGAAGAAACAAGAAGAATCTAAGAAGCAAGAAGAAAAGAAAGATAACAAGCACGAAAACAAGACTGAGGAAAGCAAGAAGGCTGATGAAGAGTCAACAACAGTTGAAGAAACTGAAAGCAAGAAACTTGCAATCGACCCAATGCTTATCGCAGGCGGTACAGTACTTGCAGTTGGTGGTGGTTTCATTATCTATCTAGCAGGTAAAAAGAAGAAGGAAGAAGAAGAGAAGTAAGATTCCTTTATAAAGGCTCTACCTAATAAGTAGGGCCTTCTTTTTTGATATAAATAAAAGTTGTATAATATAACTTATAGAGAGGAAGTCGAGAAATGAGGAGAAGTACGATATTATATTCAGCCCTACTAATTGGCGCTTTAGCACATTCAACAATATCACAGGTATATGCCGAAGATGTTGCACCAATTAACAGCGTTGAAAATGAACAAATGATGATGGTATCACTACCATTCAATTTACCTAAAAATCTGAAAAAAGAAATCAAGAAGATGATTTTAGATGAATACATCAAGGAACATCCAGAAAAGTCAGATATTGACTATGATAAAACAGAAATCACATTAGATAAGGAAATTGATTTAACAGACAAGAACGCACAAATCAAGAAAGTATCGATTAATTTCCACTATAGTGATAAGTCAGATGTTTCCTTAGTTCCTGATTTAGTGAAACAAATATCACTATCTGTTACAGAGGGTGACCCAGTACTAGAACTAAAGAAAACTGAAATCAGTATTGTTAAAACAACAGACTACGATTTAAATAGTCTTGTTGCATTTAGCGGTTCTTATAATGGTGTATCAGGAGCATTTATAATCGACACAAAGAACTTCGATAAGAACCAAGTCGGTAAGTATGAAATTGAATATAAATACGCAGATGTTACAGGTAAGATAGCAACACAAAAATTAACAGTGAACGTTACAGAGCAAAAAACATTTTTCTATAACACAGATGGTGAGTTGCTTGGTGAAGCAGATGGTATTCAGGATGAAACAGCGTTCCCAGAAATTGCTGATTACAATATTACAGAGCAGAAAACAGAGGGTGGCAATCAGTTCTACATATTAGAAAAGAAGCCTTATGTTGCTCCTGTTCAGAACACAAGAGGCAACGCTACACAATCAATTAATTATCAACCGATTATTGCAGGTGGTGATTATGTGCAACAAGCATTAAGTGCAGTTGGTAGAGTCCCATACGTTTGGGGTGGAGTTACACCTGATGGTTGGGACTGTTCAGGTATGGTCCAGTACTTGACAGGTATCGGTGCAAGAACAGCAGAACAGCAGTCTTATACAGGCACAAGACATTATGACATTTATAACGCACCTTACGGAGCATTGTATTTCTATGATACAGGTGCTGGTGCATACCATGTAGGTATTGCATTAGGCAACGGTTCTATGGTACATGCGGCCAACGCAAATGACGGCACTATTGTTACGAATATTCAATATTTCACTCCAACATACTGGGTAATGCCAGGGCAGTAATTTTCGATATATAAGACAATAAGGGAGAAGTATTTATGGAAGATGATGTGTTATGGGAAGACAAAAAGCATATTCTAGCGTGGCCTATCAGTTTCACGAAATACACAGTTGTATACAATAAGTTACATATTGAAAGAGGTTTAGTAAATACAACCTATGACGAAGTAATGTTGTATAGAGTCATTGATTGCAGATGTACTGTGAATCTTATGCAAAGATTATGTGGAACAGGCAATGTCATTTTGTTTACGATTGATAAAACTTCTCCTGTTGTTGTTTTAGAGAATGTAAAAGACCCGTTAAGGGTAAAAGACTTTTTGAGTGAGTTATGCTTGAAAGAAAGACGAGCAAACAACTTAATTGAGATGGCGTAGAAAAGGAGAGTTTGAAAATGGGTAAAGCAGTTGGTTACATAAAGAATATTTTCTGGTTTGTTGTATTTGGTGCTATTTTACTAGCAGTACTGTCATTGTTTAATTATGATATTGTGGCGGTGTTTGTATGGGCATGGGATAAGATTGTAAACTGGATAGTTCGACTAGCAGGGTACTTTGTATCGCTACCAATATTTAGAGCGTTCTTTAAAGCGTAGGTTAAAACCTGCGTTTTTTCTTGTATAATATAAGAGCAGAGAGGTGAAAGAATATGACAGAAGATATTATTAAACTACCCGAATATCCTGATTTTGAAGATTTACATACCATTCATAGTGAAGGTTCTTTTTGGGACCATAATGAAATAGATAACTTAAACAGTACTCTTATTAGAACTGTTTTAAATTTAAAAGAAATTACTAGACAGATTAACGATTATGAAAGACAACGTACACAACTAGACGTAGAGTACAAGCATAAGTTCAGACGCTTAATGGTTGATTCTACTGTTAAGACTGAAAGTCAGAAGAAACGCATTGCGGAAATCGAATGTGAAGATTTAGAGTTTAGACTTGCGTATATTGATGAAGTAATCAATGAATTAACAAAGATTTCACAATCATTGAGAGTTGATTTAGATATTCTTAAGACTATTGGTTTCAATATTCGTCAGGAGTTAAAGTTGTAATGCGTAAGAAACGCAGAAGACTAAGAAAGTGGGTTGTATCAACATTGCAAGGAATAACTGTAGTATCACTTGTGTTTGCTTTTACGTTGTTAGCACCATTTAAAATAGCAGTCGTGTCTGGCAGTTCTATGGAAACAACATTGCATGATAAAGATGTTCTCATATTTTTAAAACATGCACGTATATTAAATGATGATGTGGTTATCTTCCAGTCTCCATCGTCTTGGGGCTTAAAGAAAGAATGGCTCATAAAGAGAGTTGTTGCAAAGCCTGGCGACAGACTAACAATCAAAGATAATAAGATTTATGTAAACAACAAACTCTATGACATGTTTGTTTCAAATAGTAATAGAGAGATAGATGAGGAAATTGATGGCTATTTTGTCATGGGTGATAATAGAGGCCATTCTTATGATAGCCTAGCACGTTTTCTAAAAGATAGAGATGACTATTTAATTCACGATATTCACTATAGTAAGGACATAAAAAAGAAATGAGCAAACTATATACAATCGTAAATAAGAGTGATGTTTATATTCTGAATAAGGTCAGAGAGGTCTACACAGACTGGGGTTACACTTATGAACAGATGTTGACCTATACAGAGTGGCAAGATGGCTTATCATCGCAGGCGTCTTTATTCTTACCCTATTTTGTCAAGTTGGACTTAACGAATGAAAAGAATAGAACAGCATTCAAGGACTTAGTTAAGAAGAAGAAGTTTGCAGACAACTGGTTTGGCAATGGCGTAATCATCGTATGCAATTCAGCACCTGGTAAATGGTTAAAAGAGTTTACAGAAAAATATGGTGGAACGTATGATGAAGAGGTGACGATTGATAGTCTTTTAGAAACAATCAATCTATCAAAAGAAAATAAAGACTTTGTGAAGTATTATGTTGGTGACAGCACAGAAGATTTACTAATTATCAGAAACACACTAGCAAATATTGAAAACACTGAAAACTTAACAGTTGAAGAATTGTATTCTTATTTACCGAATAAGATGGGTTCAGTACCACCCTGGGAACTGATAAATGCCATTATGAAAGGAAATCTAGCAGTGGTAGAGCAAGAGTTTCAACGAGTAATCGTCAATACACATCCGTTAGTTTTGATTAAGTTGCTAAAGAATAAATTTAGTGATTTTATGACTTATAGAATGTTGTCATCGGCAAAAGTTAAAGAGAGTGATATATGTGGTATTCTTGGGTATAAGAACGCTTATCGACTAATAGACTTTAAACGTAGTAGATGTAAACATGTTGATTCAATTATGAATCTGATTTACACCTACGAATTTAAATTAAAGGAAGGTAGTTCGTTCTTGCCTAACGAAAAAGATTTGGTACATGCTTTAATCGTCAAAATCACACTAATGATGAAGTAAAAGACTAGGCATAATGTTCTAGTCTTTTTCGACAACGGCCAGTAGGCTTTCCAGAGACGGTTTAATTCCAGATGATAACATACTCATTAAAACCGTAGAAACGTCAGGAAACACCTATTACCGTTGTGGTCCAGTGTTTTAATGCTATATGTTAAAGACAAAAAGTTAAAAGTTTAAAATTTTAACTAGAAATTAACGTTTTTTGTGATATACTTGATGTAGATAAGGAGAGAACAGATGACAAAGGTTAAAGCATTGAATAAAGATGGTAAAATTACATGGTGTACCGCTAAAGTACCAGGACACGGCAACTGTAATCACGTTATGCACCAGATAAATGGTATGACAGATGACGAATTTCAAAAATCAGTAGACGAGTATAATGAAAAACTTGCAAAAGAAACAGCGGAATCATGCAATAATTCCTCAACGTATAATAGACTTGTAGAAGATATGCTGAATGACTATAGCGTTTATCAAGCAGTTGGCGGTGACGAAGAACTGTTCCGTAAAGCAAAACATAATATTGAAAACAATGACGATGAAGTATTGAGTGCAAACACAAGAGAAGAACTCAACAAGAAGATTTACGACTTCTACCAGGATGCCATTGAAGACGCTGTTATAGACAAACTAGATAATGGTGAAGAATGTGAATACGGTAGAGTTATCGAACATGCAGGTGGTAGAGATGTGCCTGACGACTACGAATATAAGGTTAGTTTTAAACCTAGTGATGTTGAAAATATTTTAGAAGATGACAGCATCGTTAGTAATATGAAACTGAACATCACAAAAGCAGATGATGGTAAGTATTATGCGGTAAATGTGTATTAAATTGAGAGAAGCGTAAAAACTTCTCTTTTTTTAGTATTTTTTGAAGTCATAAATTAGTCCGAAAATACGAATTTTATTCGTGTTCAAGCGAATGCTTAAAACGGTTTTTAGGAAGAATCCGTGTGACTTTTTTAGGTTAAAAACACCTAAAAACGAAGGGGATGATATACTATACCTCATCAACCTAAAACAGCCGTTAAAACCGATTTGGCCACAACTTGACAACCCAACATGACTATGATAGAATGATTAATGAGAAAGCGAGCAAAATATGAAAAAATATAATCTTATTAGAATTAAAAACGATAAAGAACAAAACATTTTAAACAATGGTACCTTAATTGATTGTCTATTTGATTTAGAGAACGAGTTAAGATTACATCAACTTGTCATCATAAAGGCAGAAGACGATAAATTTCACACATCGGACTTAAAAGTAGTGTATGAAATCAGAAAGGTATAAACCCATGCTTAGAATCGGACATATTTCAGATATTCATTTAGGTTACCGTTCAGGTAAACTAGTAACAGAGCAAGATATTAATTTAAGAGAGCAAGACGGCTACGATGCTTTAAATAAAGTGATTGATGATATGATACAGAGTAAAGTTGATTGTGTTTTATGCACAGGTGATTTCTTTCATAGCCCAAGCCCTACAATCAAGACAATTCATGAAGGCATATCAGCAGTTAAGAAGTTATCAGACAATCATATCCCTTTTTACTGTTTAGCAGGAAACCATGACAGTTCAGATATCTTAAAAGAAATACCGAGTAGTGATGTATTAAATATACCTGAAATTCAGATGTATTCTTATACAGAGCCTTATGTTGTTGTAGAACTAAAGGATAACGTGCTATTGCACTTAGTATCGCATCATGGTTATAATAAACAGTTAAAGACTATGGAGAACGTAAAGCCTATTGACGGCAAAATCAATATTCTGTGTACTCATGGTTCTATTTACGACCCTAATTCTAATACAGTCTTGCATACAGAAGCAGAACCAAGAGAAATCGTGATACCTCAAGACGTTTTAAATCTTAACTGGAATCTTATCTTATTAGGACATATTCACGAGCGTGGTTGGGTTATTAAAAATAAGGTGTTCTACGGTGGTTCATTATTTAGACGTGGTTTCAGCGATAAAGCAGGTGATAGAGGCTGGACAGAATGGGTCATTAATGATACAGGCATAAAGCCAATCTTACATAATATACCACAGCGACCACAGTATGATATCCTGCTAAACTGTAGCAGTCTATCGATTCAAGAAATAGAAGATTTGATTGCAAATAATCTGAATAAAATTAATCAAGAAGAAGCGCCAATTGTGCGACTAAACTTCATTAATATCACAAAGATAAATAAGCAACAAATCAACTGGAAGAGATTTAACGACATCACAAAACATTTCTTATCATTCGGTACAAAGTATGAATTAAAAGAAGAACAACAGTTACAAAAACAAGAACATTCAGTATCACAAACGCTGTTAGGTAGTTACAACAACTACTGGCAACAAGCAAAAGATAATTATGATACAACAATTCAGACAGACATCAACCATAATAGTGAAGATTATCTGAAAACGAGTCAGAATAAAGTTTTAAATACAGATTGACAAACAATGGTAACCAATGTTAGAATAGAAAAGTAAAAGAAAGAGGTAAGGTAATGAAACCACAGGAAATATATAAGAGTAATGAAGATATCACAGAAAAGGGTTTGTTTAAGACAACGGTCCTTGCAGGTAATGGCATCTTTGAAATTCACAAGTCATGGATTGGTGAATCGTTGAAGAAAGTTGAAGATTATAAGTGTTTTGGTTTACCAGAGTTACAAGAAGCAATCACTGTAACATCTGACGAACTACCGAAGATTCCAGCAGAGGCAATCAAGTATGTAATCAAGTGGTACCGTGATACAACGTTAGCGACTGGTAAAGAAGCACAAATCAACTTCTATAATGCCAAGGGTAAGCGAACACTAAAGGTAAACAATGTTGAAAAGAACTTAAAAGATATCAAGGGCATTCACTTCTGGTCAGACGAATTGTTCAGTTATACACCAGAACAGCGTAACAGTGCGGCCTTAACATCAACAACAGATGATGTATATAACGCATTAAACACTTATATTGGAATGTACGTTGAAACACATTCACATAATAGCATGCAGGCGTTCGCATCAGGTACAGACCTTGCGAATTCCAAGGTAAATGCATTGCAGTTAGTATTCGGTCAGTTAAATACAAATAATGTTCAAATGCACACATGGATTACAGTATGTGGCGTAACATCTGAATATGTTGCAGAAGATATCGTAAGTAAGTTTGTTGAACTACCAGAACATCGAGTAGCAGACGATAAGAAGTATTACTATGACATCAAGGATATACTCAACATCAACTTCGATGAAAAGTTAATTGCAGAATGGGAAGACCAAGTAGTGAAGTACACAGTGCCTTATGTTCAGAGCGTATTCCCAACAAAGCACAAGAGCAAGACAACTCATACAACAACACCAGACTGGTACGGTCGTTACCGTCAAACATCTTATTATGATTACTATGATTTCAGTAATAATTATGATAACGAACCTTCTGATATTTGGGAAGATTATAATAAGGATACAACTTATACAAGTCTTAAAGAGTTACTTCCTAAGAAAATCTTCAACAACCGCATGGACAACAAATACCAGAGCCTATTGGCTTTCCTTGATAAGAACTTCACATTAGATGAAGGCGTAGACCCAGAGGACCTTATTCGTGATATCAAGGCAGTCTTAAAGAAGGTAAGAAAATGGTAGTTAGCAATACAGAAATTAGTCTTATCATTAAGGATAAGTTACAGCGTCTAAAGCAAACAGATTATCCTAGCATGATGTATGACATGTTCTATCGTAATGCTGATAGAGCGTTATATGTTGAGCCGTTCAACACAGAGCGTAAAACATTTACAGAATGTGGCTTTCAGTTCTTAGGTTGCTTTGAAGTAAAACAAGATAACACTTTCACAATTCAATACGAACCGGGTGTGGCTAATTAAGCCACATCTTTTTTTGATATAGATAGAAGTGAAAGAAGGGCAACGAATGCTAAAGAAAAAGTTAATAACATTATTTTTAATTGCGTCTTGTGCTATGAATCTGCCAGTACATGCAGACGATACAATAGTACCAACAGAGGCAACAATAGGAGCGTATTATTCGGCAAACGATGTACTAAAAGGCGCTCATGACAATACAATCTTACAACATGAGATTGAAAGTCAGTTAGCAAGTGCAACAGAACTCGCTAATATCGAAGAAGTACAAACAAAAATCAATCAGTTAAAAGACTATCAAAGAGAGCAGTATCAAGCGAAACTGGATAGTAAAAAAGCAGAGATTGAAGAACGTATCAGACAAGAACAAGAAGAGGCAGAACGACAAGCAAGACAGGCTTCTCGTGGAGGCTATTCTTACTCTTATTCTAATTCTGGTTATGCTCCTTCATATAATGGTGGAGGTGTATGGACACCATCCTATGGCTATGCGAATTGTAATCAAGGGGCTGTAGACCAAGGTGGTTTATGGGAATGGACGCCTGGTTACTATGCGGCGCATAACTATACACCAGAAGGCCAGATGATTGCATCAACACCTAACGAAGTGAATATTGGTGGAAGAACTTATGTATACGACCACACCGAATATGGTTCTCATAACGATGCATATATTCCAGCACATAGACTGGCTGGTGATGGCTCCATCTGGATGCAGACTTGCGTGAACGGAGCAGGAGACTTCATGGTAAATCGCTACGTCCCTAAAAACTAGGGGTTGACATCGTTTCAGACACATGCTAATATGAAGCCATGAGAAGAAATAGACGAAGAAATGAATTTAATATCTTATTAGCAAAAACTCTAGTTGGTTTCATGGCAATGCTCGTACTTAGTGCTATTTGGAATACAATCATGAGTAAGTATCACTTAAACAGTACAGCGGTTGGTGGAGCAATCGTTATGTTGCTGATTCCTGTAGCAATTTACCGAGTGTCAAAGAAAATTATTATAGCGTTAAAAGAGGACAATTTCATTTAACAGAAATTGTCTCTTGTTTTTTATTTACACCTATGCTACAATAATACAGTAAAAGAGGTGCTAACATGATAAAAGAGTTTAATGTAAACACAGAAAATAAAACATATAAAGACGGTATGTTTAACCGTAAGTTAGACGAATCAACATTTGTAAAGTTCAAAACAACAAACAACCTATTACGCAAACCAAAGATTGATAACCCAGATATTGAAGAAGGCATTGTATATTGTGATTTTGAATGCGAAGCAGTTGTATATAAGTTACCACCACAAGAGTTACGTATTGAGGCTATGGACCGTAAAGACAAATACTACCACATGTGGTCAAACGAGTGTTATTTCATCTACAGGAATGGTTATTGGGGAATGGTTTCGTCAGATGACTGGAGAAAAATTCCTTTCTTCTTTACTAATATGTTCAGCGCCCACAGAGAATATGTTCTTGGTGATAAGAACTATCATTACTATAAGATTTGCCACGGTCACACTTTAGATGGCAGAGATACTTCATTTGAAGGTATTCTCTTACACATCAAGCAATATATTATGGCAATTATTCAAGGTCAACCAAATACAGACTTAGATACAGTTGCACAGTTTGGTACAACAATCAGAGATAATAGAGATAAATTGTTAAGATACACCATGGTTGCATATAAGACGATTGCAGAACTACAAAAAGATATTAAGACAAAGCAAGACGCTATCAACTGGTATAAAACATATAAAGATTTACCAGAGAGAATTGTTACAGCATATAACGAAGCATATCCATTAGAGAATATTTGCAAAGAGGTGAGATAATGAGTAGATACAGTGATTTTGAAAGAAGTAGACGCACATGTTTGAATACTGACATGGACAGCGTTAAAGGTGTCGCAGAATATCCTAGCCCAGCACATCCTGTAAAGTGTGTCATGCTAAAGCCTCGCTACCGTGGATATGGCAATATTACTGTCCTCTACCAAGAAGTTGACAACAGAATTGCCGTTGTAAAAAGTCTTAATGAATCAGTAAGTGGTGGTAACAAGGCAGAAGAAGTCAAAAAGACACCTTTCTTACAACCAGGTATTGTAAAATATGAAGGTGAGTACTATAATGTTTTTAAACAGAGCGGAAACCTAGAGGTGGTAAAATTATGATTGAACAAACCTATGTAGTCCAAGTACCAAGTTTCAACTATCACGCTGGCACAAACGCAGTAATCTCAAAACTTGGGCATGTTATTGCATATAAAAAAGATAATACAATAGCGTTCGCAGAAGTTGAGCCATTCCGTGTATGCACCAACGGTGTGATTAAAAATATGTACACTAGACCAATTATGGGTATTCGTAAGGACGCAATCGACAAGGATAGACTGATGGCAATGTTTGCTCATGGCAAGAAACATACAGCAGAACTTGTTGAACAGTATGCGAATGACAATCCTTATTTGTTGTTTTCTGTATTACATAATTTAAGATATAAGCCAACATTTTGGGCAGATGTAGACCCAAGTAAGTGCATATATGTAGACGCTTATGATACAAGTAATGGTCCTGCTGTAATGATGAACACAAATGGTTGCTCCCGTAATGTTTATGCATCACTTAGTAGAGAGCGTTACGATGTAGATGAAGACAAGTGTAATTTCATAGGATATGTGCATAGACATATTTGTACAAGCACAACAGAACCAGAACCTAAGCCAGTTGTACAAGAACCTGTAAAGCAAGAGAAGATAATTGATAAGAGTTCTCATAGATACCAGACTCTATACGCTCTATGTAACGGTAATGAAGAATTAATTAAAAAGATGTATTAGACTGGGTTGCAGACCAGTCTTTTTTATGTTAAAATAGTGGAGTAAGAGGTGATACCATGAAAAATACAGTGGCTTATAAAATATATGATACGTTGAGAAATAATGGCGCTGACCTACCTAGTTATGATGCGTACTTTCACGGCGATGATATCTACTACGAAATATTACCAAGACCAATCTATTATATAATGGAGCAAGACGAAAAATATCACCAGTTGCTAGAAGATATCCAGAACTGTGAAATTCTTCAACTAACACCAACGCAGAAGAAGGAAGTCATCGCAGATTTTCTACATCTTGACGTGGATGATATCTATAGTACTAGTCGTGACGAAGATAACAACATTAGACTGTACCTAAATAATAAACAGAAATTGTTCCCTAGAATTGCGTATGAAACAGGTGGTGCAATGAGATACATATTCAAGGTCACAGACGATGCGAACGAAAAATTTGAAATCATAATTAGGGGGTGGAATTCATGATACAGTTAGGACAATTAAATAAAGAAAATCTAACAGTAAAAAAGGGGATGTTCACTAAAAAATTAACAGTTGCAGACGAGGCGAAGTTCCCTGTTACTGAAAATACTAATATAAGACTTACAGGATTCACTTTAGAAGAATCCTTAGTAGAAGAAGGTATATGTTTTACATACCCAGAAGATGATTTCATCGTCTTTAAACTAAAGCCAACGCTTGTATGTATGAATTTGTTTGATAGCAGTTCAACAGTTAAATACTGGACAAACACAGCATATTTTGCGTATTATGAAGGTTCTTTATGGCTAAGAATTACAAATAACAAGTTGCCGTTCTTCATTACGAACGTATATTCAGGTGGTTCAACACTTCATAAAAACCGTTATATGAAACTATGTGTGGGAACAGCGTGGAACAATATGCCTCATGGATATAAAAACTTTCTAAAAGACCCTAAGTCGTTCATCTTAAAGTTTTTAGAAACAGCACCAAATACTGATTTATCTTTTAGACGCCAGTTTGAGGATATCAGTGCAACACATGCGCAAATCAGAAAGTATTATAGAAAATTAGAAAATCTACAAAAAGATATTAAGACAGTAGGAGAAGCAAAACTGTGGTATAGAAAGAACGGTAACAGTTGGTACTTATAAGAGGTGTAAAACATGAATTTTAACGAAATACGAAAAGCAAACAGAGCAGACTTTAAAATCGTTAATTTGACAAAAGAAGAGTTGTTACAACAAGACTTAAAATGTGTTGTCTTGAATGGCAAACATGTGTTCTTTTTTATCACTCAACAAGGTGATTTTACGATTTATAACATTGTACCGAATGCGGTAGCACTATTACAAACAGAAAATATCGTAAGTGATGCAGATATAGCGATACAAGAAGTCTTGAATCCTAAGACGTTAAAAGAACAGTTAAGACTAAAACCTGGCGTTGTAAAGCATAATGGGTATAATATCAATGTGTATCTAGGTATAGATGGACAGTACCATGCAAAGGTTGTTTGACAGACTGTAAGCAATCTGTTAAAATAAGAGAGGGAGGTGAGAGCATGAAGCAAATTGAAGGCTTTACAAAAAGAGATGTAACACTAGGCTTTGACATTAGAGGGCATTTTAGAGTAAGTGCAATCCATCGTAAAGGCACTTACGAACAGAGGTTAACGTTGTATCATAGTCATACCTTTATGAGCGTAGAGCCATTTGACTTTACAAAAACAATGAAGATGTATATGCCTTTATGCCCTATTCTCACAATACCAAAAACAGAGAAAAGACTTTTAAATCAGATTTATCAAGCGTTGCCAGAAGAACAAAAAGCAGTTTATGATAAGAATAAAAGCAAGCATAAAGGGTTAATCTTCTTTACTTGCTTTGCAATTTACGAAAAAGATGCTAGACTAAACACAATAGATAAGTCTTTTATCAATATCAGTAGCAGTCGAGCGTATATTAACTTTACAACAGGTGAGCGTAATATATTGCCATTAAACTTGACAGACGATAAAGAAACATTTAAGTCGTTTATTGATAGTCATACAACAGTCTATAAAAAAGAAGTTGATACAAAGTCTGAACGTTATCAGAAGTTGCTTAGACTTGTGAATGGTAATGAGGAACTTGCTAGAAAGATGTATGGTGAATGATGAATAATGTAATGACAGAGGCAACAAAACGTAAGTTACTAGAGTTCTTGTTGCAGAACAAAGTAAATCTCTATACAGAGCAAGATAAGGCAAGAGTATTTACATTACACATGGACTTAAATGCGTACATTCTTCATAAATATCTGAAACCTGATGAAGAGCAGTTGCAGTACGCAATAGATAACGATGGCTTTAAAATCTATAAAGATTATTTAAAAGATTATGAGAATGCTGTATTAGATTTCTTAGAGTTAAAAGATATTCAACCTGAAAAGATTGAGTTAAATAGAAGTACACCAAATGACTTTGCTAATATTACAATCATATTCAGTCTACAACGATTGAAGCAAACAAAGAAATTAGCAAGTTTTATGAAGTTCTACAAGCAGTGTATCCTTGAAACAAAAGGCACACTCAAATATGAATTTGAAGTAGAAAACAGAAGAATAACTTTTCAAATAAAATTTGTTGAAAAGGTGTTGACAGAAGATTAAAGTCATGCTAAGATATAGCCATAAACAGAAAGAAAGAAAAAACGAGGTAAAACAAAATGACAGAAAACACAGTAGCAGTACGCCACATCAACTTCCAAGGTGAACGTTACGATGTCCCAGCAGACATGACAGTAGAACAGTTGCTTGAAATGATTGCCGTTGACATGAACGAATACACAATGGTAACAGACGAAGATACATTATTCTTAATGCCTAAGACTGGTTCAAAGGGTGCCGATGAGGACGAAGATGAAGACCCTTTTGAAGAAGTTGAAATCGAAGTGACAACAGAAGACCCAACACGAGAGGCATTAAAGACAGCATGCGGTGAAGGCCTCAAGGTACTTCCATTAGGAAACAACATCAAGGAAGTCCGCATGAAGGATGGCAAGTTAGTGCCAGTAGTTTATCACACAGCAGAAGAAATCTACGATAAGTTAGAAGAAATCGAAGCAAAGTTAGACGCTTTGTTAGCGAAGTAAACGCTCACTAAGAGCGTTTTTTTTGATATATTCTGTAAAAGAGGTGTTAACATGAAATTTCATATTACAGATAATGGAGCGGTTAAAAGATGTATTGCTATCTTTAGACCTTGTAAATATGGTTGTCATTTTTCATCATTAGAACAGGGTAACCGAGTAAATGACCTCATTCACACAGGTCAAGCAGAAACACAGCAAGAAGCAAAAGTAATAGTTTTAAAAGAGCAATATAATGCCTATTCCAGAGCGGCCAAGACATATAAAGATAGCCATGATGTATTTGACGATAAACTAACGTTAGAGCCTGGTAATGCCTATGGAAATGAATTGGCAGACATTCTAAGCGATATTAAAGATAAAAAGAAAGAAATAGAGCGGTTAAGAGCATTAAATATTGAAGCATTTCATAGAATAGACGACTTAAAAGACGATAAATCAAAGAGAGCGGATGAAATCGTAGAAGAGTCTTATCAGGAAATGTGTAGGAACGATAATGAGATAGACGGATTGCGTCAGGATATTACTGAACTTGAAGGTTCCATGGACAATATTAAGAGCATGCAGAAAAAGTCGGCTATGTACTTTAATGAAGTTGAGGACAAAGAGTATGCGATTACAATCCATAACGCAAGATTTACAGATAGTGGTATCCTCATTAACAATGTACAGGTAGATAATAATGGCAGAATACAGAATTTGTATATTGAAGAAAGAAACAAACTAAGACAAATTTTTGAAATTACACCAGATAAGCGTTTTTTGACTTATGATTTTGAAGAAATATCAACAAGTTACCGCAACATTGTCACATTAGAACAAGACGGTGATGAGTACGAATCTATGGACATGCTGGTTTAGCAGAAAATTTTAAATTCTGAATCGGTCCGAAAACGATTTCTAAAAAGAATCCGTGTGACTTTTTTAGGTATGGAAAGGTCAAAAATGAAGGGGATGATATACTAACCTAAATTGCTGTTTAAAACCGTTCTCCATGCGGTTTACAATTATACTCAAACAGCAAGAGCAAAAGCAAAAAGTTGTATAATATAGTAGAAGAAACAAAACTGATATATAAGTCAGCAGTAAAAAAGAGAGGAGGGCATGAGTTATGTCCGAAAACAATAATGAACAACTTACATTAGCGAATGCCCTCAAATCTATGGGCATTCAAAACAACAACGCATTAGTGAATGAAGCATTCTCAAATTTAAACGGTGTTGAGGTTGTTGATAATTTAAAAGAGTACCATGATGTATACAGTAAACCTTTTACTGATTCAGATATGAGCGTAGGTTCAGCCATCGGTGGCAGTTACCAACTTGGTGTAGCAACAATATATCGTGAAGAAGGCATGCGTTGGAAGAATAAAGCATACATTTTTGATGATTTTACAATTCAGAAGTTAAATCAAGATACGATTGAACACTTATATTTTACAAATGGTATCTATGCAACCGCTAAAACACTTGTCATTGAACAAGCGGGTAAATATGCTAGAGAAAATAATTATGATGAGTATGGGTTTGCAAAGACAACAAAAAACTATCAAATGAGAAAAGCATTGTTCGATTTCTACCATAATGGTGTCAAGATGGAAACCAAGATGATTGAAATTGACAGCAAGAAGATTTTCCAATGCACAAAAGACAATCTTCGTGGTTTCACAGGTTATGATATTGATATTGACAACGTTGACTATGAAAGAGCATGTAATCTATGTAATGACATTGAAAACCATGTGGTCCCTAAACCTACATTCATCGTTGTAACAGGAACAGGTGTTCATTTAAAATACACATTCCCAGAGCCTGTTGCATTAAAGAATAGCGCAGAAATTGAGAAGTACGAAACCATGCAAGGTTTGTTCTCACGTAAGTTTACTCATAACCCACGTTACTGTGGTAAGGAAGAGGAAACTGGTTCTTTCCAGCATGATTTACCTCTCGGTCAGTTGATGCGTGCGGTAGGTAATATGTACGATAAGATTCCAGGTTGCCGTGTTAGAACAGAATGTTACACATCTGGTTTGTATCATAATATTAACGACTTGAATAGATGGGCCGATATTCCTGAAATCGAAATAGTTAAAAAACCTGCTGTCTTAAAGTATGACAGTTCTAAAGCACGTAAACTATCACAGAGTGAGTACAATAAACTTTATAACAGTTTTATCATCGAAACTCTAGGTCATAGAACACAACATAGAAATCTATTATTCCATCACATGCTAGTAGAAGGTGGCATGTCTTTTGAAAATGCTTTAGCAGAAATTAACAGAATGACAGGAGAACTCAACAGACTATATCCTGTTGAAGGCAACGCCGTTCGTTTATTGACTGAAAAAGAAGCCAAGACTTACGACCCAAATAGTGACACATTCAACATTGCATACTACTTCAAGTATTTAAGCGTTGGTGCAATGGTAAATCACTTTATTTATAAAAAGCATATCAGAGTTGAAAAGCGTAGAACTGGTTTAAACACTAGTGAAAACATGAAAAAAGTAAACCAAGAAATCGTTCACAATATTGGTTTACGTTCAGAGTGTTTATTGTACGCTTTGGTAAATAGTTTGAATAATGACAGAGGGAACAAGTCTGGAGTAGCAGAGTATCACGGACAACAGTGTATCATCGGTAGTTACGATTTTACATCTTTTGTGATGTCTCACCCTACAACTTATAATTTAGGTAAAGACGGTAAGCAACGCACAGCCAAGAACTCTTATAAGATTATAGACAACCCTGACGCTCCTCGTCACCAAGTTGTATTGGCTAGAGTTTTTGCGTACTTAAACGGGGAAACAGTTCAAGCAGTTGGTTCAACTGATATTTATAGCAACAGTCAACAGTTGATTCACAACTTACTATTAGAATCAACAGCACAATCAGTAAGAGATGAATTTTTCAACCGTTACGCTGACGTAACAGTTCCTCGTAGATACACAATCAATAGTGAAGAATTGTTTAGAGATATTAATAATTACTGTAATACTTTATTATCACTAGTACACCATCACATGGAAAAGATACAGGTTGGTGTACAGGCGGAGCATGCTTATATGACAGGTGAAGTGCTGGCTGAAAATAAAGACAAGGCATACAAAGCCATCTTACGTGTTACAGACCTTTTAAAGGCATTTAATGTAAAACGTGAGGAAATTTTCAGAGCAGGTACAGACTTACAATTAATCGCAGAAATTAAAAAGACTATGCAGAAGTCAGCATCATTCATTGCTACACTACAGCAACTTGAAAAAGAGGCTTTAAACAGACACATGCAATTGGTAACATTACAATTTGCTGATAAGTCACTATGTATACATGAGCGTTTAGATATGTATGAAAATATTCTAAGAGAGGTTGGCAAGAACGATATTGATTTAGACTATGAAAGTATCTTCAATATCTGGCTCGGCATTAAGGCTTTAAACAAGCAATCAATGGCAGATGAACAATTACTCAAGCGTGAGGTAAGCCAACGCTGGAACAGCCTATTACCGTTGCTGCCAATCATTCAGAAGATAGACTCTCTTATCGTAAACAAGATAAACAGAAATAAGCCTTCAAAGAGAAAACTTCATAATACATTTATGTACACATGTTTCTTACGTGGCTTCTATGGTTTCTATGACTTGCTTGCAAACGAAGTAAAGTTCCCATTTATCAAACTAAGCAAACATATCGAAGAAAATGATACAGACCTTATGGGTACCGAGCATACAACCATCGGTCGTAGACTGTTAAATTATGATAATACACAAAAAGCATGGAGACCTATCAGAGCAATTACAGGCTTCAAGACATTCAAAGAGGAAGACATTGATTGTTTCTGTACGGAATTTGAGCAGATAATTATGATTGCAAAATACTGGCAACTTAAGAATAGGGATATGGATAATGACAGCATTTTAAGATTATCTATACGTTTACTTTCAACCTTGGAAAATGAACAGCCTACAGAGGACGATACCCTTACTAGGTCTTAAAGGGACCCTTATTGGCCCTCAAAGCATTAAAAATAGTAAAAAAGCATAAAAATAAAACTCTCTGGAATAAAATCTAGGGAGTTTTTCTTTTAAATTTAAATTTTTATGATTTGGTTTAGTGTGGCGGACATTTTCATTATCGGTATAACATTGGGGGGTGTGTGCTATAAGATACTAATATACCACAACCAATACTCTAATACTGTAACCAACATTAATAGAGTTATACTAATACTATAGTCTTAACTTAGACTAAACTTAATTAGAACTCTAATACTATTAATACAGTAAACCAATCCTTAACTAAACCATAGTAATACTGTTTCCTTAATCTTAAACTGAACTCAACCAATACTTTTAGTAGCCTCAGTCTGAATCAGTTCTTGTTCTTAGACTGAACTTAATTTAAACTGGACCAAGGAGATAATTCCAGTAGTCTTCGGTTAAAAGTAATTTTAGAACCAAGCCTTAAACTGAACCAGGTGGTTTTTATACTGAATAAACCCTTAGACTGAACTAAGTCTTAGGCTGAATAGAATTTGCCTTAAACGGAACTATAGTTTAGGTTGAACTTACGGAGATTACTAGTGTACTTTTACTCAACCTGTCTTTAAACTTAACCCATCTTCAAGTTTTGCCAACCATGGTTTTAGTTTTAACTTAAACAACAGAACTCTTAACCACCTTAGGTCGAGTAGAGTATTGTCTTAAACGATTGAGGCCTTATGATTAAACTTTGTCAAGAACTGAACCAGTATGGTTTCTACAACTAATATATCAGTATTTACTCTGATGGCCACTATTTTTATGTAATCGTAACCAAATTTAAGTTTTAATTTTCTGTTCCTATGCTTAAATCAATTCTAAAACGAATGCTTTTTTTCTGTCTTTTTAACCTTAATAATGAGATAGTCCCGGAGCGGCGGCGATTTTTTAAATTTTTTAAGGTCTTATTTCTCGCTAAAAACGGAGGTTAGGAAGAATCCGTGTGACTTTTTTAGGTATGGAACAGGCGAAAATCTACAGGCTGATGGACCATACCTCCTCAACCTAAACCACCGCTTAAAATCGATTTGGCCACACTTTTAAAAGTAGTGTTTTTCTGATATAAAGAGTGTAAAAAGTTACAGCCGAGTTGAAGTCTTTAAATTTAGCATAAAAGCACTATTCCATTTTTGTAGAGAAGTAGAGTGCAAGGTGATGAAGAGTCACCTATGAGTAAGCAGGTTAGCATAATGTTAGTTCGATTCTAACAATACTCACCAAGGAAATAATTTATGAGCAAAATTGATTTAAAAGAAAAGTTGATGTATGCGTTGTTAATTGCGATTGCGTTAAAGACAGAGGCAATAGTACTTAGTGCAATCATTCTTGTCGTAATGGTTGTTCTCGAATACATATCAACAGATTACATTAAAAAAGAGTAGAACTTTAATGTCCTACTCTTTATTTTTGTTTTTTAAACTACATGTGCTATTCTTGCAATACTTAAGACTATCGTCACGATAAAGATTGCTTGAAAGATGAACTCACCGAAACCACCAGTTTTCATTCCGCTAAATCTTGTTATCCACCAACGCTTACCTTTGACTTTAAACGGGAAGGTAATCGGTGTACCGCCTGTTGTAATCGTGTCACCTAGAATATGAATAAGGTGTCCTAGAACAACACAACCTGCAAGCCATGAGAAGTTGTGATTTTCCGGTAATGTATAGAAGATAGTTGCTGTGATAACGAGAGAGATTATTAAAATGGAAATATTGCCAATAATACCCTTGTTCTTATACTTCTTAAATACTCTACTGAATAAACCAGCGAATGCAAGTTGAGTACTAAAAAGAATAATAATTAAACCAATGAGTGTACCAATTGTAAATTGCTTTTCTGCTATCGTTACGGTACCTGGTATTGATGTTGCGATAAAAGTTAAAACACCAAGTAGGATTGCATAAGGTATTGTATGTGTGAGTTGTCGGTGTGGGTCTGATTCAATCGGCTCATGTTTGGTTTTGGTTATACTATAGACCATCGTTGATAATGTTCTGACGATTGCTGATAGGATGTGTCCTATTGGCCATAATAGATTTACAATCGTTGAAGATGGGTTGTCGATATCTGGTCCTAATGCTTGCCCTGCTGTTACTAAACCACCTGCTGTAATTACCGATACCGCTGTACTATGCAAAACTGAATTAGTAATCAAGGAAGGGTTTATCGCTAATATCAGCAAATAAAGAGCGAGACCTGATAGCGCATGAGTAGGTCCCATAAAATTAATAATAAACATGTTTATATTATCTCCTTTATTTTTATATCAAAATAGTTGTATTTTTACCATCACTGTTGTATAATAATATCGTAGAGGTGTAATTATGGAAAAATTATTCTTTTGGGGTCACACAGAGCATGGTGGTAATGTAACAAAGGCTTGTTTATCAAATTTCTATCCATGTGAGTTTGAATTTAATGATAAAATGTTTAATTTCTCGGAACAGTGTTTTATGTACCAAAAGGCATTATTGTTTAATGATTTTGGAGTTGCTGAACAGATATTAGACGAAACTGATGTAAGAAAAATTAAAGCATTAGGTCGTAAAGTAAAAGATTTTGATAATGAACTATGGGATAAACATAAGGAAGATTTTATGTACAATGCTTGTTACGCAAAGTTTTCACAGAATGATGAGTTAAAAGATTTCTTATTAAATACAGGTAATCGTGAAATTGTTGAAGCAAGTCCCGTGGATAATATTTGGGGTATTGGTTTCTCCTCAGATAGAGCAATGGAAAATATTGATAAATGGGGACAAAACTTACTCGGCAAGACATTAATGAAAGTGAGAGCGGAATTAAGAAAGTGAAACTAACAGTAGAAGTATTAAAAGATTTAGCGAACCAGTGCAAGATGCCTTGTGTTGTGTTTGAATTTCCAGGCTCAAATAATAAATATGTCTTAGAATATGACGAAAGTAAAATTATTAATTTCCATTGTGGCTCTAATATTATCTTGTTTAACAATGAATATAATGTTCATTTTGCTACTATAACAGAATTACATAATATGTTTGAAGAGGCGTATCAAGGTTTTCATTTAGAGGTTGAGGAAACGAAAGAAAACCAGTGGGTTTTTGCAATTAAGAAGAACGATATTGAATCGTTGAAGATTTCAGATGACTACAAACTTACAACAGAGAAGATGGCAGAGGTTAGAGAAGTACGTAGGTTGACAGAAGAAGCATTGAATATTCAAAAAGAGTCGGCAGTTCGTATTAATGATTTATTTAAGAAGTTAGAGGATATTAAAGAATATGCAAAACAACTTCAACTAAAAGAAGAAAACGAAAAGAAAATATCAGAGCAATTAGATAATATTAACTCTGATATTCAAGAATTAGAAACCAGATTAAAGAAAGATATTCCTGAACTTGATAAGAGTTTGGATATTAACAATTTCAGATAGGTTGGTGATATAATGATTTCATATAGCAGACAACAAAAGGCACTAGAAGAACTAGCGGAACTTGATAAGATTTCAGAGCAAAAGAAAAAAGAGCAAGAAGAGCAAAATGCTGTTGAACTCTTTAAACAAAAAACAGCAGATATTCACACAACAAGAGAACAGTCTATTGAAGAAATTAATCAGTGGTGTGGTAATAAAACACTCACTGAAAAATTACATGATATCATAGAGAAATACTCTACTTTGATTATTTTCGTTTTTACGACAATGGTAGATAGTGTACTTACACTCCTGGTTGGCCATGTTGATGATATAGTCGATATGATAGTTGTAGTTCTCCTATTTGTGCTAATGTATGTTGCAATATTCTTTGTCACAGCGCTATACCTTCATAGTTTTCTTGACTCTTTAGAGTATAAGAGTCCACGTCTAATTGATAAGATAAAAACAAAAACACTTGATGTACACTACTCAATCAGTGAAAACACAATAGATTGCCCGATTGAAGTTAAGAAGGACCTTTTAAATAGAATTAATAATGAGTTTGTATATCTGTCAGTAGGTTATGGGACTCATTATCTCTACTATTATGAAGAAGATGGTAGCGTAGTAGAACATTCATCACGCAACTATTCAAAAGAATATGAGTATTTTAAAGACCAATTAACCGAATATAAACTATATAAGATTTCAGATATTGTTACAGACAGGAGTGTAAAGTAAATGGTAACGTTTGATAAAAGACTACAAGAAGAACTAAAACAACAGGAACAGAAAGAACAAGATAAACCCGCAACGATTGAGACAACAAAGATAAATAGTTTAAAACAGGTGTTGCAATGGATTGGCAAACCTGCGATTATTAAGGCGTGTATGTCTATTATTTTACTTATTGTTACAGTTGTTCTAATACTGATTGCCGATAAATTTATAATTGAATTTTGTGCGCTTAAGATTACACAATTTGTAGCATATAGTAAGAATATTGTTGTGTGTCTGCTTGCATTATTCTGTGGCACATTATTTACATTTGGTATGACTGTGCTTGGTTCGATATATATTGTTGTAAAAGTAGCAAATTTTGTGATGGATGGGCCACTATGCGTTGTTAAGAATAAGATGTTAGATGACAATTATTGTATAGAAGATGGTGTAATAGATTGCCCTATTCAGGTTAAGGATTGGCTTATCGGTCGTATTCTCAAAAATGAGTTGTATATTGTTTTGAATAAAAAAGATAAGACTATTGAACTCCTTAACAATAATCGTAATTATTCACATTGCTTCGACACTGATATAGATAGTACAGATAAGACAAGTTTTGAATATCAGTTTAAGTATTTTGCTGACCAGTTAAAAAATGGTGAGATGTACAAGATTGCTGATATTATAACAGATAAGGTGGTGAAGTAATGGCTAAAAATAATATGTTTACTTTAATCGGTGCAACAGCGCATGGTACAGAAGATAGAGAACAAAATGATTTTTATGCAACAGAGCCAAAAGCAACGGAACTACTTCTTGAAAAACAAACATTCATGCATGATGTATTAGAACCGTGTGCAGGTGGTGGTGATATGACAAAGATATTGCAACAGCACGGCTATAACGTTACATCATCGGATATTGTTGATAGAGGTTTAGAAGGTATAATTGTTAAAGATGTTTTCGATTGGCAAAGTTGGCACGGTGATATTGTAACAAACCCACCATACAAACTAGCACTACCGATTTTAAAACATTGCCTTGATATTGTATCTGAAGGTCATAAGGTTGCAATGTTCTTACGTTTATTGTTCTTAGAAGGCAAAGCACGTAAGGCATTCTTTGAAGAGAACCCACCTAAAGTAATTTATGTAGCAAGTGGCAGATTAAACTGTGCTAAGAACGGTGATTTTGATAAGTACCCATCCAGTGCTGTCGCTTATGCCTGGTTTGTATTTGAAAAAGGTTACAAAGGCGATACGATTGTGAAGTGGATTAACTGATGAAAAACAACGGTCATTTTCATACTGCAAAAGCAAATAAAAACGATGAGTTTTACACAAAATTAGAGGACATCGAGAATGAGTTAGCACATTATACTTACTTTTTCAAAGACAAAGTAGTATATTGTAATTGTGATAGTCCTGACCACTCTAATTTCTGGAAGTATTTCTATGACAACTTTCAGCCTCTCGGTTTAAAGAGGTTGATTTCTACCTACCTAGACAACACACAATCATTCAAAACAGAATATGATGGTGAAAGTATGATTAAGACACCGCTTATCGGAAATGGTGATTTTAGTAGTGATGAATGTGTTGAAATACTTAAAGAATGTGATGTAGTAGTAACCAATCCACCATTCAGCCTTTGGAGAAAATTTATTCATCTGTTGATTTTATATAATAAGAAGTTCTTAGCGATTGGAAACAAAACCGCTGTTATCTATCAAGAGTTGTTTTATAAGGTGAAAGAAAATAAAGTATGGTTTGGTTACACTATACCAAAAGAGTTTATCACGTCTGATGGAATAACTAAGAAAGTCAGTGGTATTTGTAGATGGTTCACAAATATTGAGCCTAGGCCAACTATTGAGGATGTGAAGTTAATTGAATTTGACCAATCAAAGCATAGGAGATACTCAAATTATATGGCAGTTAATGTAGATGACATCAAACAAATCCCAGATACTGATGAGATAATTGGTGTTCCAATCACATTTTTAGATAAATATAACCCAGAACAGTTTGAAATACTTGGGATGTCTGGCGATAGAGAATTTGTAGATTCCGACTGTGATTTCTTTATACCCGTAACAAAAGAACAGAAAAACATATTTAAAGAACAAAACAAAGATTGGAGAGACACACATCCGTATTTCTCTGATGGAGACAAACTAACAAAATTGTTATATGCTAGACTTTTTATTAGAAAGAAAGGAACCTAATAATGATAAAAACACTTAAAATAGAATTTGAAGGACCAGACTCTGTAGAAGTTAGTGGTGAGCACGTCAAACAATTTGAGCGTATTGATAATGTTTGTTTAAATGAAAATGGTAATATGATTGAAATAAGGAAATTGCTTGTCGTTGTGGATAGCATGGCTAATAAAGAGTATAGTGGGTTCAGTTCAGAACATACGGCTTTTGATAGAATTACAGCATTCAATGATATTATTGATTTTGAAATAGAAGATGATGAGTCAGTACATATCGTATTTACGGATTATGAACCTTACGAGAGTGAGTTCAACAGAAACCAGTACACAATGATTGATGAAAATGGTAACCTACATATTTTAATCACAGACAATAAAGATTTGGTACCAAGTGGTTTTACACAACCCAATTTGATACTTATAGATGGAGTAATAGATGATGAAAATAGTTGATTTTAAAAAAGATGGTAATATTGTTAGACTTTATTTAGGTAAGACAATCAATGGTATCTACGGTGATGACTGGGATGATACACCTTATGAACATAACGCAGGTGAAGTATATGACCAGTTTTATGAGAAAACGATTGATATTGCATTCCCATTAGACACACAGGTATTTGAGCCTTGTTATGGTTTTGTCAATTCACCTTATTGTAAGAACAGTTTTATTTCAGAAGATAAGGTACCATGTATTATTTTCGGTGAAGATGAGAACTTATGGCAATATGAAAATTATGCAGAACTTTTAGAAAATGTACCATCACTTGATAAGATTTATTTAGGTGACGAATGGGAAGATGTTATGGCAAAGTATGGTGATAAATTTACCATACTACCAAATAAGAGAAACAACCAGTTCGGTATCTTATTTGAAAATTGTGAATACATGACTTTTGATAAAAAAAATGTTGAAATGGTTGAACTGGACGAAATATATGCCAATGTACGTCTCTATAAAGATGAAACACAAATCATGAGAGTGGCAAATAATGTTCATATCGTTCTAAAACAAAATGCAGATGTTGAGTACTTACCATTTCTTGTTGAAAATCTAAAGACAACAACATTTAAGAGAATTTTAGAACATAGTGATATTGTAAGTATCGACTTAAATGGCGAAGAGTACTTTGTGAAGTTTGATGGTGTTGTTTCTAACAAATACCAACACTCATTTATAGACGATAGTGGTCGTTTACATATTGTCATTTCAAAAGATAAAGAGTAGTTAGAAAACACAGGATTGTGACAGATTGTGATATATGAAGTGTTACAATCTTTTTTTTCTTGTATAATAATGTATGTAACCTTTAGTGAGGAGTGATGATATGATAGTTATTGCAGGAATGATTGGTGTAGGCAAGACAACTTACGCTGAAAAACTAGCAGAAGAATTAAATGTCCAGTTATTTAAAGAACCTGTTGATGATAACCCATTTTTACCTTTGTACTATATGAATCCAAAGAAATGGGCGTTTTCATTACAGTTGTTCTTTTTAAATAAGCGTTTTAAACAAGTAAAAGAATCATCTAAGTTAAAAAATGCAGTTTTAGATAGAAGTATTTACGAAGATGAAATTTTTACAAGGCTGAATTATGATACGGGTAATATCTCAAAAGAAGAGTATGACCTGTATGTTGACTTGCTTGATAATATGATGGAAGAGGTCAATGACTTACAAAAGAAAGCACCCGATTTACTTGTTTACTTAACCGCACCAAAAGAATATATTTTAAACAAGATTGTAAATAGAGGTCGTGAGTTTGAACAGCCAACAGAATCGAACCAGTTGCTAGAATACTACTCTAGCCTTTTGGACATGTACGAACAGTGGTATACGAACTACGACAAGTCAAGAAAAATGCGTATTGATGTTTCTAATTATGACATTATAAATAACCCAGCAGACTGGCAAGAAGTTTATAATTTAATTACACAGCGTCAGAAGTTTGAGTATGATTTAGTAGGTAACAAATTTCAACTTGTGTACGAAGATAAACTAAAAGATGTTGATGTTGACTTAGGTACCTTTGATACGCCTGAAGAATGCATTCAGAGTGTTGACCAATGGTGGGAAGATAATAACTTCAAACCTACATATATGCATATGTGGTACACTAACAATTCATTAGTGATTGATTATGGCAACCATCTAGGTTTCTATGTTATAAAAGGTATTAATGATGAGCGGTAAACGAATATTCGGTTACATGGAAGATGGCAAGTTTACTCCGCTTGACGATGGCGCATGTAAAAGTGCCAGTGTAGACACAGCAGATGGTGTAATAGACAGTATAGACCTCACACAAAATTTCTGGGAACAGGCACTACTATGTGGTGATAACGACTTGAAAACAGCCATCAAGAGTTCTAAGGCAACAAGTCAGACAGAAGCCCTAATTAGAATGATAAAGGGCGAGAATGTATTTCTATCTGGTTCAGCAGGTGCAGGTAAGACTTATGTTTTAAATCGCTTTGATAATATTATGCACCTACTATATAACTTTCAAGATAACGAGTTGGTTTTCACTGGTACGACAGGGATGGCTTCTACATTGTTACCGAACGGAAGAACAATTCACTCTTGGTGTGGGTTAGGTATTGAAACATATAAATTTCCAGAAGAATTTTTACAGTATAAAAGCCTGCAGGACCTTGTTGATGGTGATTGTGAAATTAGTGGTAATATCAATTTATACGTATTGAACAACATTAAAAAATGCAAGATTCTAGTTATAGACGAAATTTCTATGATGCCTGCATGTTTCTTTGAAACTCTTGACACAGAATTAAAATGGATACATGGTAATTCAAAACCATTCGGTGGTATTCAGTTGATAGTGTGTGGTGACTTCGCACAGTTACAGCCTGTTCCAGATGAAAAATGGGAAAGACTTGGGTATAGTTATGACTTTTGTTTCATGTCAAAGGTATGGGAAGAATGTAATTTTAGTCTGTTATTCATGGATAGAGCGAAGCGTAGTGTTGATGAGAACTTAAACCATGTCTTAAGTATTATTCGTAATGGTGAAAAAGAGAAGTTTGACGAGGTGTATCAAATTATCAACAACACAAAGAAGAAAAACACAAAAGGCTGGGCAAAACTATTCCCAGTCAATCGTCAGGTTGATTCATGGAATAAGGTGTGTCAAGAAAACAATAGAAGTTTACCACATTACTTCTTTCCAGTCGAAAATGGTGAAGAAAGAGAACTTGCACAGTTACGCAGGTCATTAGCACTCGAAAAAGGTAAAAGACAGGTATTTAAAGTCGGCGACATAGTTATGGTTACAGTAAATTTAAAGGGTAAAGATGTAATGAATGGTGACAAAGGCGAGATTATCCGAATCGATAATGATACAATCATTGTCAAACTTGACGACAATCGTTACGCTAAAATAGAACCGATGGCTATTGAAAAAAGCAGATATGACTGGACTGATGATAAAAAGGGTAAAAGAATAGTAAGAACCAAACACGTAATAGCGTCAATCGAATGCTGGCCACTTAAACTTGCCTATGCAATCTCAATTCATAAATCACAAGGTCAGACATTTTCACATATCTGCTGTAATCTAGGTAATGCATTTACAGAATCGCTTGGTTATGTTGCGTTCTCACGAGCAAAAACACTAGACGACCTTGCTGTTGAAAAAATCAATTACAAGACGCTAGAGATTAAGCCCGAAGCGATTGAGTTTAACAACACTCTATATAACACAGCAGTTGAGAATAGTAAGGGCTTCTATCAAAAGGCAAAGAAGTTTTTTACAACAGAACCTAAAAAACTAAAAAGAAAAGACTTTAAATTAAAAGACGCATTCAAAGGAGAATAACATGATTTATGTATTTATCGGAATTGCGGTTGTTATCGTAGCATTATCAATCGTTTCATACTTACTGGCTAATCAAAAAATAAAGAGACACGGCACCACCGTTTCCAAGGTGGTTTTAACGCTGATTCTCGTTTTAACGACTATTCTATCATTCTTTGCAATCAAGGCCTATTCCGAGCGCCCTATCAAGCCGGCAGAGGTCATTGAGCAAGCAAGAGAGGTTTTATCAAAAGAATACCCTGATAAAGTCTATAATGCAACAGGTGACGGTACAGAAGAGTTTACAAAACAGTCAGCCATTGATACATTGACTAAACTGTTAAATGAGATTGTAGATAAAAATAATGAAATGTCAATGAAAGATAGATATGATACGATTGTAAAAGATAATGCCAAATATAAAGAGTTGGTCTCACAAGATGTATTAGATAGATACTATCAAATAGACAATCTAAACACAGACGAAACGAGCATGAATATGTCTTTATCCCTATTATCAATTTCAGGTTCTTTAATTGATGAAAATAAAGATATTACAGTTAAGGCAGTTAATATTGAAAACGTGTATTTGTCAAAAGAAACAAATACAGTTAGAATACCTTTAGACATTTATACAAATAAATATAGTGGTTATACGATTGATATGGTATTTATTGATGGCCACTGGTATATAGATTCTTATTCACTTATGAATCAAGTGAACCTTGTATCATATCTTCAAGAAATATTTAAGAATAATGATAAGTAGCATGAAAGTGCTACTTTTCTTGTATAATAATGTAAGTAGAGGTACAGTGATGATTTTAAAAAAGATAATCTTAGACAACTTTAGAACACACGAGCACTTAGAGTTTGAGCCAGCGCAGTCTGGTATGACAGCAATCTCTGGTAATAATGGTGCAGGAAAGTCAACAATCGTAAACGGCTTCGCTTGGTCGCTATTTGGTTCTAAGTTTCAAGGCTTAAAGAATAAGCAATATATAAGATACGGTGTAGACCCAAAAGAACAGAGAGTAGGCGTTACATCATTTATTCAAGTTGGTAACAATGAATATAAGATTGATAGAACGATTACAGGTGCAAGCACAACAGCATGCCGTGTTTATATAAAAGCGAATAATGAATATCAAGAGGTAGCAGGACCAGCAACTTCACATTCAGAGAAATATATTAAAGAACTATTAGGGTTTACTGACAAAGAGTTTTACTCATCTTTTTTCATTCAACAAAAACAAGTTGATAGTATTATTTATGCTTCTGCTAAAGATAGAGGTTTGATTATTGAGCGTATGCTTGGTATTGATACGATTACAGATTCAATCACACAAGCAAAGCAAGACAGCAAGTTACTACAGCAATCTCTAAACGTTATTCAGCAAGGTTCAGTTGAAGACATTGAAAAAGCATTAAATCATCAGAAAAAAGTTGTTAAGGACATTGTGTCTGGTATCAAGAGTATAAAGGCTGAATATGATAAAATTACAAAAGGTTTAGATAATTTGACAGTAAGGTATACAGAAGAAAAAGCAAAGCAGGAGCAGAAACAAGAACTAGAAAATAAAATTGCTCTAATTAACAACGATATTAAAAACACAACAGAGCGCTTAGATAGTAACTTAGCAGAATTAGATAAGTTACCCCAACAAGTAAACTATTCAGAGCAACTATATAACCAAGTACAATCTGATATTGCAAAAACAAGTTCTGATAGAGATGATATATTACAACAATTGTCAGTATGCAAGAGTATGTATACAGAACTAGAGCAGTTGTATAAAACAAAGTTGCCAAAAGACTTAGATAAGATTGAAGAAAATCTGAAAAAAGCACAAGCAGATAACAAACAACAGTTACTTGACTGTAACACTCAACTTAGTGTACAATTAGAGCAGGAGAAATCATGCAAAGAGTTTATACAACAGTTAAAAAAGGGAATAGCAGAGTGTCCTTATTGCCATGCGAAGATAACCGATACATCGAAAGAAGAGAAGAAACACCTACAGTCATTAAAAGAGTTACAATCGAGTATCAAGAAGTCAATGGCTCTAAAAGAATCACAAGAATCAGAACAATCAAGGCTACTAAACGAGTCATTAAAACTACAAGACTTATTAAGCCTTCGAGAAAAGCAGAAGTTATCGAAGCAAGAGTTCTCGCAGTTAGGGATGAAGATTGAAAAACTTTCAAAAGATTATGAAAACATTTCAAAACTTTACAACACGATAATTAAGAAGTTACAAGACCTTGAGGTATTAAAACAGCAATCAACAACAATCGTGCGTATTAAGGCAACGATTAAAATGCTGAATGAAACTTTAACGAAAGAAAACCAAGAAAAGGCACAGTTAGAGCAACAGTTAAAAGATTTAAAGGCAATTAAGCGGACAGAGTTTATAAAACTTGAATCTTCCCTTAATACCATTCAATCACAAAAACAAAAGCATGAATTAAACGCTCTTTCAATGCGGAAAGATTTAGAAATAGAAAAAGAGAAAGGCCGTTCTTTAGATATTCAGTTGAAACAAGTCAAAGAAGCAAATGAAAGATATAACACAATTTCAAAGCAGTTGGTAGTAATCAATAGCACGATTAAAAACTTAACAGACTTTAAGAAGTTAAGAGTTGAATCTGCAATACCAGAGTTATCAGAATTAACAAGCGACTTAGTTAGAAAATTTACAGATAACGACTTTCAGGATGTAGTTATTGATAATCAATTTAATATCACAGTTGTTAAGAGCAACGGGCAAGAATTGTCGGTAAATGCATTGTCAGGTGGTGAAGAATCAGTGGTTGCTATCGCATTAAGATTAGCAATCAGTTTATTCTTAAACGGTAACAATAACGGTTTAATCGTAATGGATGAAGTTCTTGTATCGCAGTCGAGTAATAGAGAGCAGAATATTCTGGACACGATTGCAAGCCTTAATAACTCACAGATTATTTTGATTGCTCATAGTACATTAGCAAATTCATTAGCAGATAAGACATTTAGTCTGGGAGAACATGTATGAGATTATTTGAAGTAGAAAATAGTAATAAAGCAGAATGCGTCAGAATTGACTTGATAGGTATTAGAGAGAAGATTGACGATATCATCAATTCAGAAATGAAACGTCTGCAAGCAAGATTAAACAAGTATAACATTAACAAGGAAGAATTAAAAACACATATCATAGCAAATGTTACACAGGAATTGTCTGAAATGTCGGTATCAAAGATTTTTGCGTTAAGTGATGGCTGTATCAATGCACCATTTCCTGTTGATAAGGATAATAATGTCGATGTGTCGTCATTTAAGTGGTACCGCACAGATAAAATCAAAAAAGATGATATAAATAGCAAGACAGTTAAAATGATTTTAGAAATGATTAAAACGCAGACGGTAATCTGTGTAATGAGTGTGTAGGAAGGAGTATAAATATGGCAAATATTGAATTAGAACTAAAACCAACAAGAACAACAGACGCCATGAAGAAGATAGAAGTTATTAGAGAGGTTGCACAACTTACAGGAATGAGCCAGGCAGATGTCAGAGATGTGTTAAATGCATTTACTGATATTGCACAGCGAGAGATTGTTGTAAACGGTGCATGGCGTTGGCCTGGTATGCCAAATGTAACACGTAATGTCGTGAACGATTTGGTTGTTTACAATAACAAGGTTGACAAGACATTAATTTACCCTGAAATGTACCAGTTACGTTGTAAGTTGGATAAGGTAACACGAACATTGCACAGAGACATGTTGCGTGAACAGTTTAATATGAAGAACGGTACAACGAAGGAAGACTTCTGGAAACCTTATTTCTTTGCAGAGGGCGACAAGCGTAAAGAAGCCCATGAATTTGTAAGAAAAAAGCGTAAGCAAAAATAAGCCGAAAAGGGAAATTAGGAAGAATCCGTGTGACTTTTTTAGGTTAAAAACACCTAAAAACGAAGGGGATGATATACTATACCTCCCCAACCTAAATTGACGTTTAAAACCGTTCCTCCTGAACAGAGAGGTAGCAACTAATGAATACAAATTTATATTATCATGTAAGTATCGTAGTAGGTGTTCTGACTATGTTGTTCAGAGCAGTTGTGTTTAGAACAAACCATATACCAATGTGGAAGTCATTTATCCCAATCTACGGTGAATACGTCTTTGCAAGAGATGTAGCGAAGACACCAGAATATGCGAGAAAAAACTTAATCTTAACGATTGCAGTTCTTGTAGTAACATGTTGCTTCTATGCAGTGGTGGGTGTTGCATTCTTTGGGTTGATAAAGTCAGCCACATACTACTCACCACAAGCAAACGCCTATGCTGTCCAAATCTTTATAGCAGGACTCTTGTACACAATCTTTGTCGTTGTGGCACTTGTCTTTAGCCTGATATTCAACAAGAAGACTTTTCAAGCATATAACGAAATCAACAACTACGACAATATACTATCGTATATAGGAATGTTCTTCCCTATAGTAGTATTTGCAATCTATGCCACACAAGATTTAATGAAATCAAGCAACCAAGAATAAGGTTGCTTTTTTGATATAAACAGAGAAAGTAAAAAAGGAGTTTTGCTATGGGGAAACTGAAAAAATACATACTAGGAGTTTTATCTGCGTTATTTCTTGTAATGGCAATGGCTCCTATGTTACAACATTCAACAATTCAAACAACATACGCCGATGATAGTGACGAAGAAAAAGACAAAGACGAAGTTAAGAAATTTGTCAGAGATAATGGCGGTTCTGATTTAAACGAGGTGCTAGAAAAAGTAACATCAAAAGAAGTATCCTCAGAACGTGCAAAGACTTTAACGTATTATCTTGGTTATTTAATAGGGCCAGGTAATTACATCGGTGATGTATCTAACTATTCAAGCACAGTATTAGATGGTGTAAATGAGACAGTTGTACAAGACGGTAATGTTAATGGTTCTTTTAACGACCCACAGAATTTATTAAACCATAACGGTGATATTCCTACAGGTATGACAGAGATATATGATGGTATTCTTGGCACGTTCATTCAACAGGGAGTACAAGGAAATCAGTATGTAGCGGCCTATGCAGGTGAATGGCGTTTCGGTGTACCATTGAACTTACCAAATGATACAGTGCCTGTAGGCAATAATAAACTATTTAATTATACAGCACTAGAGAGATTTGGTTATGATTTACCTTTAACAACTTATTTAGGTGAATACGATAAAATTCAAGTGTCGTCAGACGCAAGATTGATGTCAAACATTGGTACAGTAGGAAAATTGAAGGTAGGTGCAGAGGCACTATGGGAAGGTTCTAAAGATGTTGTCAGTCAAGTTGTGGACTTTGCGACTGGTAAATGGGGAACACAACATAAAGGTTTCGGTGGTGCAGTTATAGGCACAATCGTAGACTCATCCGACTTAAACGTTGTTGCACAACACGCATGGACAAGACCGGCGTTTGCAAGGACAGTGTATAATGCTTATTATGCGTCAGACCAAGAGATTTTATATAGAGCAGTAAACCAGTATTATAATAGTAAAATCAATGCCTTAAAGGATGCAAACCCTGTATTAAAAGAGATTATGGATGCGTCAGCACCACCACATTTTACATACGATACAAGTATGTTTACAGAAGAGTCAAAAAAGAAGTATGACGAATATAACGCATGTATTCTTAAGTATCCAAATAATAAAGAAGAAAAGTGTGGTAAAGAACCGAAGTTGGACACCTTATCACAAGAAGAACAGTTTAAGACTTGGTTAGGTTCTGATACGGTTCAGGCACAGTTTGCAAGATATAAAGAACTAGGTTTTGATACAACGGCTGTTTTACAAGCAAAATCAAATAGTGAGATGATTTCTATCTGGAAAGACGAGTACCAATCTAAACTAAAAGATGTTCTAAAAAACAACGGTATAGATGCAACAGGTATCGTGGTAGATGAAAACGAATTAAAGTCACAAGCGTGGTATGATGCGTCACGTTCTTGGGCGCACTGGATATGCGCAGATGGCGAAGGCAACCCACCATCAAGTTACACAGACTGGAATACAGTTTACGCAGATGAAAATAATAATGGCCAAGAAAAATTAACAGGTTGCGCAGTGGTACGACCATCAGTACATGGTGCATTAAGTGGAACATCGAATGGTGTATCAACTGACACAAGATATATAAGATTTAAACAACGACCAACAGTTTACACAATGGGTATTCTTGGCACACTTGGTTCTAAGATATCAGCGTTCTTTACAAAACTAACAGTAACGTTGTTATCATATAGTTTTACAAATATCATTAGCACTTTACACTTAGACGCAATCATTCAAACAACGATAGAAACATTTAGAGATAGTGTATTCTTCCCTTTTGCTTCAATAATGATTATATTCTTTGTTGTAAATCTTCTGATACAGGCATTTATCAGTGGTACTATGCGTATTATGCAGATAGTCAAAATCATTGGTATCTATATTCTAGCAGTTGTGGCTTTATTTAGTTCTGGCACACTAATTAAGTTAGCAGAAGAAATACCGAATAAGGCAGAGTTAGCAATCTTAGGTACCTTGACATCAGAGGATACAACAGTTGACTATTGTAAAGCAAGTTCACCAAACGACTTCATGGGTACCACAACCAAGATTAGACAGACACAATGTCTAGTGTGGAACATCACAACATTCAAGCCTTGGTTATCAGCGCAATGGGGAGCAGACTATGAAGATTTGAACGAGGATAAGATGTTATATGACGAAAAGACAAAACAACTTATCGGTAGTCCTGAAGTTGTATTAGGTGCTACAAGTAAACCAAAGAACTGGGCATTGTACCAACTAGATAAGACAATCAGTGGAACATTAACAGAGAACGATATTAATACGCCTGTGAATAGCCAATCTAAGCAAATTTATAAACTAGTTGATATGCAGTTTGGGCCTAATGATGCAAATGGCAAAGATACACGTTTTGCAAGTACATGGGCAGGTGACAACAGCAATCGTAATATGATATTTGCCCTTGTCGGTGTAACAAGTGTACTTATGTTTATGATTGTTGGTGGTTTAACGATATTTAAGATAGGTGCCTCATTAGAGTTTGCTTTACGACTCATGTTACTACCATTTATCGCACTGTTTGGCTTATTTAGGCCTGTTAAATTGACAGAATATGCAGGTAAGATGGGTGTTATTTTAGTTCAGCGTTTCTTTGCAACAATTGTGCTGTCTATCACATTCTACTTGTTAAATGCATTGTCAACATCTAGTGTGAATGCAACAACAACAGCAATTTTATCCGTTGCTATCCTGTTAAGTATTAAACTATACTGGAAAGAATTAATCGGTATTCTTGCAGGCTCGTCAGACGCTGGTAAAGCGATTAGAGAAAATTTATCGTATCAAAAACTTATGCCTAAGAGTGCAAGACAGTTTATTGATATGAAGTTGAAAGATTTAAAAGAAGGCACAGCAGGTGGTGTTGCAGGCGCAATCACAATGCCTTTTATCAATCGTAGGATGCGTAAAAAACATGGCATTGAAACTGTAGGAAGCCCAGTTCTAGCCGGTTTCAGATATGGTTCAGACATTGCGTCAGATAGAGGTATTAAAGTTGAGAATCGTAAACAGGCACGAGAAGGCTTTGGTATCTTTAGACAGTACGCACGAGCATATATGGCAGGTAATAGAGCGACAGGTTTTGAAAACCCATCAAGAGATATGGTTGAAACCTATGACTTAATGCGCAGCAACCTTGAAGAAAAGAACGCTAAAGACAAAGCAACGCCAGAGGAAAAGAATGCCTTACGTATCTTAAATAGAATGAACAGTGGGCATGATATTGACAATATAGACAGATTCAACTCAACTGGTGATAAGAACCTTGATAGAGTCATTAAGGGCGCATTGATACCAAATGACAAACTAACAAAGGAGAATATTGACGATTTCACGAAAGAATTTGTATCAAGCGTTGATAGTTATAAGTCAGATGTGAAAGAAGGTTATCAAGCACCAGGCTTATCACAGAACACCTTAAATAAGATGGCAACAGTTCTGGATAAGACAAGCAATGCTACAAAGAGCATAGATGATAAGATAAATAAGGCTCGTGATGCTGTAAGTAATGCAACTACAACAGACGCAGAACGTAAACAGATGGCATACGATAGCCACCTACATAGAGAGTTTGAGAGTGCAGAGCAGAAGAACGTTGATACATTAGTAAACGGTAAACTTCATCATAAAGAAGAAGAGAGCCTCAAGGGTAGAACTCCTGAAAGTGCGGCGATTAAGGATATGCTATTCAGGCATGATGATGATGGTAAACCGTCATTAAATGTAGATTCTATGAAACGTAATGCTGATAGCGGTTCAGATGCAAATGGTCGTGGTGCTGAAATCAAGTTCAGATATACAGATGTCAAGAAACGTCAGATTATGGAAGAGTACCTTGGTGAGCATAAGGACTTAAATATCACAGAGCAGGATAAGCGTATGAATGCATTAAGACGTAAATTTAAAAAGAAGAGTGGTAAATAGCCACTCTTTTTGATATATGTATAGAAGGAAGGTGTACCCAATGGATAAGATTAAAAAATATTTATTTGCCTTAATAGCGTTAATACTGGTTGTATTTAGTTTGGCAAATAATCAAATTCAAACGAGTAGAGCAACAGACGTGACACAGACGATTGGGTGCATGATGGGAGACCCAGGCAAGATTGCGTTGAAATTGGCAAGAACAGATTATATAAATTACTTAACACAGTCAAAATCAACAACAGTAAAATCAGAAGTTCCAGAATTAAATATCTATAATGGAATCTTAAATGTTGCAGGCTACGATGTAGGTAAGGCTGATGGTACAACGCCTTTTGAGCGCTTTGGGTTTTCAGGTATTCAGTACAGTTCTTACTTAGGTGAATGGGCATATTATGATGTAGACCCTTGTGCAAATACAGAGGGAAAGATGTCTAACTACGGACAGTATTATTCAACAAGAAAGAACCCATTAGCAACATTTACAGAAACAGCAAGTACATTGGATAGACGAGCAAGAAGAAGTTATGATGTAAGACCGAATATGCTATCATTAACGCCTTTAGCAATGGCGATGACAGATACACTAATTAATGTCATATTAGGTGTAGCAAAGTTCATATTGTCATTAACATTGGCATTTATCAGTTTCTGCTTTAGTGATTTCTCATCTATTGTTGGTTTATCACCAGATAGTCAAACGACAATATTTACACAATTATATACAGGTGTGTTTATGCCTTTGATTTCACTATTCTTAATTGGTACATTCTTGTATTTAATTTACACGATGTTATGGAAAGGTGAAGTGCGTAAAGGCTTAGGAAAATTTATTCAAGTTGTTATTTGTTTTATACTTGCAGTAATATTATCAGTTAATACAGGCTTATTACAGTTACCATTGAAAGCAGTAACAACAGCACAGGCGTTGATTATGTCAGGGTTTACAAACACAATCTCTAATGAGAATGTGAGTATGTGCCCTGTTTATGAGAAGCCCGATGACAATATAAATATTTTTAGTGATGGCTACTTAGAACAACAGACCAAGTACATTAAACAGATTATCGGTTGTCGTATGTGGTCAGAATATTTATTGAAACCAACAATCAAAGGCCAATTCGGTACAGAATATGAAAATCTTGGTAAACTAACAAATGAAAATGAAGAATGGGTAGGTAAACCTGAAGTGTTTGTTGGTAAAGACAAATCTATCGAAAACTGGGGCTTATTCTATGTTTCAGTTATGTCTGGTAATCATCAACCTTTAGATAATCAAAATACCGCATCTGTATCAGGTTTAAATAAAGACTACTACAGAATCATAGACGCATTATCTAATTATGAAGAGTCTGGATTTGTGGCAGGTTCAGATATTACAGGAGGTATTGCTAATTTACCTTCAACAGTTGAAATTAACGCAAACCACTGGACATCAGGAGACCCTTATAGTCATGATATTGTAGGTCATATCAGAGGTGGTATCAAGCCTGAACAATTAGACGGTTTCTTAGACTCAACAGGTATCAAGTACGATAAGAACCGAATTAATGGTAAATTATTATTAGAGTGGCAGAATGCCTCTAAAGTAGATGTCAGAGCGATTATTGCGATTGCCATGTGGGAAAGTTCACTTGGTACAGCAGGTGTTGCAACATCGCCAGGCGCTAATATGTTTGGTTTTGGTGCTTTTGATAGTAACCCAGATAATGCTAAAAACTTCAATGATGCAAAAGCAGTTGTTGAATTAGCAAAACAAACATTGATTGCGAACAAAAATAGAACCTTCAAACGTCAAGATGATAAAGCCTTTGCCAATGCTCATGGTGGTTTAGATACGGCAACAGAAGGTGGTGTATATTTTACATCAACGAGCGGTACAGGTAAAAAGAGAGCAAACACTATGGCATTGATTGACGCATATATAGACGCCAACGGTGGTGCAGATGAGCATTTAACAGATATTGGTGATACACCATCAGACGCTAAAGCAACAGAATCTCTAGTTAGCAATATCCCGATGGTAAAAGCAACAGTACCGACAAGAGAGTGGAATTACTTTATTGGTAATGACTATGGTTTAAAATTCGGTCAAGCAACATTAACACTGTTATTTACATGTATTGGTGTTATCTTGCCTTGTATGTTCGCAATTATGGGTATTGTATATGGTTTACAATTAACACTGTATAGCGTGTTATCGCCTATATTCTTGTTATTCGGTTGTTGGGCAGGTAGAGGTACTGATATTGCAAAGCGTTATTTTGGTACAATGCTTGTAACAGGCATGAAACGTATCGGCACATCGTTACTACTAATGATTTCAATTTTGCTTGTAACAAACTCAATGTCACTTGTAAACACAGTTGGTGCAGTTCAGTCAATCGTATTCTTAATCGTAATGGTGATTGTTATTTCTAAGAAACGTTATGATATTCTTAACATGTTACAACTATCTAACTTCGGTCAGTTGCAACTAGCACAACACCTAGGTAATGCAACCAAAAAAGTATCAGGTATCGGTAAGGATACAAGTGAAGTTCTACAGAATACAGTTGTTGGTGGTGTAGCAGGCATTAGAAACGGCCTTGGTTTCAGTAATTTAGAAAATGCACAAGACACAATGCATGAGATGCTAAGAGGCGCAAGAGCAGGTGCCACATCAACAATTAAAGATAAGATGTACAGAAGCCATTTTGGTAGAATGACTAACACGTTGGCTAATGCAATGCGACACGATGAGTCCACACATCACTGTATTCAATGTGGTGTTGAGTTAAAAGATGGTACAGTTTATACAACAGAAGATGGCTTGTATTATTGTGAAGAGTGTGCGGCTGCAATGAATTTTGAAAACTTACTTGCTGTTAAGTTAGACACTCATAATGATGGTTATACATTTACACGAGGCAACGAAAAGGTAGTAGCAGTTCATAAAGACAACCACGGTAATCTAACAGAGGCAAAACTAACTCATGTAACAACAGATGAGTGGGTTAAGAACCAGAGTGCTGATAAGGCAGTTCAACAGGCGTCAGATTCAATGGCTATCATCTATGATGATACCAACAATGCACGCAACGCTTATCAAAACAACGCTGTTAAGAGTGTGTTTATACCTACACCGTTGAGAACAACTTTAATGAATAGTGATATGCGTAAATTAACGGTAGAATCGCAGAATGCCAATAAATCACAAGAGGCAATCAATGATATAGAGCATAGTATGGAAAGTGCATGGCGTGAAGTACTAAAAGACAAATTGATAGACACAAGAGATTATAAAGAAACGTATCTTGATAAAGACGGTAAAGTTAAAGACCAAGAGAAGGCAGACGAATGGGTTGCCAAGAAGATGGGAGACTTCGACAAGTCATTAGAAGATATTAAATCAACATATAAGAAAGAAACAAAAGAGGAAAAGGTAGAAGATAATGGCGATAGTGAATAATGTACAGATATATGGTTTAGAAAATAGTATTAGGGCAGCCAAGTTTCCTATGGCAACAGACTTAGAGAATTTAACAACTGAAAAGAGTAAAAGTACAGACTCTTTAGGTAAAGCAAAAATGGGTAGCGGACACGACAACTTCTTAAACGGCATCATTGTCCAATTTGACTTGACATTTAGTCTTAAAGCATGGACTGAAATGCAAAGATATCATTTCATAGATTTTATCAGTTCTCAATCGACTATGCATAGAATTACAAAGTTTGATTTAAAAGAATCTTGCAATGAATATGTTGATAAAAGAATTTTAGAGATTTTACAAGGAAAAGTCGATAAATATAACAATGGTGATAGAACGCCTGAAAAGTATTTAGAAATTTTGTATAACGTACCAACCGGTTTTAAACTAACAGCGGCCATGACAACAAACTATCGTCAGTTAAAGACTATTTATCATCAACGCAAGAATCATAGACTTCCTGAATGGAGAGAGTTCTGTAAATGGATTGAAACGTTACCAGAGCATGAATGGATAACAGAAAATAATTAAATATGTTCATTTGTAAAATTTTGTTGTATAATCATAAAAAGAAAAGGTACACAAAATATGAGATGGAAAAAGATGCAATATGAAATGCCTGTAGAAACAGAACTCGAAGAGTATGTCAGAAGAGAAGGAACACCTGAAGATTGGTCAAAAATGAAACAAATCAAAAAAGGTGAAAACTTAGAATCTTTTTTGACTGATAAAAACTGGGTAATTAGAGGACTTTTAGTAGAAAAAGGATATTTTTTAGATATACTTGTAAATGACAGTGATAGCCTTGTAAGACAACGTGTTGCAAGATATGGTACCGATAAGCATTTAGCAATGCTTATCAATGATGTAGATGAAATTGTCAGAATGCATGTGGCATGGCGTAGATATGGTTTAGAAAAATTAATTTATGACGAATCAGAAGAGGTTAGATGGGGCGTTGCTTGTGAGGGATATAGGCTAGATATTCTCGTAAACGACCCAAGTCCTCGAGTTAGAGAAAAAGTTGCACAAAAAGGATATGGTTTAGAAATTTTGGTGCACGATAAAGATTATCACGTTCGTTGTGCTGTTGCAAAACATGGCTATGGCTTAGACATTCTTGTTCATGACGATAATGAGTGGGTATTGTTTGTTGTTATTGAACAAGGGTATGGTTTCGATATTCTTATTCATAACGATAATCCTCGTATCAGAGCAGATGTTGTTGAACATTGTGAAGATAGTAAATATTTAGAGATTGCGTTGCACGATGAATCTCCAGATGTGAGAGAGGCCGTAGCGAGAAGATACTATGGGTTAGATATTCTTAAGAACGATGAAAACTCATACGTTGCTAGTGTGGCAAAAGAAATGTTGATTAAACAAATGTTATATAATTTAACAGTAAGTAAAGCAGGGAACTAAATCCTGCTTTTTTGATATATATTTTAGAGATTATATAAATAGAAAGTGGTGATGTCATGTCAAAATATCATATCAAAGCAGATGGTAGTATAGGTATTTGCCATGCAAAGTCTGGTAAGTGTCCATATACAACACATATTATGGCTGATACAATAGAACAAGCACAAATAGAAGCGGACGCTATTGCATATAAAAATCAACAAGAAGAACTAAAAAAGAAGTTCGGAGATAATGTTCCCACAATGGATGCATTACTTGATAGTGATGGTGTAAGAGAACAGGTACGCAGTAGTGGTATAGATGTTGATATAGCAAGTAGAAACATAAGAAGAAACATACTTCCTAAGTCACATTTTGATAGTCAGGAAGAATGTGATGATGCAATCGTGAAGTCACTCCCACCTGAAGAACTAGAGAGCCGAATTGAAAAAGACACTGACGAGTTGGAAACCATGTTGAAGAGTGATATACCTGAATTAAATAAATCGTTGGATATAAATAACTATAAACAAAAGGGATAGAAATATATGTCAAGAGTAAAAGCGTTGAACAGAGATGGTAAAATCACCTGGTGCACTGCAAGGACACCAGGACAAAGAAATTGTAACCATGTATTACACCAGGGTGCTAGAATGACTGATGGCGAGTTTCAGGAATGTGTTGATGAGTATAACGAACGTATGATGGCTAAACTTAACAGCAAAAACGAACAAGATAGAATTGAATGTGCAGAGCAAGGTTACGGTTTAAATATTCTTAAAAATGATGTCAGTAAGAAAGTAAGAGATGTTGCTAACCAGAAACTGAAAGAAGTACAGGCACAGAACAATAATACAGAAAACAGCACAGATACACATACATATAATGGCCCTACAGTAAGATTAGCGAACAGTATAAACGGAGAAGAAATACGTAGACACGTAGACGAAGAGGCAAGGAAGTTTGATAGAGAACTTGCAAGATTAGAAAAGGAAATTGATAACGAGGATAAACCAACGCCTGTTGTCGATGAGTACGATATATAGAATGTTGTATAATATAGAGCAGAGAGGTCATAGGATGGATAAGAAAGAACTAAAAGACATGTCTGACGCTGAATTGTTAGAAGAACTAGAACGTTTAAACAGTGTTGTTGATGATATGTTCGATGATGAAGAAGAGGATAAGTAGAATATCCTCTTCTTCAAATATTTTTTCGACTTTAAAAATGAGCCGAAAACGGAATTCAGGAAGAATCCGTGTGACTTTTTTAGGTTGAAAATAGGCGAAAAAGAAGAGGATGATGGACCATACCTAATCAACCTAAAACAGCCGTAAAAACCGTTCTCCTGAACGGCTCATGTCAACAAAAACTTGATATAGATTTCAAGAGAGGAGAACTCAAAATGGCAAAAGTAAGAGCATTGAATAGAAATGGTGAGATTACATGGTGTACGGCGAAGACGCCTGGTCATGGTAATTGTAACCATGTTTTGCATCAAACTGGCGACATGACAGAGCGTGAGTTTCAGAAACAGATTGATAAATATAATGAAACCATGACGAAGAAGATGTACAGCGATTATGAATACGAGAGAGTGGAATGTGCAGAGTCTGGTTACGGTTTAGATGTCTTAATTAATGATTGGAGCCCAGAGGTCAGAGAGGCTGTAGCACGCAATGGCTACAAGTTAGATAAATTGGTAGATGACCCAGACGAGTATGTTCGTGTAATGATTGCAATGCAAGGCAAACATTTAGACAAACTTATTAATGACCCAAGCCCGCTAGTTCGTAGAGCAGTTGCAAAGCAAGACTACGGTTTAGAAATCTTAAAAGATGACCTTAGTTCAATCGTAAGGAATTGTGCAATAAAGAGACTTGAAGAAGCAAAACATGTATTTACAACTGACGATATCGCTGATGCATTTATAAAAGACCCTGATATTAAGGCAGATATCTTGCACGGTTTAAATGCAGACGGTGGTAAACTATACTGGGCAAAGTTCTCAACAGGTGCCTTTGGTAAAAGGGCAACAAAAATTCTAAAAGGGCCACTTGAATGGGCAAACATTAAACTAAAAGACGGACAAGCAACAGCGATTCTACAGAAGATAATATGTACTCTTGAAAAAGAAGGTTACAAATGGAGAGAAGGCCCTAACGACACAACAGAGTTCACCAAGGACTAGACAGGAATAGAGTATGACAAAATATCATATTAGAACAGATGGCAGTATTGGTGTTTGTCGAGCAAAAGAAGGCAAGTGTCCATATACTACTCATATTATGGCAGACTCAATCGAACAAGCACAGATGGAGGCAGATGTACTGGCATATCAGAACATAAAAATAGAGCGTAAGCAGAATGGTGGTATGTATTTAGATGATATGCCAGACAGTGACACTGTAGATATTATAAGAGAACAGTTGAAACAAAAAATAGGAGAGCAGGGCTACGGCGCAGACTTCTTAGCGAATAATACTACGCCTGCAAGAGAGTCGGTAGCCAGACAGGGTTATAGTTTAGACGCTCTTTTAGAAGACGCCTCGGCCCGTGGCAAAAATCTTAACGAACTCGAGGATAGTAACACTAAAGAAACCGATACCAAAACAGATAAGAAAGACGACTTAGAGTCCCTTAGCACAGACGAGTTAGCCAGTTTATTGAGAGGCGAAATGAATGATTTAGACATAAGTCTAAAACAAGACATACCAGAACTAAACAAATCGCTAGACATTAATAACTATAGACCAAAGGAGTAGAAAAATGACAAAATATCATATTGATAAGGGAGGCATCCCAAGAATATGCAAAGCAGTCATCAGACCATGTCCTTATGGTGGTGACAAAGCCCACTTTACAACGATTGAAGGAGCCCAGCATGCGGCCGATAGTCTTAACACACAACTTCAAAGACTGAATGAAAACGAGCAAATTGGATTCGCAACAGTAAACAATAACGCTTATGTATATAACAGTAAAGGTGTAGAAGTTGCTTCCCAGTTGCTTGTAAAGACAAGACGTACAAAGGCAAGAATTGACGCGGCATACAATTATTACACACAGCAGTTGTTAAGAACATTAAAAGCAGAGGGCATCTATCAAGATTATGTTAAGACATCTCATGTACAAGAGTTTTTAACAACAGAACAAGAGATTGAGAATAAACACTTGGCAAAGGTTGCAGAAGATTATGCAAAACATCTAAAAGATTACACCTCTGACGATGTTACATTTACTATCGAGGAAGGCAGATTGTCACCTGAAGGCAGACTAGCGTTTGAGAAGTTGAGAGATTTATGTCAGAAGAAAGACGCTTTGGAAGCAACAGAAAAAGAAGTCAAAAAGCGTTTAATAACTTCTATGAAAGAACAAAACCTGACTGAATACACGGCAAGTGGTATGAAGTTTGTTTATGTACCAGAGCATGATAAAGAAATCATTGATACACAAGCATTGAAAGACGCTTATATTTATGATGTTTATGCTAGACAAATACAAGTAAAAGCAAGCCTAAGATTTAAATTTAATTAAAAATAGTTAGACCGTTATATTAGCGGTCTAATTTCTTGTATAATATAAGTTGCGTTATCATTGGTTATGGTACAAGTTCAAAAACAACAACTACATTTCTGTTGTATAATATTATTGTAGAGAGGACTGACATGACATGTACGAAGAGAAAAATCGTAAAATCAGAGAAAATGGTAAAGCGACCAGAGAAAGGCGTTCTCACATGGACTGTTGTGTTATCTCTGTAAAGATTCAAGAAAACAGGCTATCTAAGTCAAAGTTAGAAAAATTAAAACGTTGTTTCTTAGAAGCGAAGTGGCTGTATAATGCGGTTGTAGCAACTGAAACACTAACTCTTGAAAACACTTCTACTGTTCAAGTTAAAGTCAGAGATGGTTTTGAAACTAAAGAAATCAAAAATCTTTCTGCTCAAATGAAGCAATCGGTCGTAGATAGCGCCATGGCAAATATTTTCAACCTGTCTAAGGCTAAGAAGAGTGGCCTAAAAGTCGGCAAACTTCAATTCAAGAAGGAATGTAATGAAGTTAACCTAAAACAGTACGGGCACACTCATGCTGTTAAGGGCAAAAATAAGATTAGAATAGAGAAAATAGGTGTCTTAGTCGTAAATGGACTCGAACAAATAAACCTAGATGAAGTAGAATTTGCAAACGCTAAACTTATTCAAAAGCCATCTGGTTTCTACATCAACATCACAACCTATTCAAAGAAACAACCACAACTAGAGACTTCAAAAGAGATTATTGGTTTGGATATGGGCATAAAGGACCAATTGACGTTCTCTAATGGAGTTAAGGTAAACTTCTACTTGGAAGAAAGTGAACAACTTAAAGGATTGATGAGAAAATTATCTCGTCAAGTTAAGGGTTCTAACCAGTACAAGCAAACCTTAAATAGAATTAAGAGAATCTTTGAACATCAGGGCAACAAGAAAAATGATGTGGTAAACAAGTTGAACCATGTTCTAAGACAAAACTACATCGTCTGTTTCCAAGACGAGTTGTTGAGTCAGTGGAAACGTAAGAGGTCTAAACGTAAATTTAGTTTCGGAAGAAAAGTCCAACATGGAACCTTAGGTAGAGTTAAGGATAAACTCAAAAAGAATCCATCTAATGTAATGTTAGAGAGTTCTATTCCCACAACTCAAACATGTCCTGTGT